ATATAGCATTTTCTCCTATTAATCTTGTTGCCCAAGTCTTTTTGTTCCAATTCACATTTCTGACACTTTGCTTGTAGTTCTGTTGAACATTAAACAATTCATCAAATAGTGCAATCTTACTTGTCTTGATTCTGTTACCAATCTCTGCAAGATATGCTGGTAAATGTGTACCATATTCCTTATCAGCATAAGCTAATTCCAAGTGATTGAAGAACCTACCTGATGCAGCTTCAATGTTACTTGTTGCAAAGTTCTGTAACATGTTGGCTGTACCTGTGAGTAAGCTAAGAGCTGTAGTACTATAACTTGTCATCTTCATAAGCAAAGCTACTGCCTTATTGATATCAATCTTACTCTCACCAATAGTACCACTATCCTTCATGTATCTGCCATATACTTGCATCTCCATGAATGAATTGAGCTTATCCATAAAGAAGGAGTTACTACCTTTCTTAGTTAATAGGTTCTTCACTTCAGCCCCTAATACTTTGAATCCTTCAACTCTTCTCTTATCACCTTCAAGGTCTGCTACTTTTCTTTCAGCCAGTACAAGTCTACCTACTTCAAGTGTATCAAGTACTTCATTCATTCTATTAAAGTCATTGACCATAGAAGCATAAGCTATCATAGATGAAGTAGAATCAAGGGACAAGTCCCTCATATCCTCAAGTTGTCTTGTATAATATATAGGTAACTTATTAACTGGATTACCCTCAAAGTCCATTAGTACAGACTTGTCATCCTTATATTGTACATCAACATCATCTTCTCTTCTCACTAAGGTATCCTTCATAGTTTCCCAGAAGTATTTGGCTTTGTTACCACTTCCTAGCATCCTTTGTAAGAAGTCTCTTCTAATCTGTGGTGCCCTATTTACTTTGGTATATTCTTGTGGCAGGATATTATCTAACTTAGCCTTGAGGTTCATAATGAACTGGTAATACTCCTTTTGTGCAGAATTAAGGCTTGCAAATGCCTTGCTCTTGTATTTAGTCATGCTAGGGACAATATTGTTATGTTCATCCCTGCTACTGTTTTCTGCATACCATATAGCTATTTCCCTTGACCTTTCAAGTAAGTCCTCACCTTCTGGATTCTCTCCATACTTATTCTTAAGATAATCATTGAACTTTCTCTTTTCAGCTCTATATGTTGCCCAGTCTACAGGTTGTACAAAGTAACCTGTTGGTACACCATTGGCATCTCTTTCATACATCCAGTCAGTATTCTTGATACCAGCTTTCTCAAGTTTCATAGCAGCATACTCAATATCTTTTTGCATATTGATAGTATCCTGTCTAGCTTCAAACTTTTGCTTCTTGACTACTTGGTCATAAATTTGTAACATAGGGTCTGAACTGTCAGCCATACTGTCAAGCCATCTGTCAAAGAAAGTAATGTCTCTGTCCATTGAAGTAACAAGTTCTTCTGCTGTATAAGTCTTTTTGTACTTATCTCTAGCAATAGTGATACTTAATCCTTCACCAACAAATAGTTTGATGAAATCAGTAAACAATGTCTTACTTACATCATAGAAGTCAGCACTTAAATCCTGTATGATAACAGTATTCTGGTCAAGAAGATTCCTCAACTTATCCTTGAATCTATTATCACCTTCTGCTGATGCAGCATTCATATCCTTTCTGATTTCAAGTATGATACTACCATAAGATGACATATAGTTTCTGATGTTCCTTAATGCAGACATCTTCTCATTGAGAGGTGCATCCATATCCACTACTGTACTTAATCTGCCTTGTAGCTTCTCAAGCACACCAAGACTGGTTTGTATATACTTATATATACCTTCTAGTGCTTGATTCTCTGCAATAGATTGATTCAACTCTTCAATATAAGCCTGTTGAGCTGCATTGAAATCCTCCTTCTTACCATATATCTTCAACCTCTTAAGCTCTTGTTCTATGATTCTATTAAGTAGATTGACATCTCTGTCAACCTTAGAAGTAAGACTGTAGAACTGTCTGTTATATTGAGGACTGTTAATCCTTAGGTTGAACTTACCTGTAGTGATGTCCTGTGCAATCTGATTGGCTTCATTCTGTGCCTGTTGTACAATAGCATCAATATCAGAACCATTGAATTTTGAGAAGAAATTTTTTAGAGAGGTTAGGAACCTCTGGAACAAACTGGGACTTGGAGAGTAAATGTCATTGTTGACAAGGGCTTTAGCTACCATTTTACCTAGAGCTTCTTCAGCTAACATTCTCAAGTCTCCATTATACTTGGCTGAATAGTTATCATAGTCAGTACCTAGTACTCTTCTTAGTACTTCCTCATTAGTTAATGAGTTGATTGCTCTTGTCTTTATAGGATTCTCTCCCATAGCTTCAATAGCAAAGTGAGCAAACTCTTCAGGTAATGCTGCCTGTCCTTGTTCACCTTTAGCAAGTCTGATTACTTGCCTTAAACCAGTAGCAGTATCCATTGCTACACTTAAGTCCATAACACCATTAACACCTAATCTTTCTTCAAGACTAGTGAGTGCACCAATACCAATACCCCATGAATTAAGTAAGCCCTCAAGCTTCTTGTTCAGACTATAATTAACAGCAAGTCTTTGTGGCTCACTGTTTCTCTTTTCCCTATTAGGTTTAACAATAATAGTAGCACCACTATTCTTGCCATCATAGGCTTCCTCTACTGTAGCAAAGTACTTGTCTCTAAATGGACTGTTATTATTAAACCTTACAGCTTGTTCCTGCAATGCAGATACATGACCATAGTCTTTAGGCTGTAATACTACCTTGCCATTTTGTGTATGTCCTATCTCCCTATTAAGCATAGAAAGAGTCTCACTCTCATCTTTCAGCTTAGATATACCAATCTTGTTAAGCAAGTCATCAAATAATGGCTCACCATATTTATCCTGCCTTACACTAGGGAACTTCTTTTGAAAGTCCACACTTTTAGCTCTAGTGTACCAGAACATAGCATCTTTCCTGTTGCCAAAGAAATTCTCTAATTGAGAGTAGAGAGGGGATACTATCCCCTCAACTACCTCTGGTCTTAATTTACATTTTTTTGCCATAATATTATTATAAACAGAAACTTTCACCACTTGCAGGGTCAAAGTCATTAGGTGTTAAATTAGCAAGTTCATTTATCATATCTTCTGATACTTCATATCCAAGTACTCTAGCTACATCACTTGTAGGATGTGGAACATCTCTAATATCTCTTGTATCTTCTACTGGAGTATAATCATCATATATATCATTGAATGAAGTACTTGGTTCAGCACTTGAAACAACACTTTCCATAGCACTTGCATCCATTCCATATTGATACTCAACATACTGGTTCTTTAAACCTAAAGGCTTAATCCTGCTGTACTCTGCTGTACCAGCATCAACATTAATCAGTTGGAAATACATGTCCCTACCCTTAACATTGAAGTAAACATATTCATGATATGTGAACTCCTTGTCAGTACTTGGGTCAAATGGCTTAGCCAACTGCTTGTCATCAAATGAAGAGTACTTATCAAGTTTGATATTGAATCCTTCTGTATCAACATCAATCTGAATTGAACTCTTACTTACATCAGGTACAAGACTTCTGTTATCCATGTGATTCCTTACATACTGTCTCCAGAAGTTATTGACATCAATTGGATTGGTCATTACTTCTCTAAGACTTCTGATATAGTCTCTACTGTTTAACTTAACCTGTGTACTTGTCAGATGTCCAAAACCTGAAGGACTGAATCCAAAACCTTTGAAATAATTATATGTGAACAAGTCTTTAGCCATTTGAGAGGTTTCCTCATTCATATATAACAATGTAGTCCAGTCTCTGATATATTGTTCCTTTTGCATAGGAGTTATCTTACCTACATTTGTGAACACTATAGAGGGAACAGGCTTATATTTAGTCCTACCAATAACCTTAAGTCTATTGATGAATGATAACTTACTTAGTTCAGGATGAGCTTCTTTAAACTTAGCAAATTCCTGTGGGAATTGATTGATAAAGTAATCTCTTTTCTCTTGAGCTGTTCTTGTATCATCTGCACCAAATTGACTGTATTGACTCATATAATAAGTCAGAATGTCATTGTAGATACTATTTCTAGTCTTTTCATCAAGTCTGCCAAACTTAGTTACATCCTTAAGCATTGCAATTGCCTTGTTGTAATTGTCATTATAGTAAGGTACATAGGGCTTAAACATATCCTCTGTTCCTTCAATACCATAAGTGAACATTGCTTGAAGAATAGGAGTAGGACTATTAATGATTGCATTTTCATCCATTCCAAATCCAATGAAGTCTATGCCAGTTAAAGGATAACCTTCTTGCTGTGACTTCTCAAGTAAATCATCCACTCTTTCAATCTTAACAACATTAGCTGCAATAGATGGACCAGCTGCACCATTCTGTGTATCTGCTCTAGTTGCTTGAGTTAAGTCTCCTAGGGCAGTTGATAACTTGCTTAACTTGCTGAACATGTATCCAACCATAAGCTGATTACCAAAGAACTGTGCTTCTTCGATGTTTGATGAATTACCTGAAGGATTATTGGCTGCTGCAATATTACTTGCAAGTTCACTATCAGTAAAGTTATGAGAGTTAATCTTGTCTCTGGTATTGATATTCTCTCCACCAGCTAACTTCTTATACTTCTCAAGTACTTCATTGATAACATCAGTCATTCCTCTTCTGGTATTCTCAATCATTTCAGTTATTTCCCTTACAATAGGTTGACTGATAATCAAACCTGTTGTCATAGGAGAATGACCCATTCTTAACAGAGTAAATGCTATATCAGCAGTTACCATGTTGAAGTTCATATCACCTGCAATAGGGTCTTTAGCATTATCCACAAATGCAGCAAGGAAACCTGATACATTTCTAGTAATGAACTTACCCTCTGCATTCTTTATGTCATGGAATGAGTTATACTGGTGTCCATTGATTGTCAGTACATACTCTGGTGCTATACCCAATTGGGTACTCTGCATTAGAGCATGTGAAGCATTATGATTAGCGGCAATACCAATCAATGATGCTCCAGACATATTCCTTTGATGTAGATTAACCCATGTATCTGGTGTAAGAGGATTCAATACCTGCTTACTTTCTTTAACAATATTATCCAGTTCATCAAGGCTATAGTTAAGCAGTTTATCTACTCCACCATACTTGCTTTTAAGCTGGTCTAATGTGTTATTTTGTAAGATAGTAGCAAGTCTTGCTGTTCTCTTTTGTTCATCAAATCCACCTGGGTTAAGGAACTTACCAGTAGTATCACTGTTAGTAAGTACTGACCACATAAGGTCTATCATCTGACTGTCTCTCTGTGGCTTGTTGTTAGCCTTTGCATTGTTATAAATATCCATCTTGGAGTCACCACTTACCTTATTATAATTATACTTATAAGGTACAACCTTAGGTGTGTCATGTCTATACATTTCCTGATTCTCTTTGAACCATTCCTTATATACATCATTCTCCTCAATGTCTTCTTCAAGACCAAGCATTTGGTTAATCAAGTTAGCAGTACCAGCATTAGCTTTCTCAAAGTCTTTCCTAGCTCTTGCTCTGTCAAAGTCTTCAAGATAGAAATCATGGAACATAACATACATCTTGTCCACATCAAAGTCAGAACCTGCAATAGTTGTAATATCTTCTGGTAGGATGATTACTGAACCAACTTGTCTTGGTAAGAATCCAATTACTCTTAATGGAGCCATGGAATATTTATCCTCTGTTGGAACCCTGTAACCTATTACTTCTCTTAACTTCTCTGGTACAATGAATTTACCACTCTCATCCTTCTTGTTAATATCAAGCTCATGTGTATTTGGGTCTAGCAGCAAGTCATACAGCTTCTCTGATGGACAAGGTAGATAACATTCCATGTATTTCAATCTCTTGTTCTCTCCTTCACCCTCAAATACCATCTGTGGTTTTCTTGCTAAACCATAAGCACTTGCCTGAATAAGAGCACCACCTTTGATTTTCTGCTTAGTAATCCTGCTCTTAATGACACTGTTCAGCAATGATTGTATTCTCAAAGCCTGTGAAGGGTCATCAAGTGGTATTGTAAATTCTCCTTGTTCATTAAGTGATAGTGCTTCAAGTAGGTCTGTACCATATCTTGGATTATTTCTTACTTCACTTTGAAGAATCTTCTCAACTTCTTTTGGACTACCAAATATCTTCTGTACTTCTTCAAACTTCTCTCTGATATTGGCAACATTGACTGCATTGAAGTAATCAAACCATTGGGCTTTAGTCATTGATTTCTTACCATAAGTAAGAACTGCATCATCTGCAATATCAGCACCTATTAACCTTCTAATCTGAGTACCTACTAACTGTTCTTTGTCAATACCATGTTCAGGAGTTGCAGTCTGAATACCATAGTCATTATAGTCAAACTCATGTACATAATTAGGATTAGCCATACCTGATGCTACACCAGTACTTTGTTCAAGTACTCCCATAACTTCTTCATAGCTTTCAACACCATTTATGTCAATTACACCTTGTTTACCATCCTTGACTGTGCTCTCAAACTGTATGACATCTATCTCATACTTCTTCATGAAGTCTGACATAGCTTTCATTTTGGGAGAAGCAAGTATTTCACCAAAGATAGCCTGTGTCAAAAGAATCATCTCCGAGTTCTTATTTTGTGTAGGAACCCTTATCTGACCTTCATCAACCTGATTACTTTGGTTACTTTGAGTATATAAGTAAGGCTTTCTGGTATTCCACAGTACAGTGAAATCTCTTGCTGACCACTTATTATCCTTGAAGTTATTATATGCATCCTCTTCTTCTTGTGACCACATATCAGCCATGATTTGAGTAGCTCTAAAGCTATCAAGACTTCTATATGCTTGAGCATCAGCAACATTCACCTTTTCATACTTACCTAAGATGACAGCTCTATCATAATCAGTAAGTTCTCCTTTGGCTACCTTTGCATCAACTACTTCCTTAATGTCATCAAAAGATAAGGATTTGTGCTCATCATCCTTCAAGTATATAGTCCTTTCCTTTCTAGGTTCACCATTAGAATCTCTAGCCAGTACAGGATTACCATTCCAAGTAGCAAGTGTATTCAGTCTCTCTGATGGAGCATGAACTTGCTTGTTTCTCTTCTGAAAGTCCTCAAGGTCTTTATAATAAGCTAAGTCAGTAGTAAGCATTTGTATCATCTGACTTTGGGCATAAGTACTATTCCAATACCATTCCTTTAAGTCTGATATTACACCATCTTCACTGTATCTATTGAAGTTTACAAACTTGGCATCTTTGGCATCACTTACTCTGTCAAATACACCAATCTTTCTCCAATTCTCAATTGCAAGATTGAATCTGTCATTCATAATACCTGTTACAGTATCCTTAATGAACTGATTTACTTCTTCCAATGTAGCATTGTTCTTGATATTAGTCAGTGTTTCTTCAAAGCTTAAACCATCAAACATCATTGTATTGAGTTCAGGGAAGAACTTAAATTCAGCACCACCTTTTGACTTCTTGGTAATATCAAAGTTTCCTATCTCATCAACACCAGATTCAGCCCTTTTCTTGACTAAAGCTATTCTGTCTAGTTCCTGTTTAACAAGTGTAATCATCTTATCACTTATAACATTCTCATAGTCAGCAATATATCTCTTCTGTCTAATGAACTCTGCACTCTGGCTATCTGACAACATAGGTACTTGATACCAAGCAAAACCTGTATCTTCCTTACTAGGTTCAGCAAAATATTGGTTAAACAAAGCTAATGTAGCATCAAGTGCACTCCACCTGCTATATTCCTTTCTGTTGAACTCAAGAAGAACCATGTGGTCAAGTTTATCTCTTACCCTTTGGTCATTCCTTATATCCTCAATCCATTGATTTCTCCATACTCCATTCTTGTTGAACCAATCTACAGCACCATATTCTGCATCAATAAATTCCTCAAAACCTTCTCTCCTTAGCTTCTTAAGTAAGGTAGTCAAGTATGAAGGATTTACATGAGCATATCTGGTTTTATCACCTTGTCTTACACTACTTTCAACAGTATCTTCATCAACAAAGTTGAATACTTCTGCAATACTATTGAACTGACTACCATAGATGTTTACCAAGTCTGCTGGTTGTCCATCAGTTACCTTATCATTGCCTTTATTAAGGTCATAATATATGGTTCTTAATGCCTCAAGTACTTGTCTGATTGCTACTGGATAGGAAGTATTATCTATTGCATAATTCAGAGACTCTTGCAATGTTTGTTTTCCAATGGAAATACCTAACATATTAAGTGCTTTCATAAGGTCATCGTTGACCTTAGTGTCATTAGACAATCTAATCTCATCTTCTCTATCAACTCTTGAGAACTGGCTAAGGATATTGTTAACAATTTCAAGACCTGTTTTAGCTTTAGACAGGTGAATGTCACCATTCTTATCATATAAGCTGTCACTATCCAATATGTTACCAAATTCATAGTTGTCTCTCCATTCATCAAAGTAATGAGCTGTACCTTCTGCCTTATTGATAGACATAGTTTCAGTCTTGAATGAACCATCACCTATTGCTTTTCTTTTCTGAATCCAATAGCTTAAATAATCCTTTCTATATGCTCTGTAGAAGGCAGTGAATACTTGATTGTCAGACTCAACTTTCTGCAATATCTGTTTAGCCCAAGGTTTCCTTGATGCAAGTTTATTAAGCATAGGTATCATGTCTCTAGCATCTACCATATCCCTAAGACCTTGTATCAATTCTGAATGAACATAAGAAGGTTCAAGATACTGTTCATAGCCTAAATCATCATAGTCATAAGTACCTCTTCTGTTAAGTCTTGGTATCTGTCTTATGATATTTCTTACTCTATTACTAAGACTACTGTATGAAGCAACTTCTCTTACATTAGTCATCCATCCATCCTTATAGTTCTCTTCCTTGTTCTCTGCATTGTCATCAATAGAATTACCCTCTTCATCAACTGCATCAGTATTAGTATCTTCATCAAGATTGTAGTCATTCCTTATATCCATAACTACTCCTTCTGTAAGACTAAAATTAGCACTTGCTTCTTCTGCTAATACTTGAAAGTTATCAAGTATCTTCATGAATGACTTATACTGTCTGTCTGCCTTCATTTGAGCAGCTTTCAGCTTCTGTTCATCACTGAGTCTTGCAGCTTTTGGGTCAGCATTAATATTAGCAAGTTCTAATTCAACTCTTTCCTCTTGAGTAGCTTCTGTATATACACTGAATGTCTGTCTTACTTTCTTGAAGATGTTTGAAGGTCCTAATCTTCTTATCACTTGAGGTCTGGTGAGCTTTGTCATATCATCAATAAGCTCCCTCTGTTGTTCATAACTAGTAGCTGCCTCAATTCTTTTATTGAGGTTACTCTTCATTATTTCCAAAGCAGATGTTACCTTATTGCTGAACAATCTAGTGATTAAGTTAACTCTGTTCTTCCTTTCGATAGGAGTGAAAGTCTGACTAACCTTAGCTAAATCTTCTCTGAATGATTTGGTTGATTCATCATTGATTGATTCTTCTGATTGAGTCATAAACCTACTCATAAAAGCATCTTTATCTGATATATCTTTACCTGATTTATCTCTAAATACAAATCCCTTAGGTGCTACTATTGTAGCTTTTATTCCTAAACTTACAGCAGCTTTAATTCCTGCTTCATCTATACCAGTTTGTCCTCCACTTCTAACTTCACTAAAAGTTACTCCTTTCTTCTGAAGTTCAGATAATATATCTGTTAGTAAAGAATCATAATATTCTTGACTCTCTCTGAGAGAATAAATACCATTACCTGCAACATTAAGCTTGATATCTGTTAGTTTCCCTTTAGATTGTAATTGCTTATATATGTCATCTGCAATAGTATCTGCATTTCCAGATGCTTCATTATATGATGGAAGAGTAGTGTTTACGTACTTATTTCCAGCAGCTTTCTTAGTTAGTTTTTCCCCAGCTGTGTTAAAATTCTCTGCTAAGGCAAGTGTGATATCAGACCATTCAGCATTAGCTCTGGTTCTAGCTGGATACCCAGAATTAGGAAACTCTTGTACTTCTATATTTAATGTAGAAGAAGTTAAACCTCTCTGCTTAGCCCTGAAATCATTCAGTTCTTTAGCTGTGGGAAAAGTATCTATATCCTTGTTGTTCTTCTCCTGCCATAGTGCAATTAAAGCCTTGACAGAAGCAACAGTTTCACCTTGAAGTTTTCTAGCTAGTTCTTCTACCTCTTTGGTAGTGGGAATACATCTTATAGCCATATTATTTCTTTAATTAAAATTATGTGCAAATATAAGGGTTACTTTGTTAATATGCAAGTTATTAAGGATAAAAGTTCTATTTGGCATATCAATATACTTAAGGGTTAATAAACAAAGGGCATGATATTATACCATGCCCTTGCTTTATAGATTAATTAACAATCTCAATCAATTCAGGTGGAATTCCAACTCCTTTACCTTCTGAAATGTCTTTTAGAGTCAGTTTAACCTTTTTAGGTTTAACCTTATGCACTCTTAACTCATCAATAGTATGACTGCTCATACCACTAGTAGTTACTTCCAAAGCCATTAATTTTTCAAGAAGACTATCAGTAACACAGATATATATCTTTTCACCATTACCTTTTTCAATAATAGATATAACATTCTTGTATCTCACTTCTAACCTTTTTCTTGCTCTGTTACCTCTATTAGAGAAATCTGCTATTACCTTACTGCCTACTTTGATTTCGTCAGATTGCTCTTGTTGCTCTACTGGTTTCTCAATAGTTTTTCTTGCCACTTCTTTGGTTACTTCAATCTTTGGTTTAGGGATAGCAATATCAAACTTGTGACCATTATGAATACTACTCCAGAACATAGGTCCTTTTACAGACTTGCCCCAAGTAAAGCCACCTTCAAAGTATCCAGCATCAGCCTTCTTTTGAAATACTGCCACATTTCTGGGATTACCTTGTCTTTCTTGTTCATCAAGCATAAGCTCAACAACATGAGGTGGGTAACCCTCAATAGCTTCAATACAATCTTTTTCTGTTACCATCACTCAACAATATATTTAGTTCCACCAATCTGTAACCACTTTAATGTGTTGATATTAACAGGTCTGATGTTATCTTCACCATCAATGTCCATATCAATACAGTTGTATCTTCCATCTCTTGATTCAAATTGAATCTTGAAACCTCTCAATATCCTATCTTCACCTTCTTCATAAGGAAGAATAGGCTCCTTAATGAGCTCTGTAATCAAAGTCTTAGCCCTATCAGCTACGCTTTTCTTACTGGATTTAACCTTGTCAATATCAGTACAGAACTGATTCACCAAGTAATCAATCTCTGCCTGTAAAGCCTTCTTAGTCTTGGGTTTATCTTGCTTCTTGAAACATACTGTGAATACTTGAGGAGTGTGAATACCTTCAAAGATAGACCTAATACCTTTAGTACCATCTCTTTTATCTTCTTTGGTAACTTTGACTTCCTCAACTACTTCATCAGCACTCTCAATATAGTTGCTGACATACTCCTTTCCAAGCCTTACCATATCACCACTTTCAAGGTGTTTGGCTTGTACTACACTTCCAGTTATGGAGTTTACTACATAATGTGATGTTTCACTAAGCACATCACCTACTTTTAATTGTTTGATTTCTTTCATAATGTTATTCTATTGGTTTGAATTTATAACCATACTGTATGCCAGTCCTATCTGACTCCATTTCTGCCATATCAGGTAGAGCATACTGTTTACACCATTCTTCAGCCCTGAATACTTGCGCCCTTAAGTCAGGTAACCAGAATGAGCTACCATCAGGATTATTTTGAAGAGACCAGTAGTCAGCAACTCCGACTAAAATAGTGAAGCATATATGCAAGTCATTTACACCTCTAGGATGTAGCATTATTCCATAACAATCCCCTAGAATATAAGCTCTAGGGAAATTGCTTTGTGTATGACTTACAATATTATTATGTACTACTTCACCTTGAGGATGTCTATTCAAATCAGTTCCAATAAAATCCTCAAGATGCTTCTGTAAGTTAAAGACTTCCATTAAATGAACTCTTTAAGTTTACTCATGTAAGTCTCTGTATTCTTCACAAGCTCACTGGTTTCAGCTATCCTAGTCTCAATAGTTTTGATAGTCTCTCTATCCTTTTCAATATCTTCCAACATTTCTTTTGATAAAGACTCTACCTCATTATATGCAGAAACAAACATTGATTTTACCTTACCCAATCTGTCAGCAAATGACAGTTTAGGCTCTACTGCTTTTGTTTTCTTACTTCCAATCATGTTATTTTAAATTAAATAGTTTAATCACTACAAATATGAGGAACATAATAGTTCCTACTATACCAAGTACTGCACCTAAACTAAATAGCAACATATCCTCTTTTAATGAACTCTTCATGTAAAGGATGAGCTAATGTATAAGCATCAGGATGAGCATGTTGTTTATCATCTCTTAATACAAAGAAATGCTCCCAATCACTGATAAATGCAGTATGTACTAACTCTGAATTAGTATCCAAAGGCAATATAGTCCTAGCTTGCTGAGGTATCCAACCTAAGCCTATCATCTTATGATAAGCCACTTCACAACATTGATTAGCCCATACCCACCAGTCAATAGCATTCCAATTATAAGTCTCTCTTTCATAAAGAGTTCCCCATTTATCATCAGCTATGATGTCTCTACCTACTAAACTATCTTCCACTTGTTGAACAGTAATCCAATCAGGGAGATTAATACCTACACCTTCAAACTTCTTACCATCAGTATAGTCACAATATCTTGTGGACTGCTCAGCCATAGAGTTTACCCTATGCCTGTTATACTCTCTGGTAATAGCTATCTGAGTAGTAAAGTGTACTGTGACTCTCTTAGCATGATGCTCTGTAAGTTCACATAGATACTGTAAATCATCAAGCCAATTCTTATCATAGTTATTAGCTTGAGCTTCATCCCATGTTTCATAATCACCTTGAAGTAATACCCTGTAATTAGTAGTGATATTATAAGTAGTATATGGAATACCTCTATTACTCAAGTCACTCTTATTCTCATAAACAACTACAGCAGAATAACCATTCTTTTCATACTTATAAGTAGTTGGGAATGTATTACTCATAGTATTGTTTAGTTGCAAATAAACAGTACCATGTTCTAACACAGCACCATGACCTAACTTAATCATTCTATCTACAAAGGTTTTAGCCTTTCCTTCAATAGGGTCACTAGCATAACAGATTCTACCTGCTTTCTCAATCTGTTTATAGATACCTTCAAGACCTTCCTCTTGATTCCATATCTCAAATGATGGTTTACACAATCTCATATTATTCCTCTATTACTTCGAACTCATCCTCTACCCATTGCATATGCTTAGCTAATTCAGGGAGGGATAATTGCTTTCTAGTCTCTCTTACTAAGTCCTCTTGGGTATACCCTTTAGGCATATTGACCTTAAGACTTATACTAACAGTAAGACTAGCAAGTACTTCAACCTCTTGATTGAGCTCCTGATTCCACGGAGCATCAGGAGTATCACTTCCAACTGGGTAATCATAATTATTCATAATTCCATATAAATCCACCAGCAGTAGCTCGAACCCCTTTGCAACATCTACTAATATTAGAAGTTGGAATATTAAGTTCTTTTGAAGCTTCTGCTATACTGTTAAACACTCTTATTAACTGCCCATTCTTAGAGAATTGCATGACTCTTTTCCCCAATGAATAGGTTAAATTATAACTATTTGTACACCATTCAAGATTACTAACATTATTATTTCGTTTGTTTTCATCTATATGATTAATGTACCTCAATTCATTAGGATTAGGTATGAAGGTCTCTGCTACTAATCTGTGAATACTCTTATCTTTTGCCTTACCATTCAAGTATAAGCCCACGTGCTCATAACCAGAAGTATCAATCATAGGAGATAGAATACCTCTTTTACAAGTATTATAAGTTCCTATACTTTTGACTCTCCCAAAAGTACTAACTTCATATTTTCCCTCAAAACCATTAATAGGTTTCCATATCTCTTCCATAATATTATTGTACAATAACCTCTGGGTCATCTTTAGCCCCTGCTGGTAAATTATCCATCTTCTTTAACTTCTTTATGTCTAATTCCAAGTCATTTTCCTTGATTAGCCTTTTAGCAATAACACTTTCAAGTTTAGCTGGTATACTTATATGCCTCCCTCTGTTATTAGTATAGATAGCATGGTCCCCACTATGTCTATTATAGTGGAAACCATTAGCTCTTACTATTCTAACAAACTCTTTATGTTTATACTGCTTCATTTGCTGTATCAATTTCAACTACTTGTTCTGCCAATAATCCAGCACATGGAGGTTCTATGATTTCTTCAATCCTTGTAACCTTATATAGGTGCTGCATTCCATTAAATACTCCTTGAGCTTTAAGTATTCCCTCTGCTTGTTTAGGATTTCCAGCTTTAACAACTGCGCATCCTTTACCAACTCCATGAACAATAAACTCAAGTACCCACAACCTCATAGGTACATTGCTAACAGGACAGACTTCTCTGTCTCTATTAGGTGATGTGTCTATTGGTCCACAATATATTCCTGTCTGACTCATAATGAATTATCACATTTCTTTTGATTGTCCATCCACATTACAGTCATTACACAATAGTTAGCCATATCAAGTAATGTATCTCTAATAGATTCATCTTTAACTAAAGCTTCATCACCTTTGGACAACTTCTTGAATCTTAACCACTTATCACCTAACCTAATTCTTGCAGCAGCAAGACCTTCTTCATTACAAGAACTTTCAAAGGAATTACCATAGTCATGGTTCTTCCTTGCAAAGGTTTCAATCATGCCTTTGACTATTTCCTTAAAGTCATGTACTGGACTAGCTAATGCTACAATGTTTGCTTCCTCTGCTGCCTTTATCATTTCTTCCATTCCTCTTCCATTGTTTATATGTTTCAAACTTGACCATAAAGTCATTTTCCTCTCTCGCAAATAGCTGACCTGACTTGAAGCTCATGTACATAATACCATCAACCCACATCTTACTTGTAGGGTCTTTGATTAAGCATTTACCTTTGTATAAATACCTATTACCTTTATATACATAAGTTTGATTCTTCTCAATCCTGTCAGCTACAAACCACATAAGAATAAGCCCTACTATTAATAAGGTTATTACCATACCTGCTAATATAATCATATTAATGAATCCAATTTCTTATTCAAATTTCTAACCAGCAATCTTAATTCTTCTAAGGTTGCATCATTCTTTAGCCTATTTGCTCTATTACTAATAACCCAAACATTTCCTCTAACATATCCAAGTTCTGGTATGATTTTATCAATAGAAGGAGAATTGTCAGTTCCTGCTAGTTTGTTACCAACATGCTTAACTAATTTAATATTTAAAAGAGGACAATACTCCGGAATATTTATATCAGATAGAGTTATATCAAAAGGAACTTCTTGTCTTAGTGCCCTTTGCTTAGCACCTCTTAACAGGTACTTTTTGTAGGATTCCTCATTTGAAGTAATCCTTCTTAAATTAGCACTTTTTTCTCTCTCAATATATCCATCTTCGAACTTCCTTCTTTGTTCTCTTCTCAGTCTTCTTCTCTCCCTCTGTTCATCAGTATTATGTAATTCATGGTCACACTCCTTACAAATACTTCTTTTTCCATACATACCATTACCCTTACAATAAGATTCTAGAGGTAACTCTCTTCCACATCTTGGACATGTTTTCGTCTGATTTGGTCCTGCTACTTTTTTTATTCTCATATCTTATAAATTTTATACAAAAATATAAAATATAATTATAAATAGCAAGACCCAAATCAAAATATTATGGATTCACTAATAATTTTTTAATGCACCCAGTACTTGTTTATCTCTGCTTCAGCAGGAATAGGAAGTTTAGTACAAAATACACTTGCTGACTCTTCCATAAAGAACTTAAGTTTATCTGCTATTTCAGGCATGGTTTCAGGATACTCAATACAAGCTTCATCATGTACTAAATTGACTATCTTTACTACTCCAAACAGGTTGTTTTCAACAATCCATTTAAAGAAGTTAGTCATAGCATACTTTAATATACATATTCCTGTTCCCTGCGTCGGGGAATTGAGGCCTAATCTACCCCATTTACTAACAGCTTTGAAATGAAGAGATACTCTTCTCTTCATCCAAGTCTTATGAAATTCATCACCAAGTTCCTCCTTCTTTCTTCTATATTCATCCCAGAAGTCACTGTCAAATTTAGCACCTTCAATTAACCAATATGAATGGTCACTCCAGTACACCTTATGTCCAGTTAAAGGATTAATAAGAATATATCCATTCTTCTTTACAGACTCTAAAGCCCTCTTACCAAAGGCAGTTACCCCCGGAAAACCCTTATCATAAGCATCACCAATCTTGTCAGCTTCTTCTATTGGGATACCCAAAGAATCTGCTATTGAAGAAGAGCCACCACCAAACTGTTTAGCAAACTCTGGTGCTTTGGCTTTCTTTCTTAAATCAGGTCTTTTCTTCTTGATGTCCTTAACTTCAATACCCTTAAGTTCTTCAGGAAAACATGCCTTGGCTACTAGTGAGTGCATATCACCTGAACCATGAACAAACTCATGAATCATTGACTTCTCATTATAAATGTCAGCCCCTAATCTTGATTCAAGTGCACTATAGTCACAACTACAGAACATGTTACCTTCTTCACATATAAAACAACTTCTTGTTCTATTGTTACCCGGCAAATTCTGTATTTGAGGATATGCACACTTTAGTTTATTGTTCTTGGTATTAAGTGGCAGCTTCTTTAACTTAGCCAAGTCAGTGTTAATCTGTTGAGAACCACATGCCATTCTACCTGATGATGCTCCAAGCTGCTTGAATACAGTATGTATCCTTCCTGTCTTAGGATTAATAGCATTAAGGTATGATTGTCCATAAGTAGAACATACCTTATCAGCTTCCTTATAGTCAAAGTAGACCTTAAGGAAAGCATCATTAATGCCCTTTTGCTTGGATAATACCTTTTCAAGTGCTGAATCAGCTTCCTCTCCTGTGCTCTTACTAATGACTGTAGTGTTGAACCCCAGTGTCTTAAGAATAGGCACAACTTGTCTTGAACTATCCCAGTTAATCACACATATTGGCTCAGTATTAAAGCCTGAAAACAAGTCACCTTGCCTGTTTATCATAACATATTTACTAGGGAGTCTCTTCTTAATCTTACATTTGTAAGCCTCAAATTGTGCTCCACATTCATCTGTTATATCAAGCTCTGGTGCTCTAAGTTCATTCTTAAATGACTTTCTTTCATCTTCTATATCATCTTCCTCTTTGTCAGACAATGATATATAGGCTGTGAAATACTCCTTGCCAGTACATGAGCTAACTATGAAGTCATTAAGTGAACTAAGAAATACCTTCTGAAGCACTTCATCAAATACCATCTTCTTCTTCCACTTAGCTTCATCAAGTTTAATACCACACCATTCAAGATAGGATATAACAGGAACAAATTCACATTCAAGTCTAGCTCCATTAAGTAAGCCTTTAGCTCTAAGGACCTCAACCTGTTTGTTCATTATAGCCCCAAGATACATGACATCTCCTGCTGCATACTTGATGACAGAAGTATCAATGCCTCTCCATATAATCTCCCCTCTGACTGTCTTGTCAATATCTATTCCTAGATACCTGTAAGCAATAGCCTTTAAGGATGCTCCTGAATGGTTGTATATAAACTCTGCTACATCAGGTACATTGTTATACAGTAATGCTTTCTTTGTATCAGGGTCAAGCTTGTCATATCCTTCATAGTTATAGGCAAAGTCACAATATTGGTTTATTGTTTCATTGTCCATACCTACTAGAAAGAATGGATAACCAAGATAGATTAACTGTTCTACAATCATGGTATCATAACACTGGGTTACAATTATGCCATAATTAAATAGGAACTGTAAGTCAAACTTTAGATTCTGACCTATCATAAAGTGAGTCTCAATGTACTCCTTGTAGACCAAAGGAGAAATAGCGGTAACATCTACCACTATTTGATTCTCCCCTTCAATATCTCCAAATTGCATCATCAAAACATCATTAATATGTGCATCCCTGCCATTAGTTTCAGTATCAAACTGAAACATATTCCAAGTAGACAGCATCCTTAATGATTCCTCTACACTTATCTTGGTATAGGCATCATCAGTGAATAGTTCAGATTGACCACTTACAAAATAAATCATTTATTCAAATGTTACACTATAACCCTTCCCCATGATATGAACAATAGACTTGACAACTGCATCAGCTTCTTCAAGTCTTTCACCTTCAACTATCATTGGTCCACCTGATGGGTCTATGAATTTCCTGCCACCTGTCATGCCAGACCTTATCATTTGGTCACTAGTCTTTAACAAGTAAGTCTTTGATTCTTCTCCATTAGGTTTCTTCAATAGTTTAAGGGTATTATTCTCACCATACCTTGAGTTAAGTTTGATTAATTCTTTCATACTTCCAAATATATCCTCCACAGGTCTTATTATACCCATTTAAACAAGCTTTTAAAGCAAAGTAGCTAGCTATAGTAGAAGGTATAGAAGGAGTATTATCCCATCTTCTGATAAAATTACCATGTAAGTCATATTGGATTACTGCCTTAAGGTTCTTTCTTCTACCTTCAGCTAACTTATTAATCTCATCCTTACTAAGATTTCTTTTACCTTTCATAGATTTACTCCTTTTCTCCCTAGTTTCTTTAGACTGCTTAATGCCTAGATGGGAATTTCTCATCTTAAGCTTTGATTCTTCTGTAAATTGTTTACCTTTCATATTTCCTCCACCTTCTCCTCCTGAACTTATATTGTATAAAGGATGATTTGATTTTAGAAACTTCTTTATGAAGAACCTCTCCAAGCTACATAATACAGTATCAATTCTGCTACTACTGATACCTCTAATAGTAAACAAGATAGAATAGTTAAAGGAATCAAGACCATATTTTCTTATAGCCCTATGAAAAGGAATATTACTTCCTTTTATAGCATCAAATAAGTGTCTTTGTTTTCTTTTTCTTTCATGTAATGTTTTACCTATATAGCATCTTCCACTTGGAGATTCATAACAATATATAATTCCTGTGAACATTTTTTAATCTATTACAGAATAAGCAACTAACTCTTGGAAGTCAATCACATATTTGTACTTCTGAAAGAAGCTATTACCAATAACTCCATGCAGATTTACACCATGTTCTTCCTTAAGCATACCAAAGGTTGGGCTTAAATCCATAGACTGAAATCTATCTGAATACTCAACCCCCTTATACTTCAACATAATATTAACATAACTGACTTCTGACACAGTGCCACCAACTCCATATAATGAACCTGCTCCTTCAAGAGGTTCATGTTGAATACTATCAACAATGGAACTGTCAATAATACATTGGTCAGCACCAGTATCAAGTAAGAAATTAAGTTTCCTGTCTCCTACTTGAAAGGTAATAATTGGCAGGTCTACTAAGTCCATAGTCTCTCTGAAAGAAATCTTTCCTGCTGGGTCAATATTCTTTCTATGTCTAGCTTTATCAACAATGTATGCAATAGATGCAATTACTACAACCAGCAACAGTGTCAACAACAGTTTATAAATAAACTCCATGTTTTCAAATTCTTGTTTTTATGGTCTAATTAGTACTACCAATGCCACCTCTTGCCTTATTGCCAAGATTGTCCACCTGTACTAACTCTACCTTATTACTAAATACCCATTTAAGCTTCTGCCATGCAGTTGCAAATTGGGAAGGAACAATCTCAAATTGACAAATCCTAGTACCTTTAGGTATAGTAGTTGCTTTGATAGCAAGTAATGGTGCCTTCCATTCATCTTCATCACCATTATAGGTGTTATCAATGATGCCAATACTATTGGCAATTTGCACACCACATTTACTAGGTGTACTGCTTCTGCTATACACTTTAGCAATCATACCTTTAGGTAACTCCATTGCTACACCTAGTTTAGCTACATAGAGTTCACCTTTCTTCAAGGTTACATCTTCTGCTAATACTAGGTCAAAGCAATCAGATTTGTCTCCTTCTACTCGTATGGGCATACAGCCCAATGTTATCTCTTTAACTTTTACTTTCATTTTTATATTTCCATTTATATCCAGCATAAGAGTGTACTGGGACTCTTATACCATTTTTAACCCTATATCCATTCAAACAGTGTGATAAACTTCCCAAGTCTAAATCTAACTCCCTTGCCGCTTCTGTCTGGCTGCTCCATTCTTTTACAATAGTGCCATCTAAATTAAGTTGCACAATGGGTATGCTCCTTGAAGCAATGAATCTGTCAGTTCTACCACCGTAATCTAGATTATATATTCTATCACACCATTCTAAATTAGAAACTTTGTTATTAGTTCCATCCTCATCTATGTGATTTATCTCTGGCAGATTACTAGGATTTGGTATAAATGCCTGAGCTACAAGTCTGTGAACATTTCTTCTAATTACCTTATCCCTGACTTGCATACTGATGGATTTATATGTTCTATTTTTACCAGATAATGTAGGTTTTAAGTTCTGTATATTTCCAGTCCCATTATAATTGAGACTTCTTATATTACCTAAATTACTTACCTGATATCCATCAAATCCATCAATATCTCTCCATACTTCAATTTCAGAGTTTTTCCAAAATAGATAAGTAAAGTCATACATCTCACCATCAATAATTCTATAAAACCTTTGGTTGGTAGTAGGACAGTTTAGAGGACCTAATTTCTCATCATATCTTCCTAACTTTACTATATCAAAATTACTAATGTAAATGTGTTCACTTAACTCATCTCTTCCACTATACCATGCAACCTTTAATGATGGAAAACACTTTCTAACAAATTCTGCTAACCCATCTACCCTAACAGTATCATTATCTCCACCCATAAAAGAAACACAAGTAATGCCTTGATTCTTCTTAATGAGGTATTCCAGAACATCAAGTGTTAGGACTTTTCCAACATCCTCTGCCAAGTAAGAGCTATGACAGCCCTTACAATGACATGGACAATTAGATAAATTGATTGCAAGAGAAACCTCATCAGGAACTTCCTGAAAGACTATCTTTGTATCAACATACTTTATCATACATTATCTCCTTTAGAATAAACCCTTTGTGTTGCATCCCAATGTCTACCTTGGTCATAACCATCAATAGGTCTTAAGAATCCCACTACTCTAGTCCAAATTCTCATAGGATGTCCACACTTAGGGCAGGTATCCATAGGATATTTGGCTATAAAGTGACATTCCTCATTAGTACACTCACTGTTAGGGATATTATAGGTGAAATATGAAGTACCTTTCTTAGCAGCATAGTCCATCAAACTAAGATATTGAGCCTTACTTAGATGTTCTTCAAGATTACAGTGAAGCCCTACACCACCATCTAATAACTCTGTGAACTCTTTACCATGTAGCTTGAACCTGTCAAGTACACTAGTATTAGGGTCCCAAGCATTATAGAAATAACTGTTATAAATCTTAGTGTCTTCTGGTACCCAGTATCCATCTTCTTTATCCCAGTTATAGTTCTTGGAGCTTAAGCCTTCAGCAGGAACCAGTTCAGTATTAAACTTGAACTTCTTACTATTATGCAACTTGTTCTGTTCACTGATAGTACCTGTAATAAGTCTACAGAACTCCTTATATTCTTCATTATAACTTACCTTTATTCCAAGGTATCTTGCTGCCTCATTGATACCATTAATACCAATAGTACAGAACAAGTCTCTCATACCAATATAACCAGCAGTTGAAGCATTGAACATACCTCTTTCCTCCCATTCATATAGAATAGTCTTATAAGCTGTATGATACTTATATACTCTTTCGAGAATCTTCACAAGATATTCTGATAATTCTGGATATATCTTAGTTGACAGGTGCATACCAGCGGTAGCGTCCTCGCCATACCTTTCCCTTATGAAATCTTGTACAATCCTGTTTAAATTGAGAGTAATTACATTGCAACTACCTGTCTTGACACCAGTAAGACCATTAGTAAAACTGAATACATTCTCTTCAATCTCATTCCTTAATCTGCAACATGATGCAAGACCATTGGGGTTATCACTTATATAGACAAAGAATGAGTGCCCTTCACTATGCATTTCCGCTGTAAAGTCCTTATATTCTTCATCAAGATAATTACCTTCCTTATCAGTAAGAAGAGCCATAGTTTCAACAGGGAAAGTAAGCATAGCTTTAGTTCTTTCTCTATTAAACCACTTCATGAACTTCTTCTGTAGATAAGATACTCTCTCCCATGAAGGCTGTGTACCATCAGGGAAGTAGAAGTCCTTGAACAGTGCTTCCCAGTACTTACTGTCATAATAAGAAATGTTGGTAAATGGTGATTGCCACCCTCTGTTTTGTGCAGGTTGATTGATGTAATATACAATTGTTTGAAAGGCAGCTTCAATCTTCTGACCTATTGTTTTTCTGTCTCTTACATGGTCTGAATCTGCATATACTTGTTCCTTCAGATGATAGTCCTCACCATAATCCTTGACACAATAATAGTCAAAGTAATTGAAGAACTCACCAAAAGCTACTGCACCCTTACATTGTGCTGATAAAAGGAAAACAAGATTGTTGAACTGACCACAGAAACTTGACAGATGATTAGCTATCTTGGGAGTTACTCCATCCATATCCTTGATACCATTACTTACTAATGGATATAATGAAACAGCCTCACAGTAATTCTTAGGTACAGCTGAACTGGCTTCATCATGAATATAAATGATATGATGCTCTATATCCTTCTCATATTGTTTGGCTACTTCCGGGAACATAATATTGAGTTTCTCCTTCATTCTGGCTCTCTGTATGATTCTATTCTTAACCTTAGGTACTTCAGATTCAAGAGTTACTACATTCTTCATGGATATATTGGCATTGGCATCTGTCTCTGATGATGATGCTGCATTTTCAGTAGACTTGCTGTATTTCTCCATATAATCCAACCTGTCTTTAATCTCTCTTGCTTCCTTGTGTCTTTCCCTATAGATGATATAAGATTTAGCTGCCTCAAAATGATTGTCATTCATAAGAATCTGCTCAATCTTATCCTGTATCTCTTCAACATTGATATTATCTTTGTCTGTAAGACCCAAGATGTTAGGTATCATCAGGTTAAGATATTCAGGCATTAATTGCCCAACAGAGTTGAATCCCTTAGTTACTGCAATGAGTATCTTGTCAAGGTTAAACTCTTCAATTGTTCCATCTCTTTTTGTTACTAACATGTCTCTAGTTTAATTTTCATTATACAACCATTTGCAAGTGCTTCCTTACTGTACCTAGTGGAATTGTTCTGATAATATACCAAGTCTGTGAGTATCTTTCTCCAATCCCTTAGAACATTACCATTTTCATCCTTGAGGTCAACTTCACCAAAGTTTCCATCAAATTCCCATATCAATGGAGCCACAGTCCTTCTATTGATGACTATGAATTGATAGTAGGTTATCTTGAAGTCCTTGAAGTATTCATCCTGTGCTATACACTGTGCTAATATATAACTATATAACTTAGCCTGTATGTCATATCTCCATTGACTGAATGAACCATTAAACTCCTCTTCAGGATGTCCTGTAGTCTTTAGGTCTATAGGGTATATAACCTTATTCCTATGGTCTACAATGAGTTCATCAAACATACATCTTACAGGTATGCCATTATAAGTAGCCTTAAACTTCAACTGAAAGACTTTCTCAATATCTTTTACAAAGGGATTCATGGTAAAGAATGAACTTGTGGCAACATTGTTCCTTAATTCTTCAACACACCTGATAATATCTTGATAGTCATCAGTTGAGAGTACAGTCTTACCTTCTGCCAATGTAAGTAAGTTGTAATACTCATTACAGCTTTCCTTGACATTCTTGACCCTGTATGCTGCATACTTTGGATTAGCATAGTAATTATTAGCCAGAGCCACCATGTCTATATCTGAATCAGGTATTGTATCTACCTTCCTATGTGTCTCTTTAAACTTCCTATGCAGTTCCTTTGTAATAGCAATAAGACTATCAGACAAGCTTGGAAACTCACATACTACATAATTCTCATAGAAGGCATCTTCACCATCAGTTAACATGGTGTCAACTGCTGACCCAAACTGCAATGATGGAGTATCTATCTTATCATAAAGACTTGATAACTTTCTAAAACCCTCTCTTTCAAATCTGCTTAATGTAGAGTAACTTATTGCGGGGTCAGCTCTATATTCAGGTTCTGAAACATTCCATGCTATTTCTTTAATACTCTTCATATTCTTCCTCACTTGGCAGTTGTAGTTGTTCAACATAAACATCAACTTCTGCCTTTAATCTCTTCAACTCCCACAGGTCAACCTTAAGGTATTCTTCCTTTGGATTATCCCCTCTGACATTCTTGTTTACTCTAAAGATTGCAGAGTCTACTAGTTCTTGCAAAGACTCAAATTGTCTTTCATTAATAAATCTCTCACCTAAAGGTATGTCACTCTTTGGTAATTGATTTATTAACTTTCTCATTCTCTCTACTGCTGCCATAACTTTTAATTACTTTAATTGCTTCCAACAACTGCCTTTTACCAAATATTTCAAATATGAGATACTTGTCATGGTCAGGAAAGCTTTCAATAAGCTGTCTGAACATCTTGAATTTAACAGGAAAGACATCATTGACTTGTCCTTTAGCTTCAATAAATACCTTCATACCTTCATATTCAAGGTAAAAGTCTGGAGTGTAAGTAATATCACGTAACTTAGTAAGGTCTAGCTTTAGTAGTTCTTTCTTAGACTTTGTATAAAAAGGTACAGTAGGTTTACCTCCACTCCATAACACATACTTATGTGACTCATATTGTGGTTCAAGTCCATTATCAACTAAGGTCCTATAAACCATAGCCTCAATCTTGGACTTGAACTCAATATTAGCATATTGCGTTGGAGTAGCATTTTTAATCCTTCTGTTTTCCACTCTTTTTAGGTCTGGCAAATAATTCTTTCATTGGAGTTTTCAGAATATGCTTAGCTGCCATGACATCATCCAATGTTCTGAAGGCAGCAAAGTTTCTGAAGTTCTTGATGAGATGTCTATTACTTTCGGGCATCTTGTGAATTTCGCCTGTTACAAGGCTGATACACCAGATTTCCTTACTTCTTTCAATATGGTCAGGATACTTCTGGTCAAGTACAATTGCAACCTCTCTCAACAGAATTTGGAATACTGCTGTAGGATAAATCTTATACAGGTTATCCAGATACTTCAACAGATTTTCATATTTCCAGCCAATTCTGTCAGCAAGATGCTTAACATAGAAGTCAATATCAAGATGAGTACCATCTTCTTTAACTGCTATAAGTACACCATCTTTGACTGCTTTCTCTAAGACTTCTTCTGTGGCAATCATAATTTCATGACTTCTTTCTCCTGTTTCAGAATTAAGCAGTGTACATACAAGAACTGCACCTACCTTAATCTCATTGCCACGTTTGTCTAAATACTTTTTCATGTTACTTTTATTTATAAATTAATGCTCTTGATACCACTTGATAGTAGTACCATACTTACTTTTTAATTCCCTGTTAATATCAGTAAACAGTTCAGGGTTCATCTTAGTTTCTGTCCTTGCATTATATGCAGGATGAGGTACTTTAATCACTGTTCCTGTTTTAATATAAGGCTGAAATGTACCAGCCTGACTTCCAAATAATACATATATCAGACCGGGATTAGTTTCTGATATGTTCTTCAACAAACTGCTGATAAATGGTCTCCATAACATAGTATGACTACCAACCTTATTCATCTCTACAGTCAATGCTGAATTAATCATCAATATCCCTTGTCTTGCCCAACTTTCTAAGGTCTGGTCAAAGATAATGCTATTATGTGGAACCTCAAAGTTAACTGCTGCTTCTTTAACAACTTTTAAAGAAGGAGACAACTCATCCTCTGGTACATCAGCTTTGTTACCAAATAGTATTCCTGTAGCCACATCTCTTTGTGGATATGGGTCTTGTCCTATAAATACTACTTTCAACTCATTATAAGGACATAAATCAAAGGCTCTGAATACATTTTCAGCTGCTGGACAGACTTTCTTTGAGCCATAAAGCCTGTTCATTGCATCAATAACTATATTCAGTTCCTTTTGATTTATAACTCTTATCCAATCACCAAAGTATTCCTCTAGGCTCATATCTTCATGTATTCTCTCATAAGTCCAATGTTATCCTTTAGGAAACTATTGACTTCTTCATCATTGAAGTGAGATAAATCAGGCATATCAGGTTTATGAATGAACCTATCACTTACATCAGCTATGATGATTTCAGGCATCTTCTTTGTATATACTCTATTTCTATTTTCATCAGAAAAATTGAACTTATTATGTACCATAGAAGTAGAAGTATTAAGAGATGCTCCTTCTGCTATCACAGTAGGAATAAGCTTCTTAAGGATATTCTTCTCAACTGGTCCATCACCTGTAAACACCTTAGGACTGATATACATTATTGGCTTTAGAAGTTCAATGAATGGATTAGTCAAGTTGTACTTGACTACATTCAACATCAATAACTCCATTCTGCTGTTAAATATGACACCAGCACCACCATAATACACAAGACCTGTATTAGTTGTTACCTTACTCAACTTGTAATGAGTAGAAGTTTCAAGCATGGTTCTTATCATAGAATCTGATGTTCTCTTGGTCTCTTCTTTGCCAACAGAGAGAGAAGTAATATAACATTCAATTATGTTATCCTTATACTCCTCAATGTTCCCAAAGTTCTTGTTATCAATAAGGATTGATTGAACTTCTCTCCTACAGAATATAGGAACCTCAACTTCAGGACCTCTTAGGTCTATTTCAAAGAACCTTTGAAACACATTGTTACTATTGAAGTTAACCAAATTAGTATCAATGTTCCTTGTGAATGAGTTACTTCTTGGAAAGTCAAGACTTCCTAATACTGTTCTTCCATATATTCCTGCCATTACATTTCAACTTTAAAATACATTGTATCAGCTGCAAAGGAAGTATAGAATGGTACATCTCTTGGCATAATAGGATTACACTCATTTGCAACAAAGTTTACAAAGATGTTGACCATAAGTGATGCAATCATGTTAGCCATGAATGTAGTCTGTTTATAACTACATACAGTAGCATCAGCAATTTCATCACTAAATAACCAGTCTCTTTGATATTGTTCTATTGCCCTTGTGTCATTACCTTGAATAGCCAGAACTTGTAGCTCTTCTGCTGCAAGTCTACCATCAATAAGCAAGCATTTACCTCTCTCTTCTTCTGGTTTAGACATTACATGAGCATACCATTTTTTGAATACAAGCTTCCTTGCAGCCATGTTATCAAATCCACAAATCATGATGTCCTCAACAGCACTGTTCTCATTATACAGTCCATTCATAGCAACAGTACTATGATAGTCAGCATAATTAGCTACCATATCTGCAAGAGCATCAACTTTTGGATGACTAATATCACTTCTGCCATACAACTGACCTGACATATTGACAGCTTCAACAATATCATTGTCAAATATGACAAGTCTTGCTGGTTTCATCCTTGCAAGAAGGAATCCAATATAACTACCAATACCTCCAACACCAGCTAAGATAATGTTCTTAGTCTGTAGTTGTTCATACCATATTGCACCACTGAACCTTGTAGTGGTTTCATCAACTGCCAAAGACCCTGAGTTAAGAGGAATCTCAATATGATTAGCTAATGCAAAGGCTCTACCTTTAGCATCTGCTTCATCAAATCTTCCAGCCCAGTAGTTATTAACCCAAAACTCTTTCATGTTGTTACCTGCACCAGCGTTGTTCTCTTTAAGAACAATTCTCCATACACCATTATTAGGTGCACTTGCATCACTTCTTTCACGACGATGGAGTGCTCTGTTTGCTTTTTGGATTATGTACCAAGTACCTGCTTCAATTCTCTTGATATATGTTTCAAGTTCTGTAGGTCTACCTTGTGGACTATAGCCACAACATACATAATCATTCTCATAACCTACAGGTGGTTCTGGCTCTGGTGGAACTGACAAAGGTTGTTCAGGCACAGCTACAGGTACAGGCTCAAGTTCAATTTCTCCATTAGCAGTCACTTCTTCCATAGCTGCTTGAAGTTGTTGCATTAACTCTATTGATTCAGGAGTTAATTCCATTTCAATATTAGTAGGAACACTAAGACTCTGTGCTATGGAAGACTCTGTGGATACTACTCCTTCAGTAATTTCACGAGTTATCGTTCTTCTTAGCTGTTCAACAGCAGCATCTCTTACTTCTTCATTCATGTTTAAATCTCCTATAAGATATAATCATCCAAACAACTAATATAAGACTTCATCCATACATTTGATGGAAGTTCTTCAAGTGCAAGTCTTACTTCATAAGCAAGTATTGCAATCATCTCTGTGTCATCAAGTATATCAACCAATGTATCATCAGTTGTATAATTGACTAAGAAATCAATGAAACCAACAGCAAAGTTTTCAAACTCCTTAACAGAATCAAATCTGTCTGAATACACCTTATCCATTGAGTTCATCCACTTGTTGATGTCCACCTTGCTTTCAACTGGAAGAATAATACTACCAGTGATAATTTGTCTTACAAGCCAGTCAACAACCTTAGCATTTGCTCTTACTGTACCATAAGGGATAGCATAATCATCATCAGGTTTTTCAAATGGAAGGTCTTTTTGAGTTGGTGCAGTATATGATGAACCCTGTGCAGGAAAGGAAGACTTATGTTCTTCAAACTCCTTCTTTGGCTGTCCATATTGACCTATGGGTACATAGTTACCACCTGCTGGTTTACCAGTGGCAGCACCTACCTGTAAGCCGGGGTATCTACTTTGATAACCAGTGGTTCCATAGTTATTCCCATAACCATTGTAACCACCATAAGTAGCACCGGGTTTATATGCTTTCTTAGCTTTCTCTGCATCAATTTCTTTCATGCGAGCAAGCATTTCCTTCTCAACTTCATCAACAGGAACAGTCTCTTTCTGAATCTCAAGAGGGAACCATTCAAGATATTCTTCTTCAGCTTCAAATTCATCAGTACCTGTGACTTCTCCTTCCTTCCAAGTAGGATAAGTGAACTCTTCTTTCACCTGTTGTTTGGCTTTATATCTCCTTGTAACTGCTGCACTATAAGTACCAGCATTGTTTACAATCAAAGACACAAAGTGTGCCATATCTTCACCCTCTTGACTTAATGTTCCTGTATCAGTTCCACTAAAGAAAGTAGCCATATTGTTATGACTATGAATAAGACCTTGAAACACATCTTCACTAAGCAATTCAGGATGGTCAATCATATAACTTACTATGTCAGGAGACACATTAAATTCTGTATAACCACCAGTTCCTTTATCCATCTGAAAGATGTCCACACACTTGATAGTCAAAGGATTGTCTTTATCATTAAAAGCACCTTCAACTTGATAGAACAGTACTCCTGACCATTCTACTTGGCTAATGTGAGTACACAATAACCTGATTTTCTTTTCTACCTCTACAGGTATGATTATTTTATAGGGTAAATCTGGTTTTCTTTTTATCAATTCCAGACTTGGCTTTTTTGCTGTTTCCATATTCATAATTTAATAATTCTAATATTGCACAAACATACTCTCTTACTATATCTGTATTGAGTATTGTAGATACATTCCTTGCACCATTTGCTAATCCATTGATTACAAGATTAACATCCTTGCCTTTAAAGGTTAATACCTTCCTTCCTACATATTGACTGTAGTCCCTACTTGCATTTGAATTAGGGTCAAATATAGCACCATTAGCTATAATAGCCTGTTTAAGTACACCATCACCTTGAAGGTCATATAAAGCTGGCATATTTGGTGCTTTTCTATACTCATCATTATACCAGTCAATGAAAGCATTACTTATGGTCAACACAGTATCAGTGAATGTATGAGCCAATCCATAGGAACCTTTTCTATAGTTGAACTTGAGTATGTTGTTGGTAAACAGGTAATCAAGGAACTTACTTGATAATTCCTTTGTGAAATATTCATTCGAGATGTAATTATTCTGTTCTATAGGAAAGTTATCCCTCTTATTGCTGCCATTAGCACCAATATTCTCCATTCTTCTATAAGGACCACCACTAAGTGATTCTGTACCCATATACCTTTCAAGTTCAAGACAGAATAACTGCCATATAGGTTCATCAAATCCTACTGTAAGACTACTCATAGTATTATTGATAGGACCACTACCAGTACACACACTTCTGAACTTAAAGTCAAAGTCAATACCACTTACATGACTCATTTTGTTATCTCTTAGGCTCTTTATCCTAAGAATCTTACTCTTCAGTTTTAAGTATTTTAATAAAGTTATTGTATCTCTCATGTATTTATCTTATATTTGCAGTCTAAATGCAAATATTATGAGTAAATATTTAAGAAATAAAAATTACTTTGATGTAATTGATACATATGCAAAAGCATATATTGTTGGATTTATTGCAGCTGATGGCTCTATAGTTAAATCATCAAGAGGCAATTCATATTACCTTACTATAACTATCAGATATGAAGATAAAGATATATTAAACTTTATCAAACAGGAACTAGGTTCCTCACATAAACTAACAGAAATAAACAAGATAGGAGGTTTTGGCAAACCAATACATCATATTAGGTTAAGCATAGGTAGTACTAACTTAATAAGAGGATTAAACCAAGTAGGTCTATACTCTAATAAGAGTCTAACCATGGGTAATATAATAGAAAATATCCCTCAACAATATAGAGGAGCTTTCATCATAGGTTATATAGATGGTGATGGTTCTATAACCAGAGTATCTAATTCTCCAAATAATAAAAGCCTCAATATACAAATAAGAGGGACAAGAGAATTTCTAAAAGGGATTACCTCAACCTTAGAAATGCCTGATACATATATATCACAATATGACTCCATTCCTCAATTATCAATTACACACAAAAAATACCAAAGGACTCTATTTTCATATTATGAAAATCTTCCTTTCTACTACACTAGAAAATATAATAAATTTCTAGGATACTTATAAGTAAGTTCAGACTATATCATCACCTATAAATTATAGGGCTGGGCACTCGTGTCTCTATTATATTCTGCAATTAGCAGTTTCAAGAGTTAGTCGTTGAACCTTCAAAGAGCTTTTAAACTCTAAGCTTGGCTGCTGATTGTCCTGTACAAGGAGTTTCCAGCAATTCACCCAGTTTTTTATGCACTGTCTTTTAATGCATATAATCAGACTGCATATGTACAACATCATACTCTGATCTGTTCATTTTGAACCAGCCTTTGCCTTTACCTTCCCATGTTACAGGAACCTTTGCCCACAGATTATCAACTTCTACAGTTCTATCATATTCATTCCTGATAGTTACATGAGGAAAATGTACTATAATAGGTATGTCTATGAACCATCTATTCCCTATGAACTCTTTTATATAGTTAACATACCTGTCAAATATACTTTCATTAGTAACTAAGGACATACTTCCTGCTGCTACTCTGAAATTATTTAATAGGTTAGAATCAGCATGTCCTCTATAATATTGAGTGTTAGCAAAGTCACTTGTATTACCAACTATCTCATACAAGTTGTTAGTTTCAAGTAAGTTAATAAAGTCTTCCAAGCTAATAGGCTGTAAATCCACTCTTTCCTCACCATAGAAGTCATTGAATATATCTGTGACTGCTCTTGGAAGTTCAAGCAACTCTCGATAAAGAGCTTCTATCTTTTGTTTCAATTCTTCATTCATAACAATTTAGTTACAAGAAAAAAAGAAGGAGAAAGTCATTGGACTCTCCCCTTCATCTCATTCAGCCTTATTTTGCAAAGGCAAACATTTCATCAATATCTCTCTTGGACATCTTTTCAGATGCAGGAGCTTCTGATGCACCACCATTCAGAAGACCCATAACTTTGTCATAAGTATCTTCTTCAATGGTATCATTACCATACAAGTCTTCAACAAGAGCTTTCAAAGCTTCTTCACAGTTGCCTGATGCTGGTGCTGCCGGAGCCACAGGAGCTGTTTCCTCTTTCTTAGCTTCTGCAACATGTTTCTTTGCAGCTTTCTTTGCTACAGGAGCAGGAGCCGGAGCTTCAACTTTTGCTTCTTTTTTACCCTGTGATTCAATTAAGTCAATCAAGTCTTGAGTCTTACACATGGTGAAGTTCTTACCAAACTTTACTACACAAGCAGCTTGCAAGCCATTAGCCTTGATTGCATCATAGGCTTCACTTCTTGTCATAGCACCTGACTTGATTTTCTTTTCAGGAGCAGTCAACAGGAATGTCAAATCATTGACAATCTGACCTTTGTAAGGGATATTGGTAGGCAGTGGAGCTGCATCATCTTTCAATTCAGCTCTCATGTGACCTTCAAAGAAAGTCATACCTTCATAGTTGATACCAAGTTCTCTCATTTCAGCCTTTAATTCACCAAGGTTTGTAGCACTGGATGCCTGAATAACTGATTGTTTCTGAGTCTTGTTATTGATAATTGTTACTTTACGAGTTTCCATAATGTTTTCTGTTTTAAAATGTTACTTGAATAGACCTAAAATTATTTCTTTGAACAACTCTTTGTTCTGGAGCTGCTTGTAGAGGTCTGCTACATCTTTTGCCCCATTTATATTAGGTAAGATTAAGTTAGTGAATCCAGTAGACTCTGATAGTTTCTCTCCATCTTTGAGACCAGCTTCATCATTATCCAGTAGTATATAGACCTCTCTATATCTCCTTCTTAATTCACTAACTGCTGTTTCACTCATGCCATAGCCCTCACCTTGTATAGCTATAGCTGGAATGCCTGTATTAGCCCACAGGCAGAGGGCATCCTTCATACTTGAACAAATACAGATTCTTGCACCAAACTCTGGTACTTTAGTCCATAAACTTATAACAGACCTGTCATGTCTGTTACTCCATTTATATCCCTTAGTATTGAATGGTTGGTATATCTTAAGTGTGATATTGCCTTCTTTTCTTTCAACATAGGCATAGGCATATTTGTCTGCTCCGAACACATACTCTTGACCATTCTTTATCACTATCTTATGACTTATAGGATATATATCAGCATAATCTAGCCATTCTAAGGTTATCCCAAAGGATTCCCAGAACTCTATGTCATGCTTAGCCCAAGGTCTTACCTTGCACTTCAAGTCTATTGACTTTGGTTGTTTATGAAGTACCTTATCTGAATACTCTGTAGTTTTAACATTGAACACTGGATTGGTACTGGAGAAATTAGGTAAGTCCTCCCATACTCTGGTTAATACCTGTATGTAACTCACCCCCCAATATAAGCCAAGTAGGTCCCATAGACCCCCTCTATCTCTTGTTGCATAGTCTACAAAGTGAACTCTTTTTCCATCAGATGAATATAGACCAAAAGAAGGTTTTCTATCTTGCCTTAATGGAGAGTTTATTATCACAGGTAGTTCACTAACACCAAAATAGTGATTGAGTACATCAAATTCACTTACTTTATTGAGCAATTCTTCCAAGGTTACACTTGCACTTGTTCTTCCAATCATAGCTTGTATCTCCAAATAAATCCGTATGCAGTTTTAGTTCTACCCTTACAACAAGTTGTAATATTAGAGTGATTAAACCCTAATACATCTTCTACTTCTTTTGCAGAAGACCACTCATTGACAAGTATATTATCCAAATCATATTGCAGAATGGGTCTAACAATTCTTATTGAATCACATACATTTTTCAATTTAATCCTTGTTATAGGATTATTTTGATTCTGTGTATGTGTAACCCATCTCAAATTATTAGAATTATTATTTTCCACAATAGTATCTATATGGTCAACCTCTGTATAACCATTAGGATTTGATATAAAGTTAACAGCAACAAGCTTATGGACTTTCAATACCTTACTAATAGGATTATTATGTAGATGTACTTGTAAATATCCACTTTTATCTCTCCCATATTTCAGTATTCTTCCTGTCTTATTTCTTTTAACTCTTCCAAAATTACTTACAGAGTAGTTAGGGAACTGCTCTATGATTTTCCAAACTTCATCCATACCAGTTCAGTGTTCAATGTTGTTTTACTTATTCCAAGCAGCCCAAGGTGCATTAGCAGGAGCTGATTTAGCACCAAGAGGGTCATTTGCAGGTGATGAAAAGTCTGTACTTTCAACTGTGTATTCCTTGATTGGTTCAGCAAGGAATTCTACAGAAGGATATGCACCAGCATTCTTTCTTGCCTGCAAATCTTCATCAAGTTTTGAGTAATCATTGACCATGTTCTTCAAGAACTTCTTAGTATAAACTGCTTGATACTGATTATTATCATCAGTAGTTCTTACACCAAACATAACCTTTACTCTGTTGTTTGGTTGTAGACCAATTACACTCTTAAGTTCACTGACATCACCTCTGAAATAAGACTCAATTTTGTCAAGTTTTGCTTCTGCATCAGCCAGATTCTTGATAAAGACTACTTCATTTCCTTTCCTATATGACTTACTAGGAATGTTAAGGAATGCTTTAATGAAGGCAGTCAGGTCAGCTTCACCAATATAAGTTGGTCTCATACCTGATGTATCATACCATTTCATGTTATCAGGAATTGGTTCTGTACCTTCAACACATGCAATAGGCAAATAGGTTGATTCACCATATTTATTGATTACTTCTACCTTGCTTCTATCCCTGTTGAAGTTCATTGCTTTGCTTAGGAAGAATGTAATCCTATCAGTCAATTCAACTCCACATTTTTCAGCATCAGTCTTAACAATAAAGTCAATCCTGATTTGAGGTACTTTAACTCTGTCTCCTTCAGGACCTACTTCACCTTCACCTATATAGACAGGAGCATCATCAAGTGTTCTATTGAACAGTTTTTCATACTCTGCCTTGTTAGGATTGACACCAACAATGAATACCGGTGCTACACCAATATATAGTTTCTTTACTCTGTCTTTGCTTTCTGAACCAGAAGCAAATGCCATCATGGCTACACTTTTATTCTTCATTTCTTATTATGATTTAAATGATTTTACAAATAAGGAATAGGCTCATCACCTACAGGTGCAAGAGGAGACTCTACAGTAGGGTCAATAGTACCTGCTTCTTCAGCAGGTACTTCAACTTCTTCTACTACAGCGCCTTCATCAACAGTACCTTCAGGTGCAGCTTCTGTTGCTTCTGCCACAGCCATTGCTCCATTCAGAATTTCTTCTGATGTGAAGCCACCTGACATCTTGATGATAGGAGCTTCAAAGCTGTCAATTACCACGTTTACTGTATCAAGTTCTGCTTGAAGCTCGGCTATCTTGGTCTCAAGTTTAGCTTTCTTTCTCCTTTGCATACTAACATTCTGAGCAGTTCTTTTAACTGCTGCAAGTTCGAATTTACTAAGTTCTTTCATAATGTTTAAAATATTTGCAACAACCTTCTGCTACCTTGAGGTTCAAGCATATTTTGTGCTGCATATAATTTGTTTATCGAAAATTCTTTCTCTGCCATCTCTAATGCATCAAGATACAAGTTAAGTAAGAATCCCATTCGAGTTGCTGTCATGACTAACAACTTAGTTGAATCTGGATTCTTACCATTATGCAAGCACCAGTTGGCTATGAATGATTGTGCCAGTACAACATTAATTGAAGCACCCTGTGAATTTACTCTTATGGATTCTTGTAAAACTTCTTCTCGTGTCATTATATCTTATAATATTTTCTGACAGCATCATCTACAAGTTTCAAACTGTTAGGTATTTCAAACTTGTCAAACATACCAAGAGGAGTCTTTGCACTTGAGTGATTAGCTTTAGTCTGAAACCAATACTTGTTGTCACCATTATCACCAAATTCAACCCTAGTCATTATGACTATAGGATAGAATCCTTCAGGTGGAGTCTTGGTCAGTTTCTTACCAATTACAGAGAACACAATCTTCTCTGTTCCATCAGGTTGAGTCTGCAACATAGTATGACCCATGATATATACTATCTGGTCTTCCCTAAGCAATGTATTACAGAGCATATTCAGCTCAATAACATCATTTGCAGCATCTCTCCATTGGTCAAAGGTCATCTTCTTCCTGTCATTGAACTCCTTCATTGCAAGATAGATATTGATAGTATCAATACTGACAGACTTAATGTGTTGCTGCTCTGCAATCCACTTAAGTATCTCTCTTATCTCTGCAAATGAAGTAGGTTCAGCATAATTACCCTTCTCCAATTCCCACATACCTGCTGGTATTGGTAAATCCTTCCTGTCAAGATTCATAATGAAATGACTCTTTGGGTCCATACCTTGATAGTCCTCAAGGTTAAAGCTTCCATCAGGATTAATTACAGTTGAAGTGGTTTTACCATCACCACTTTGTCCTAAAATTGCTACTATTTTTGCCATTCTTAAATTATTTACCTGCAAAGGTAAGGAATTTCTTCCACCTGTGCAAACTTACTTTCACTTTTCTAATTCCTCGCTGTCTACCAAAGGCTAACATTGCTACACTTGGCTTTCTCCTGACTACAGTGTCAATATACTCCATCACCTGCTTTAGCTGGTCTTTCTGTTCAGGTAAAGGCAATTCAGCAAATGAACTGACTGCACCATCAAAGAATAATGGACATATTTGACCTGCTGAACCATTATCCCTGTCCTCAATAACATAAAGAAATCTTATATTATTTCTGAACTTGGTAATGTCATACTTCTCATGTTCTTGAAGACCATACTTGAATGGACTATATAGACCTAATACTAAGTTAGCATCCCTAGTAGTTGTCTTACAGTCAGCTAATCCATCTGATGAAGGATATAGCTTGTTCAACTTCTGGTTCTCAATACCTTCCTGTGCCTGAGCCTGATGCTGAATAGCTATGAAGTTAAGGTCAAATGTGTCCCTTAATTCTATTGCATATTTACTCATCTTTTCAATGGTTTGCATCTTATTCATCCCACTCTCTTGCATAAGATTGGAATAATTATCAAGCACACAAAGAATGTATTCATTCTCATCCTTATATTGAAAGTAATCAATTACCTTTCCCTGCTCCATTTCACCAGTAAACTCATTCCTCTTTAGTCCAATCTTATACTGAAATGCTCCTCTGGTCAACATGTGATTCCTGATATACTTATATATACCAGTAGGATTCCTTTCAGTATCAATATAGGACACCATTTCCTTGAACTTATTGATATACTCCTGATACTTATCAGATGCAATCAAGTCAAGGATTTCTTGAGGTACTGGCTTATCAGCTGAAGTACTCTTGAGGTCAGTAGGAGAGATTCTTATACCATCCAGCCTGAATAACAAGTGACAGAGAAACTCATAGAATTTCTCCTTTTTGCCCATTTCCAGAGTGAAATAAAGAACCTTTAACCTTAGTTGGTTAGGATGTTCTATGGTATAAAAGAAAGCCTCATACACAAATGTATAATCCACCAATTTGGATTTACCAACCTTCTGATTGGCTGTTACAATAGTGTATCTTCTCTTTTCTATGCCCGGGAGCCAGTTCCTAAGTCTGGGATAACATAATGGGATACAGTTAATTAACCCATGAAGTATCCTGTTCCTTCTAGTCACTAGTTCTTCTAGTGCCCTGTCAAAACTGTCTCCTGTATCAGTTGATGCTACTTGTCCAGTCATAACTATTTGGATTTACTTGGTCAGCATTCTCTATCCATTCAGCTAATTGAGAGACTTGAACTACTTCACCATCTCTATTTTCATCCTTCCAAATGAAGTACTTAAGTAACCTCAAGTACAGGTAACTACCATTGAATGATTCAACATATCTCTTGGTTGCATCCAAGATTTGTTCATCACTATAGTTATCACCATATCTTTTGAAGAATGATACCAGCTTCTTCTTGATGTCAGGGGTATTTCCCCTATAATAATAACTGGTTCCTTGCATCTTTCCTTCAGGATAAATCTCCCTTAGTTTGACTGCTAAATCAGCTATTCTATCCTGTGCAGACTGTGTAGGTCTGTCACTCTCAAGTACTACATCACTGAATAGACTAATACCTCTATGAGTAATGGTGTATTTCTTGTCAAGTTCAAACATGGAACCATTAGCTCTAGTAATGTATCCCTTGTTGATTAGACCTTGATAAACATCATCATTCCCATATTGTATAGCTCCTAATACTAGAACTTCCTCTTTGGTAACATTGTGCTTAGAACAGATTTCATCATCAATTCTCACAATCATGTATCAAAACCCCCATTTCTTGTGAAATAAAATATGGCTGCTAATACTACAGCAGCTACTATATACTGTGCAGTACTATGATGTGCTGCTAATAATATGATTGCCATCTTAAAATTCCGTTAGGTTATTTACTACTGTTATATACTCTGGGTCAATACCTTCAAGTGCCTTATTCAGATATTCTTCATCTCTTGTACCTTTATAGTACATGATGTATATCTCTGGTTCATCAGCTCTCATGGCTCTACCAGATTTCTGAACAAAGGCTCTCTCCTGACCATCAAGTTGAATGATAACACCTGCCTCAATATCAGTTAGATTCTGTCCTTCTTGAATCATTCCAACAGCATAAAGGCTATTTATTTCCTTATTGTTGAACTTATCAATTATAGCTAAGGACTCTTTCTTCTTCTCTGAATGAATGGCATTTTCTCCACCTAGTTCATTTGCTTGCTCTATACTGGAACAGAAGCACACATATCTTTTACCGGCTAATTTAGCGAGTAGATAAGCAGCCTGACCCTTCTTTAGTTCTCCAAGGTATCTTTTCCTTTGTGAACCATATTGAAGCCATTTGTTCTTGATTGCTGTGCTCCTGTTTCTCATGAACAGGTTTCTCCAGTAATCAATCTTGGCATCAAACCAGTCATATTTCTGCTGCTCGGTGCATTGAATCTCCAGTCTCAAATTAGGATAATGGAACTTATCTTTAAGATAATTCCACCTGTCCTTCATACTGCATTGAACTCTTCTCTTTAAGATGTCTTTGCCCCTCTCTTCAATGATTACCTGATTGGGGTAGGTGTTATCCAACTTCAAAGGAATGAGATAAATCTTTGGTTTAGGAAGTATGCCCCAGTCAATTGCTTGTTGCATACTGACTTTGAAGCTTACAAACTTGCCAAATATTCTGTTCAATTCAAGGATTGTATTAGTAGGTAATGTAGCTGAAAGTACAAGAACATTGTCACAGGTTATATCCTCAAGTATATCAAGCCTTAGGTCTGAATTTGAGTGATGACCTTCATCCAATATGATTAGGTCATAATGTTCATGCCTATGATTCTTAAGTGAAGCATAAGTGTCTACTGAAACCATTCTATCCCATATATAATCCTCAACTTTCCACTTAGTAAACTCATCCTTCCAGTTCTTCTTATGTGCTGTTTCAGCTACAATAAGGAGTACTTTGAATGGAGTTCCCTGTCTGGTTTCAAGACTAATATATTCAAGGAATAAGTGCTTCAATATATCAATTGCTGCCTTACTTTTACCTAAACCAGTTGCCCATTGTAGAATCACTCTACCATGTTCTTTCATCAACTCAACTGCCTCATTTTGAATTTCTTGCTTATTCATTTACAAATCTCCAAATAAATCCTTTAACTGTCTTATTCCTAATACCTCTACAACACCTAGAAATATCACTTACATCTCCATTTACTGATTTAGCAGCATCTGAAATTGATAAGTGTTTCTTAATAGGTATCATATCTAAACTATATTGCATAACTGGTAAACATGGATTGGTAGGAGTGTTAATGTTACATTGAGAGTTTTCAAAAGCATTAACCCATCTAAGATTACTAACTTTATTATTAGTAGTATTACCATCTATATGGTCAACATATGGATGATTATTAGTGTTAGGTATAAACTCTTGTGCTACCAGTCTATGTACATAAAGGTCCTCTTTTTTTCCATTTAGGGATAGATGTACAGTCTGATATCTGCCTGATGAGCCTATTCTTAACTTAAGTATTTTATTGCTACGACAGCTCAATACCCTACCCGAGGATGATACTGAATATATACCCTCATATCCCGTTATAGGTCTCCATTCCTCATTCATATCTATTTACCAATGTTTTAACTTTACTAATATAGTTTGGGTCCTCTGCATACCCTATCTCTTCAAGGAATTGATAGTAGTTATTCGGGGGCTTATATCTATATTGTATGCAGTTAAGATAAGCAACCACACTCTCTGTCCAATGATTGAACTTAAAGTAGTCCTTATTCTTACTGTCATATAAACCAAACAGGTTATTATATTCCTTGAACACTTTGGACCTAAAGTGCCCTGTTTCAAGAATAGCCTGTGCTCTCACTATGTCTGGGTACATGACACCATAATAATTAAGAACTTTAGGTAAATCCTTTTCAGGATTATCTGACATTAAGAACTCTGGTTGCTCTAACTTAATGCACTCCACTTTTGGTGGATGCTCCAGCTGTGCTATCTTCTTGTGAATCACCCATGAACAATAGACATTCACTGAAAGAAGAATAGCACAAGCCAGACATGTTATAATATGTTTCATCTCACTTGTTTTAAATTAGATTTCTTTATTTAACCATTTAAACCACATTAAGTAAGGTGCTCTTAGCACAATCCTAGTGTCTACTTTCTCCCAGCCATTGTTGCTACATTCTCCACTATATTGTATATGATAAGCTATAATTGCTATTATACTGACTACAATATTTATAACAGGAATAAAGCATATAATCATAGCTATAATGACTATCCATAAAGGTACTTTCACTCTCTCATTTCCATCATTAACCCAAGGATAGTGGTCCCAATGTTCAGTAACATTTTCTCTAACTCTTTTCTGTGGATATGAGAAGAACATCAGTGTGCCCAATATGAACACACTGATGATAAAAGAAATAAACCAAAACATAATTACTATCCTATATTCTTAAACAATGTAGGAACCTGACCATAAACAGGAAGCTTTCCATCCCATTTGTCAATCCACATCTGCTCAAGAATAGCAGGAGTAAGAGCTTTAGTCTTAAGCTCATTAGCTTTATATTCAGCTTCAGCAGCTACAATAAGCTTCTTGGCTTGTGCTTCTGCTACTCTGATCTCATTCTCTACTTTCATTGCATCCTGTACAGCCTTATTCTTGGCATTTACAGCATCTACAATAGTTTGAGGATATTTAAGTCCGGAAGTTAATTGTTCAAGCTGGAAGTTTTCCTTAAGTAATGCTGCTGATAAATGAGTTTCAATTGCTCTCTCTATACTATCCCTATTACTTACAATATAATCAGTGGTGAAGTTGTTCAATTGTATCCTAAAGGCATCCCTTACATAGTTGAATAGAGTTCCTTCAATAACTTCACTCAGTTCCTTTCTATATTTCTTGAATACCTCCGGGGACTTCCCATCAACTAATTTCAATGATATAGTAGGGTCTACAGTGAACTCTGAACCATCTTTGGCATTGATTGTAAACGGTGGATAATCTACAGTTTTCACATAAGTTTCATACTCATAGATAGCTGTAGTAACAGGATTGTAGAATACTCTACCTGTAACCAGTGCAACATCTCCGACACCTTTGTCATCACCATAAAGGTTCACTTTGATACCTTCACAACCAGCATCAATTCTCTCACAAGATGATAGCAACACTGTTGTCATCACCATAAAGGCTGTAAGCAAGCCTTTTACAAATTTACTCTTCATGTTTTCTTTTAAATTTAATTGTTGTTAAAAACCTTGTATTTATTGTCACAGCTATAGTATATACCATGATAATAAATCCAATAATATTCTCTATGGTATTAGCTGCATTCAACATGCTAAAACCAACTGAGCTTACTACTATAAATAGTATGAACCATACTGATACTTTAATAAAGTTACTCATGCTTTCTTAGTTATGAATAAATAGTTACTTCTTGAATCTTTTGAGGCATCTACACACCATGAATGATGAGGACTGTATGCAATAGCATTAGGCTTATTCAGCCTACTATATACACTTTTGATTACTGAATCTCCAATACCGGAAATAGTACATGGTTTGTATTTGAGTGAGACTCTATTACCAATATCAAACCAGTCTTCTTTCCTTATAAGATATACTAGCTTTGGTCCTCTACTATAATTATGGTATAATGTACCCACTAGTTGCTTCTTGTGTGTTTCATCAGCAAGTTCACATATAGGTTTCAATACAGGCATATTATTCCTGTTATATTCCTCTGTGTTGATGTATCCTGATAGTGGTTCACAAGACTTAGGTCTTGAGGTTCTCTTCTTGTAGTTGAGTATTCCATTTGTCACATAGAATCCACCATACCAAGTGATGTCTTCCTTCTCTTTTATGTGGTCATAGAATATCTTCTTCAAGTTATAAGACTTTGTTGATTTATCACATCTCTCAAGGAACTCTGAAAAAACTTTGTTTACAGGTCTGCCAATGTTGACCTTAAGGAATCTTTCAATACCATTAAATGCCCATTTAGCCCTGTCATCTTCCCAGTTGTTCTTGAACCAATTAGCCTCTTTGTATGCCACTCTGTCACCACCTAGTCTATTAATTCTAGCTCTAGGGGTTCTGTGATGCCATTTAGTGCCTCTACCTCTTTCTTTGAACTCTATCATATGCTGAATAATTTAATGTACACTCTTTCTTGGAATGTATTATCCCAATGGTACTTATTATACCATAACAATACTAAGTATCTATTGTATGATTTAACAATACTGATACTGGGGTGATACCTGATGTAGGTGATGATTAGCCATATAATGACTAACACACCTACTATAGCTCTAATATATAATGTACTTAGCATAACACAACTGATTTAGTTAGTCCTCTAATACATTATAAGTAAAGCCTTGACCACCAAGGTGTTCTGTGATTCTCCTTAAATGAGCTTCAAGTCTCATTTTGGCATTCATTGCCTTCCATTGACTGCCTCTAACCTTTACATCAACATTGCTTCTGTCATCTATCATCCATAGATAAGCATCCTTTGTAAGGTTAATAGACTGTTTGATGTTCTGCATTTGCCTGACACTCACAGTGATTACCTCTTTGTTTTTGCCTTTTGCATCAGATACCTCAACATTGAAGTTATCATATGCATTTTGAGCCTTGGCATCCTGCTCACTAAGCATTACTCTACCTTTGAGAATAATGCTTAGGTTCACCTTTATTTCACTCATAGTTATTCTTTACCACTTCCTGCCTTAAGAGCTATCATAGTCAGTTTGGCAATAGGATTATCACTCTTTGAAAGTTTATCAAGGGTGTACATTGTCATGAACTCCTTCTCCTGCTCAATGATTTGAGGAACTTCATCAACATGAAGACACTTGTGCATCAAGGCAATAAGGATTAATCCTTGTGCTTCTTGAGGTACTTTCATTATCTCAATCAGGACATTGGTATATGCTTCCTTAGTACCTTTGAATTTAGAGTCACTTTCTTCCATGATGTCAAGAGACTTTTCAAAGGCATCAATGACTTCATCTTCAAAGTGTTTACCAACTCCTAGTGCATCCTCCATCTCTCTAAAGATATCCAGACCATCATCTTTCTTTTCCATTACTATTTATATTAAGTTAAACAATGTGTACAAAAAAAAAAGGCTACCACTCATTGCTGAATGATAGCCTTATAGAAGTAGAACAGTTATAGTGGGTATTAACCTGTCAGTCAGTCTGTTAATCCGACAGGCACAAATTAAATATATAGGCATTTTCATTTTATGAAGTAACCACTATATACACTAACTTCCATTTGTGGGGGTGAAAGGACTCGAACCTTTATAAGATAGTTTTACAAGACTATTGTGTCAACCGAAGTAACTCTTACTAACCACTACTGTTTTACCAGAGAACATTTGTAAGAGTGTTGTGTTTATTGCACCACACCCCCTTGTTTTTTGCTGTCTTTCCAGCTGTCATTGTGGGGATAATAGGATTTGAACCTATGACCATGAGCTTAAAAGGCTGAAGTAACTCTATTTATCACTACTTGTGTATGACACAAGAGAACATTTAACAGAGTATAATACGTGCTCTACCTGACTGAGCTATATCCCCGAATAAGTACCATAGAACAGATAACAGAGTGTTATTACAAAACCCATATTGAAGTAACTCTGTTGCACACTAATGGTACTATATTTTAAAGGAACTTGGGAACATTTATCAGACTGATTTTGGTAAACTGATTCCACATATTAGTTTGAAGTAAGTCTGAAACTCACCACAAGCTCCTATATAATATGTATAAGCTTTTAGTATGTACTCTAGCTTTAGAGAGTCTCATTTCATCACTTTTGCTTATACTTTATTGTTCATCAAACTTATTCTCAATGCCCTCAAGAGCAGCAATATAAGTTAGGAAATGTTCCGAAAAACCACTGATTTCAGCTGTCCACTTACCCCTGTAGTTTACCCCCTTTGTGTTAGCACTTACATCACAAATGTAATTGTATGTACCATAAGGTTCAGGTATTCTAAGGTTAGGGAAATCACAATCCTGTGAGTCACTGAATACAATGATTCTATCAAACTCTTTGCCTACATGAAACTTACACCAATTAAGGCATTGTCTGGTGAATATACCACCACCACCAATTCTTTTATTAGTGTCTCTGATTTGCTTGATGATACCAAATCCCTTTTGAGGATATTTGATATGTTCATGTGCTCCTTCTCTTCTGCCATCATTACCAGCTGTAGCTACTATTTCATAGTCCTCACACTGATTGACTGTCAACATAGCCATTGCACAAGCAGCATCATATCTTGTAAAGTCTGATTTACTTGACATTGGTGCACCCATTGAGCCTGATACATCAACAATGAATAAAGTTTTGCCGGGTAACTTAGGCAAATTAGCATAAGATGCCAGCATACTATCTTCAATATCTCTCTCAAATTCAGGATTCATCCTTGCTGTCTTAAGGAAATCAAGAGGTAATAACATACTTGACTTGAGGTTCTGTAAGCCTTGTTGAATAATTCTTCTGTCAACATCAGCTCTCTTCATATTTGCTATGTTCCTCAACATTGCAAGTCCACCAATCTTTTGATTCTCAATCAGCATTTGCCAAGTCTGTTTCTTGTCTTTGCCTGTTGAAAGCAATACTTCCCATGTTTCAGGTGGTGTAAGAGTTCTTGTAGCTACCTTTTCAAATAGCTTGGTCTCATACTCATTTCTTGCTTTAGCATGAGTCAGGAATAACACATCTCTTAATTTAATGGCACTATCTCTGTCATATTTAGCCAGTTTGTACTCATTGAAATTATGAAATGCTTCTGCCAGACCCTTCTTAGCTTGATTACAGATTGGTTTCTTTCCTTCCTTCCAATATAATGCAAGGAAATCAGTCAACATATCTGCCCTAGTTATAATTCTAGGCAACAAGTCTTTGACAAACATCTTGTGTTCAGGATACTTACACATCTCAACTGCAATGAACAGAGGAGTATGTCTTAGTTTGCTTACCAATCTTGCTTCAAGTGCTATGTTATACACATCTTGAGCATTACATAATGGTATCAATCTCTTGATTTCTTCTGCTACTCTGGCACCATCAACATATGCTACATCTTCCCATAAGAGATTAGCTAATACAGCTCTCCTAAGTAAAGCAATGTTTGACTGTCTTGCAGCAAATGAACCTGAACCACCAGCCAATCTTTCATCTACAACTTTAGGTGTAGGTTTAAGCGACGGATTTAATTTTGACATAAATTTTATGTTTTAAAAGTTTAACGATGCAAAGATAAGTTATTTATTTGACATATGCAAATGTGAAAATAACTTTAACTTCACTTAACTATACCACACTTCAGGTGGAAATTCATCAATTTCTTCTTTCTCTTTCATATTATATCTTTGACATTACAAAGGCTGTTAAACAAGTAACTACACATACTACAATTACAGCACATATAATCATACATACTGCTGTTCCAAGTAGAGTATCTTCTGGCTTTACTTTCATATTATAAATGGTCTGGATGATTATGTATAATCCATTTACATGAGCATACTATAATAAGATGCTGTATGCCTGTGGCTAATAATACACCTATTACTATAATCTGCCAATTAGGTAATGACTCCCAACTTGACAAGTATATAGCACATAAGAAGAATGTAATCCATGTAGTACTACAATAGATACAATAACCTAAAGGATATGCAATGAATGCTAAGAGGCTTCTACCAAATGATTTCTCAATGATGTAACCTTTCTCTTCCATATCCTCATAATATTTAGCCCAAGGTTTGAGTATTCCATAGTACAACCAGTTGAATATCATACCTCTAGGCTTAAGGCAATTCCTGTAGAATATACCTAATAGTCCACCTGCTATACCTAACAGGATAAACTCAATTAATACAGTTATCAGTTCCATTTATTTCCACATTTTAAGTTTGCTACCTTTGCATTCAGCTATCAGCATGAACACAACTCCTTTTCTTTTCTGTAATACTTTCATAATTATATGATTTCAATAGTTCTTCTTCCAAATGCCTTAGGTATTGCTCCTTCAATATCCATAGTTACTGTGGATGTATTAGGTACACCATTAACCAGCACCTTATCCTCATCAGTAAGTGGTGTGTATGATAGATTTCTAAATAGATAACCACATCTTACACACCAACATACTCCATATTTATTCTGTCTTACCTTATGGTGACCATAAGTACACAGTCTTATTGCTTTAAGGTATTCATCTTTTGTCATTAAATCTATTCTATATTGAATATGATTCTAATTATTCTCTTCCACTTAGATTCTTTATTAGGAATAGGATTAGTCTTAGTAGCTCTGGCTCCTCCTCTGGTTATTTTTCTGTTAATTAAATGAGAGTCAGACCCAATAGATACAAAACATACTCCTTTGAGATGTCTGTAATATCTCTTTTGAATAGATACAGCAGGATGTGTACCTAATTCTTCAGCTATTTCCTCAAATCTTGCTTTAAGATTATAAGGATTTCTTCTGATTCTGTCAACAATCAGATTATCTTCCTCTGATGTAAATTTGTTTCTAGTCATGATGATTAATGTATTAAAGGATTAATAATAGTATCCCCAACTGGACTCGAACCAGTGTCTAAGGTAGTAATTGTGGCTCAAATGAGGGTCCAACTCATAACCTTCTCCTTAGGACGGAGCTGCTCTATGCATTGAGCTATTGAGCCTTCAATCTACCAAAGTATTCACTTTTGCCTTGTGGAGCATTTTTATTTCTGCTACCAAAGTTATCAGTTAAGGAATGACAATTAGGACAAAGTAACTGCAAGTTGTCTTCTTTATTGTTAGTAGAATCTCCATCTATATGATGTATCTGTAGTGGTATTAATCCAGTATGAGGGTTAATCTCTGACCATCCACATACTTGACATTTATTATTATACTTCTCCATCATATATCTCCTTATGAATGAGCTGTATGTATATCCTGAAGTACCAGATATTTCTCCATTCTTCCACTTCATTATATTACTCTCATATTTGTGCCTTGATGCACATTCTATGCTGCAATAATCATGAGGTCTTGATGGTGCACATACAAATTCTCTTCCACAATAGACACAGATTGCTTTATTGGCTGTACCTCTGTTGAAGTTTTCATTAGGATTAATAATTCTCCTACTAACAATAGGTATGCCTAGCCTAATAGCAGCTTTCTTTACTCCAGCACCTGTACAGTTGTATATTCTACCTATTTGCTCATAACTTAACTTATCCTCAAGTATATACTTGGTTAAGTTCTCTTTTTCATTATTCCATCTCATATTCAAACTTGTTTTTAATTTGTATAAAGATACAAATAATAGTTTGAATATGCAATGGTCTAACTTAACTACTTACCTCCATTCTATCCCTTGACTTATGAGAGCATTTAGTAGTACTATCTTCACAGACTATACTACTTAAAACCATTAAAATACAAGTTCTTTATATTTAATTAACCGAAAAGAATCTCTTTATCAAGTTCTGTCAACATCTTGAATGCCTTGATAGCACTTTCTTCATCCTTGAAGTACACAATACCTGCATATATTACAGTCTCATGCACGCAGATGCCAAGACTGTTACCCATATCTCTACTTGTGGTAAATCCTTGTTTTGATTGACCAATGAAGTAGCCTTTGTTATATGGAGTTCTCTTCCAATTCCCATTGAAGTATTTAGCCATTAAACATAATTTGGCATTAACATCAAATTTATCATGTTCTTCATAAGGAACTGTAACACAAGTAGTAGTGAGATTATTATCACCTAACTGCAACTTAATAGACTCATAAGAGAGTGCTAACTCCTGCTCTGAATATACTGTCAATGCCAGTTCTTTCAGCGCTTTGTTATTACCATTGAACCAGCATCTTGCTTGCTCAATAGATACTTTGACTGTTCTTGTTTCCATTATATATTGTTATTAGTTAATTAATAAATATAAGGATAGACTATATTCACATACTGTCTATCCTATCCCCTTAATATTAACCACATAATTCAATCTTTATCACTTAATAATAGGACTGCTGTACCATTGTTGTTATAGATGATTGGTTCATAATTCTCCATCATCCTTAGAAGGTCAGCATTATATTGGTTAGCATAATGTGAATTGCATCTCATGGATGTCTTCCACATATCATGTATTATATGATATGTTTCTTCATCCATTGATACAACTTCATTGTCAAAGCCTGCATCAAGGTCATCATAAATGAGCCAGTAGCAAGATTCACCAAGACTGTTGTGTGATTCCTTCATAGTGATAATATAGTATGGGAAGAATGATGCACTCTCCCATACTAAACTATCTTGTTTGTCTTCTTGCTGTGATTGAACCTTGCATGATACTATTGTTGTCATCATGGCAACACCTATCAGTGATAACCATAACATTAATCTTATTGCTTTCATTTGTTATTGGGTTTAAAGAACTAACAGGAGCAATGATGTGCTGATTATCAATCAAGATTATACTTCAATTTTTGCCTATGATAAATGCTCCCGTTAGTATGTTATTTACTTAGTTTTCCTTTGAGTAATCCTTTGAGTTTAGCATACTCTTTGGTAAGATGTTCTTGCTTGAAGTCTTTCGTTGTCTTCATGCCTGTCTCCTTTCTCTAAAGGATTTAATCTCTTGCTGTATGTATGACTCAAACTGTTGTAAGTCATCAATTACTCTTGGTTTACTTGTAATAGCAAGTAATGCAACACTGTTATTGTTGTGTTGCTCTGTCAGGTAATTAATGTGTGCTCTTCTTGATGATGAGTAGTTGCTGCTACTAGCAACAGCTACTCTGTTTAATCTCTTTCTCATACTACATTTGTAATGTATCAGGGACTGCCACTATCACTACATTGTTGTAGTTTTCTTTGCATTTCTTTGCCACATCTTTGGCTTCTTCTTCTGTTGAACACAGATAGAAAGTCTTGTGCCCAAACCTCTTGTTGTCTGAGCATAATACTAGTCTTTTTCTCATGTGATTATGTATTAATGGGTTAATGTTTTGAGGCTAATAGGAGACTTGAACTCCTAACCTTCCTTTACTCTGCAAGGATGCTCTAACCAATTGAGCTAATTAGCCTATAGTTTATATAAAGACTTGTTGCAATGCTATATGTCACATCAGGTATCTTCTCAATCAAATTAGCTTGATGCTGCTTTCTACTTTTTGATGTATCAGACGGTTCACCTCACATACTAACTTTGATGTTTAACACACCATAAACTAATACACATTTTTCGGATAGCTTGATACTATTGTCAACCACTATTTGTACATATTTAGCTGGTCAAAAGCCTTTATTATCTTATTTTATTGGTATACTAGTTCTTGTTTAACACAATTTAATGGCTTGTGTTCAATGACAAATGACTACTATTGTTCATCAGTTGTCTACCTAAGTGGTACATTGGAGTAAATACTAAAGGGTAAATAATGTTATTATCTAGTGTATTCTTAGTGAGTGGTACTTCAACTGTGAGGAGTAAAAAAGGTAGGAAGGGACATAAGCCCCTTCCCTCATTACCCTAGAATGCAGCAATCACATTACTGTTAGTCCCTTGCTCATGCAATGTCAGCAAAGTCTTGCCCTCTTTGGTTCTCACTTCACTGACAACAACAGTCTCAAATGGCTGCTTGGCTACCATTTTAGCAGCCAACTTGTCAGCCACATAGCCAACAATGTTGCCACATGCAAAGAAGAACTTGCCCTGTTTATTAGGGGAAGGAATAACTCGCAAAGGTTGGTTACCTTGAGAAGCCTTAACTTCTTCTACAGTCACTGTGTTCAAGAAATTGGAATCACTGTTGCTAGTAGCAACATACTTTGAAAAATCAATCATGATAGTATGGTTTAATAATTGTGCCGGGGGAATATCCCAAGGCTAAGGTAAGGGGGAGGAGGAAGAGTGACTTATGCCCCACTCACGTAAATATCACAAATAAAAAATTAAAAAAAAAATTAAAAATAATATGGATACAACACTAATAAGTTAAACTTTCATAAAAGATTTGGATATGTTATTTATTTTACTTACCTTTGTACCATGGCGTAGGTCCTCATAGCCTACATCCCCTGTGATATATAACAAAAAGGAGTTAGCAGGGCAGACAGAGGATTGATAATCTCAAATAGAGATGAAGTTTTCTCCTCTAGCCATAATTAGGGTAAGAATATGAAGATGTCAGTGATGCACCAATATGAGTGAGAAAAGGTTGAGGGTAAAGCATCCTAGGGGTAAACCGCCTGACTATAAGTATCTTACTAAAACAGAATAGCCATATTAACAACTTAGGGTTTGGCTCCTAGGGATAACTATATAAAAGAAAAAACAATATGAAGAAGTTTATATTATGGTTGTGGCAATTACCACAGAATATATGTGGTGTAGTTTATAGAAAAATTATAAAGGATGATATAATAGCTCAAGTCAATACTGACTCAGGATATAACATATATCTGACTGAAACTAATAGAGGTGGAGTCACTCTTGGGGAGTACATATTTGTGTACCAGAAGTACACAAATATATCAGGAGTTATTCAACATGAGACAGGTCATGTAAAGCAATCAAGAATACTAGGACCATTGTACTTGTTAGTGATTGGATTACCCTCTATTGTACATGCAACACTACACAGAGTATTATGTAGAAATAATAACTATTATCACTTCTATACAGAGAAATGGGCTAATAAACTAGCAGGATTAGAATAATAATATGAGAAAAGACTTTATTACAGTTACCCCTGATGGGGGGGAGGTAGGCACTACTGATATTCAAGTAACTGCTGATGCCAATATAGGAACAGCTCCAAGAAGCACTATTTTAAATCTCACTACTTCAGGTCAAAGTTCAGAACAAGTAGAGATAAATCAGTTGGGAAATTCATTTCAATTGTTTGTTTTTCCCCATTTTACTTTAGCTACATCTTCTTCATCCATAACACCCTCTTTAACTATAATTTTAGATAGGCTGGATTATGATGAAGTAGAATTTAGAGGACAAACATTTAATACACCATTTTATGGTGTTCAAACAGTAAGGGGTACAGGTTTAACTATATATGACTTATACCTTGATTTTACACTATTATTCTCCATTGATGTTATTAATAAGTTGAAAATAACTAAGTTTTCAGGTCATGTTATCTCTGGTACTGGTAATGCTTTTGATGTAGATTTTCAACGACAACAGAGTGAAACTAATTTAGGAGTTAGAGAATTTAGTTTAAGAACAGGTGATATAAGTACATTAAATACTCTACATGAAGTGACCATTTATGCTCATATTCAAGGAGGAGAAGTAGTGCAGATATGTAGGATAGAAAATGCTTATTAAAACATTATTAACATAATAAATAAGATAAGATTTGCATATCTCAATTATTTTACTTACCTTTGCAGCATCATTCAATTGATGAGTTTATTGCCCCTTGGTGTAATTGGTTAGTCACATAGGATTTTGATTCCTATAGTATCAGTTCAAGTCTGGTAGGGGTAACATAATGCTCCCTTAGTTCAATGGATTAGAACATTGCTCTTCTAAGGCAAGTGTTAGGGGTTCGAGTCCCTTAGGGAGTACATGACTTTGGAATGGATATAAATTGTTTTTGTAATAAAATGAATAGACTAATTGGTCTGTGAAGATAAACTAATCAAAATGGTGGGTTGGACAAATTGGTTAAGTCACTGCCCTTTCAAGGCAGTCATTAGGGGTTCAAATCCCCTACCCATTACAAATTTAGTCTATGTAGCTTAATGGTTAAAGTGCTGCACTGTCAATGCAGAGAACAGGGTTCAATTCCCTCATAGACTGCGAGTTTCTACGCCATGAAACAAGTCCTATATTAAGCGTAATATAGGCAGGAATGGAAGAATAAGCCTAATGGTAAGGCAGTAGTCTTGAAAACTACTAGTAATCATGTAAAAGTGATGTGTCAGTTCGAGTCTGACTTCTTCCTCTATGATACAGATACTAAGAAAAGAAGGTTGGATATTAAATCCTAATGATAAGGTAGTAAATGCTATCCTTAAGAGATGTGAGATTAATGATGGTGAATGTCCTTGCCATAATGAAGGAGAAGACAAACACTGTCCATGTAGTGATTACAGAGAAAAGGATGAATGTCATTGTGGGTTATATGTCAAATTGGAGAGTTAACCTAAGAGGTCTTAGGGACTGCCTGCTAAGCAGATTGTACCAGTAATTGGTATATGTTTCAAGTACATAGCTCTCCGCATAATATAGGTGTAATTCAGTTGGTAGAATGCTGGCTTTGGGAGCCAGTTGCCCTAGGTTCGAGTCCTAGTACCTATACTTAATGGGTCATGTAGTGTAAATGGCTAACACACCATCCTTGCAAGATGGAATTGGGGTTCAAGTCCCACATGTATCCACTTTGTTTTCATGTTTTCATAATGTTTTAGATAGGTTGCCAGTAGCCTTAATACTGGCTAATTGCTTCTTAGTTCAGTGGTTAAGAACAGCTCTCTTACACAGAGAAGGTCATAGGTTCAATTCCTATAGAAGCAACATTTAGACACTACTACAGTTAGCAGTAAATCAGTACATACTGTAGATGTATTGGTTGAATGGTGTCTATCTAATGGGTTTGAAGCTTAAGTGGTATAAAGCAAAAGACTGTTAATCTTGAGACAGTAGGTTCGAGTCCTACCAAGCCCGCAGTTAAATTGGAAGAGTTATGATTGTACAAGTAGAAGATAGAAGTAAGATTAAGAAGGTACACTTTAAACATCCTTACCTCTTTGGTCCAGATGCTGAACAGCATGTTATCAATATGTACAAGGATATATTGGAGACAGATGACCAGTTGACCTTAGCAAGGCAATTAGTAAGAGACCTAGAGAAAGAGTTAAAGGAAAAGAAGGATAAATTCACTGAAATTGAAGCAATGTGTACTATGGAATTTGAGCAAAAGGAAGTGGAACATGTTGATGTAGTTAAGTCTAACATGGCAGTGATTAATCCAACAGATGCTAGTAATAGAAACTATACTGGGTAGTAGTTTAATGGTAAAACCTTAGTCTCCAAAACTAAATTTAGAGGTTCGATTCCTTTCTACTCAGCATTATGTGCATGTCTTCTAATTGGTTAGAAGAATATAGGGACTTATCCCCTCTGTCTGATAAGCAGTTGAAAGGGTAGTTGGTTACAGTTGAGTTCAATTCTCAAAGTCCCTACTATGATAGATGAAGAAATAAGAAATAACATATTGAACTTATATAGTTCAGGAAAAACTTTGCCTTATATATGCAAGGCTTTAAAAGTGTCCAAAGCTACAGTATCATATCAGATTAACAAGGCTGGAATCTCAAGATATAGAAACTCTGTGAAGATTACAGAAAAAATACTTGAGGATATGCAAAGTAGATATGACGAATGTAAAGACTTAAGGATAGTTAGTAAGGAGTTTGGAGTATCAATTAACAGACTAAAGCTTTTAAAGAGAAGACCTTCTCAAACCAATTATGAGATATTAAGAAATAGAAGATATAGAATTAAGCAAGAGCTTGTTGAATATAAGGGAGGAAAATGTCAAGTATGTGGATATGATAGATGTCTATCAGCTCTTGAGTTTCATCATTTAGACCCAGCAAGGAAAGATTTCACTATATCTTCTAATATGAAATATGCTAGTTTAGAGGACTTAAAAGATGAGACAAATAAGTGTATTTTGGTGTGTTCAAACTGTCATAGAGAAATACATGCAGGAATAGTAAATATAGAAGATATTTCTTACAAAGGTAAGCATGGTTTAGAATCATGAAAGATTGTGTAGTTAGCTTAAATGGAATAGAGCACTGGATTGTGACTCCAGAGGATAGGGTTCAACTCCCTGCTACACCCTTTATACTCACATAGCTCAGCAGGTTAGAGCAGGAATCTTATACATTCAAGGTCAGGGGTTCAAATCCCTTTGTGAGTACTATCTCCAGTTGTCTGAATGGTTTAGGTCCTAGTCTGCAAAACTATGGTATGTTGGTTCAAATCCAATACTGGAGTCTATGGAAGATAAATTAGATAAGATACTGAAGAATCAAGAGATAATTAATAGGAACCAAGTTACAATATACAGAGAGTTACTATTAGTTGAATCAAGACTCTTTAAGAGTGAAAGCAAAGAGTTCCTTAGAAACTATTTGGCAGATATAGCAGGTACTATTACTGCTGAGTTAGGTCTTGTGGACCTTCTTAATGCTATAAAGAAAGCATAAGTTCCTATAGCTGAATTGGTTAAAGCACCTGTCTCTTAAACAGGGGACTCAAGGTTCAAGTCCTTGTGGGAACACATTAACCTTGGCAGGTTTATTCCCCTATAGCAGACAGGTGTAGGCAATTGACTTTTAATCAATGAGGTGAGGTTCGATTCCTCATGGGGGAACACATTGAAGTATAACCGGTAATTGGTAGCCGCAAAGACTGTAAATCTTTTCCCTATGGGACTGGGGGTTCGATTCCCTCTACTTCAACATTTTAATGGGTACTTGGTGTAGGTGGTTATTGCACGTGGGTCTGAAAAACCCAAGGCTCTGATTCGATTTCAGAAGTTCCCACTTTAAAAATACTAAACATGAAAGAATGTAAGAGATGTCATGTAATAAAGGAAGATAGTGAATTTGCTTTCAGAAACAAAGCAAAGGGTACATTACAACCTTACTGCAAAGAATGCAAAAGAGAAATAGATAAGGAACTTTATGACTCAAATCACTCAGATAGAAGAAGAAAAATAAGAGATAGGCAGAATGAAGTTCAGACTAATCTAAAGGAGCTTTTGACTAATATTAAAAAGAACTCAAAGTGTGCTATATGTGGTGAAAGTAGATGGTGGGTTCTTGACTTTCATCATTTGAGAGATAAAAGATTTGAGGTATCTTCTTTAGCAAGAAGAGGATGCTCCTTAGAAACTTTCAAGGAAGAGATAAATAAGTGCATAGTAATTTGTGCTAATTGTCATAGAGATTTGCACTTCAAAGAGAGTGAGGAATACAATAAATGGGGTAATGAAAAGAGAGCTTAAGTTCAATTCTTAGAGTTCCCACATTATGCCCTCTTGGCGGAATGGTTAAGACGCACTGGATTTAGGCTCCAGATATTATAGGTTCGACTCCTATAGAGGGTACAATTAACATATTTTATTTGAATAAGTTTGCATAGTTCAGCTATTATACATACCTTTGCAAACATAATAATAATGACAACATGGAACCTTTTTTAAGAGGGGGTTTGCTGACACCATTAGATGATGTAAATGTAGTAGCCCCAGCAAGTAATGAGTTCAATATCTTCCTTCACTTTGTGAATGTACTTGAAGGTATTAAGACACAGATAAAGAATGTACATTGGGCATCACTCAAGTTACCTAATAGGGACAAGAGAGGAGCACACTTATACCTTGATGACTTTGTAGATATAGTAGGAGACTTTCAAGACACAGTAGCAGAAAGTGCCACTGGTATTACAGGTGTTTCCTTTGACTTTAATACAGTAAGTGCTATTCCTTTTAATGCTTCATCAACATCAGAATTGATGGAATATGTCAAGAATAAAACTACTGAGTTCTATAATAGTTTACCAACAAGTCCTATATATGCTGGTATTAAGTCTGAAACAGAGACTTTTATCAATAATATAGTGATTTATATCTATAGGTTTAGGCTAACTGAATAATGGCTCAGTGGTGCAACTGGTGAAGACACAACACTCTTAAACAGTGTAAAGTAAGGGTTCGAGTCCCTTCTGAGTCACCAGCTAATGGATTGGTAGTTTAATGGTAAAATATCTCTCTTGTAAAGAGCAGTTCACAGTTCGATTCTGTGCCTTTCCTCAACAAGTTAGTAACTGTCACTCTATTCAGTGAGGCTAACACTCCTTGGCTTATAGAGTCTATTTGGTGAGCTGCCACCCACTAGTCCTGCGGAGACTAAATGAAAAAGAGCTATATTAAGATAGAGGCATGAAGGAGAGTTCCAGCAAAGGGTAAACTGGAAAGGAGTGGTACTACAATCCAAATCCACTCAAATGTAGGTATGGTGTTAGTGGTCAGCATATGACATTGCCAATGTCAAGGGGTCAGTTCAAGTCTGATTATCTACTCAATGCAGTATTGGTGTAATGGTAACATGTCACCCTTCCAAGGTGAATTTGACAGTTCGAATCTGTTATACTGCTCATTATTGTGGGGAGATTAGGTAATCCAATTAGTCTCATAAGCTAATTAAGTGGGGTCGGTACCCACCCCCGCAACACTAATAGAAGAAAATATGAAGGGAGAAAACAAAATGATGCTACTAATCACTGGTGTAACCATGAGGAGTGTAGTCAATCAAGCAAATGAACTTGGAGTTCAAAAGGAAGATATAGTACAGTTGTTCCACATAGCAGGGCAAATATATCTGATTTATTACAAATAATTTGGCAATATGGAAGAGAAAATTATTAGAGCAACAGTAAAGGCAGAGCCTAAATACAATGTGGGCAGAACAATTAACCTTGCATCCTATGAAGCTGTTAAAGTATTCAAGAGTGTAAGGAGAGCACAAAGTAGGGGTCATGTAACCCCTTGGGGAACAATAGCACCTAAGAGACCTTTCAATAATAGAAAGAGAACAGCAGGTAGGGAAGAACAACTTCTAAGAGAAAGAATTTATGGACAAGTTAGAGCAAGATACTCAGCATAATGAGTATAACAATGAACCAGTAGTTTACTGTAAGAGATGCTTGTCACTTGCCATAAGGACAGAAGATGGTACTGAATATTGTGATAAGTGTGGTAGTACTGAAATAGAGAGTGCCAATATCTTTGATTGGGAGAAGATGTATGGACAGAAGTATGGTGGTAGTTATTTAAACAAATAAAGGCAATGGAAAAAGAAATGAAAGTTGATGCTAATGCACAACATACTGCATGTGATAGTAAAGGATGTAATCAAGAAATGGATTATGGTCAATTGAGAAATGTAGCTATTCAATTATCAGCTCAGAATCAAGAACTTAGGAAACAAGTTCAAGAGCTTGATATGGCTAACTTCTTTAAGAGACTGGATTACTTATGGGATATTATCCATAGTACTTCTCCTTATTTATCTGAGGAATTTAAAGTAAAATCGGGTAGAGAATATATGGAAATGATGGCTAAGCCTGAAGTTCCTGAAGAAACAACTGATAAAGAATAGAATTATGAGCAAAGGAATTAATAACGTAGTTAGAATTCCTTGCAAGCTAGATAGTAAATTCTTTAGGTATTGGTTTGAGTTCCTACAACCTTTTCATCATCTTACTGAAAGAGAGATGGATGTGATTACCTCTCTGGTAAAATATAGATATGAACTTAGCAAAGTTATATCTGATAATGAGATACTGGACAAAGTAACAATGGGAGATGATACTAAGAGAAAAGTAATGGAAGAGTGTGGTATAACTCTTCCTTACCTTCAGGTAATCTTAGGTAAGTTAAAGAAGAACAGGGTAATAATTGATGGAAAGATTAACCCTAGGTACATACCTAATATTATAGAAGAAAATAATTCATTCAAGTTAATGCTGTTATTTGATTTCTCATGACCTATCAAGATGCAATCAAACAAATATCTGCTGAATTGAATTTACCTCTTGAGGTAGTTAAGAGAGCCTATGAATCCTATTGGGAGTTTATTAGGACTACTATTCAAAGCTTGCCTTTGAAGGAAGACTTGACTGAAGAACAATTTAAGAAGTTAAGGACTAATTTTAATATTCCATCAATAGGAAAGATGAGCTGTACCTACGATAGATATGTAGGTATGAAGAAACATTATCATCACATACAGAAATTAAGAGCAAATGATAACAACAATAAAGAAAGTCAAACCTCTGTTTAATGGTGTAATTACCACCATGAACAAATATGGAACTGAGTATTTAAAAGGTACTACTATAATAGATACTAGTATTAGTGATACTGTAAAAGAATATCAGACAGTAGTAGCTGTAGGACCACAAGTGAAAGGTGTAGAAGTAGGAGATGTAGTATATATTAATCCTAAAAGATATGCTGTTATGAAGCATAAGGAAGGTACTCTACAAGATGGTACTATTAAGGATAATCCTGTAATAGGATACAAGTTTGATATAATTGAAATTGACAATGTTCCCCATCTATATATCTTTGATAACGACATTAAGTTTGTAGCAGAGATTGAGGAATTTGATGAAAATCCTACTCTGGTTATGCCAGAGTCACCAAAAATAGAGTTAAACTAAAATAGACCCTGCCTGCATTAAGCAGGTGGGGTTTTTCTTTTATGAACTATGAAACTTATAAAATATGAGAACTACCAGATAGTAATAGCAGATGAGCTATTACTTATAAGACAAGCAAGACAGCTTCTTAATGCTGATAGAACAGCTACTAAGGAAAACTTCCTTAGACAGATAAGCTATATGTACTTCATGTATGACCCTGAAAGTACTTACGGTTATCTAACTGATGAAGCTGAAAGAGCTAAAGCTGTTATAGAACAAGAAGGTTTAGGTAAAGACTTTAAACCTGATAAGAAGCTAAATGAGCTAATAGAGATATATAAGCAACATGTAATAACTACATCCTATCTTCTATTGCAGGATAATAGAGTTGCTATTGATAAGATTAGGGAGTTTCTTAGGAATGTAGACCTTACACAAGTTGATGATAAAGGTAAGCCTATTTATCCCATTAATCAGGTAACAGCTACTATTAAACTTGTACCTGATTTAGCTGCTGCCAATAGGAAAGCAGAAAGAGACCTTGCTAAGGAAATTGAGGAGAACTCAAGGGCTAGAGGTATACAGGAGAAGAAGTTATTTGAAGATGGATTAGATATAAATTAATTATGGAAGCAGTAGATATAGTAGAAGCATTAAATCAATTTCATGAGAAATTAGCAGGTAAAGTAGGTGGACAGTTTGTACTACAAAAGAGCCTGTTACCTGATGAAAGTTTCAAGGCTTATAAGAAGTTAAGTCTTATTGTATGGTATGTGAATGGTTCCAATAAGCTTAGAGCACTTCAGGTCAACAAAGTAGCTAGAATGATAAGTGACAAGGAGATTGCTATTGCTCACAAGGAAGCTTGTACTGAATTAACTAAGACAATGCTTGACTTTGTAGCAGGCAATGATTATGTAAGTTTGGTTTATGGAGCTAAATAAATACCAGTCCACTTTTGAGGATTTACAACTGGATAGTTATCCTCAAGAGGTACAGGATGAATTTATGGATGCTATCAATTCAGTTCCTTTAATTCAACATCTTATTAGTCCTAATAGACCTCTAGCTAAGGACTGTCCTAGGGATGAAAAGGGTAGAATTATAGTAGATTTAACTAATCCACCAATAATTGAGGATACTGATTACTTTAGACCTGTTGCTCTGTTCTATAAAGAACATGGTAAAATGACTAACTTAAGACCTAATGCTAACCCAAACAGTGAGTTTGGCAAATGGATTAGGGAAGAAATCAGAAGAATATGGTATGGTTATGTCAGGGAATCTGATGGAGCATGGGTAACTGGAGATATGTATTTCTATTTGAATTATTGTCCTATCATTCAATCTAAGATTAGAAAAGGTACTAAGATTGCAGATAGAATTGTTGATACTCCAGAGTTCTGGGAAGGAATATGGTGGAGGTCTAATTATATAGAACAAGCAAGAAATCTAGGACATCACTGTGCTGAAATTGCAAAAAGAGGGGCTTCGAAGTCGTACTTTGTAGCCTCAATTCTTGCTAAGTTATTCATACTTGGAGAGAATGAAGATACCAGTAAGTCAGTTAGGGCAATGGTTACTGCATACCAAAAGGAGTACTTAGTTAAAGATGGTACTTTGAATAAGTTTGTAGAGATGATAGACTATATAGCTCAAAACACAGAATTTCCTTCAAAGAGACTTAGGTCTTCCTTGCAGGATATGCAATGGAAAATGGGTTATGTAGACCTTGATACAGGTACACAGAGAGGTACACTTAATGAGATTATAGGTGTTTCATCTAAGGATGACCCTGATAAGTTAAGGGGTAAGAGGTCCTCAAGAATAATAATTGAAGAGTTTGGTAATTTCCCCAAGGTAACAGATACATATAGGGTTATTCTTCCTTCAGTACAGGAAGGTAATATTGTCTTTGGGCAGATGATTCTTATTGGTACAGGTGGTTCTGAAGGTGCAGACTTTGCTGGTGCTAATGAAATTATCTACAATCCTTTAGGCTTTAATATATATGCCATACCTAATGTGTATGACAGGTCAGCACAAGGTAAGAATAACACTATCTTCTTCTTTGGTGCCTATGTGAATAGGAAAGGATGCTATAACCATGATGGAGTATCTGATGTAACCAAGGCACTACTTGAACTGTGTTATGATAGGTATCTTGTCAAGTATAACACAACAGATTCAATGGCTTTAACAAGAACTAAGGCAGAGAATCCTATTACACTTCAAGAGGCTATCATGAGAAGAGATAGTACCTTATTCCCAGTAGCTACTATCATGGATAGAATACATCAGATAGATGGTAATCCTAATGAGTATGATGATGTATATGTTGGTGAACTTGAACTAAAGAAAGATGGTAAAGTAGAATTTAAGCCTACCAGTGCACAGCCCATAAGACATTTCCCACACAAAGATAATAAACTTGAAGGAGCTGTTGAGATATTCAAGATGCCTGAACTTGATAGGGATGGCAAACCATTCAATGGTAGATATATTGCATCTCAAGACCCTTATGATGATGATAGTGCAGAGACAATGTCTTTAGGCTCTACTTTCATACTTGACTTGTGGACTGACAAGATTGTTGCAGAATATACAGGCAGACCAATGTTTGCTGATGATTATTATGAAACATCCAGAAGAATGTGCTTATTCTATAATGCAAGGATGAATTATGAGAATAACAAGAAGGGATTATTTGCCTATTTCTCAAAGATGAATTGCCTGTATCTTCTTACAGATGTATTGGAGTTCCTTAAGGATAAAGATATGGTTAAAGGGCAATTATATGGCAATAAGGCTAAGGGTACTAACGCTACTACTCCTATTAATGCTTATGCAAGAACTCTTATAAGAAACTGGCTGCTTAAACCAGTAGTAACTGTACAGGTTGTTGATGGGGAAGAACAAGAAGTAACAGTACCTAATCTGATGTTCATCAAGTCTAAAGCTCTACTTCAAGAACTTGCTCAATGGAATCCTGATGGTAACTTTGATAGGGTTTCATCCTTAGGTATGTTGATGCTTTTAAGGGAAGATAAGATGATTACTTTAGGAGGTGATGTCTCAAAGGCTATTGAACACAATAATGAAAGTGACCTTAGTAACGATAAATTCTTCAAGAAGAACTATGATTTAAGATTCAAGAAAACAGTAAATTTAGTAAAATAGTATGAAAGTCTTAGTAAATTCATTATCCTATTGTATTAGTAACCTGTTTGATATACTTTTGTATCAAATTAATAATGGAGGACTATGGCAGATAACATAAACTTTCCCAGACAGATGCTTCCATTCTCTAAGAAAACAAAGCACTGGAGAAAGCAGTGTCTGTTATGGGCAAATAATAAAACCTTTTTTAACTATAGTCTGGTAAGGAAGTCAGTTATTCATAAGAAGATTAACTATGATTTACTTAATGGCAGGTTGCATATAAATGATATGCAATTAGTACTTAACCCAGATAATATAGAAGCAGGTTATATTCCTGATAACATACAACATTATCCTATAATTAATAGTAAGCTTAATGTTCTTAGAGGAGAAGAATCTAAAAGGGTATTCGATTTTAAGGTAGTAGTAACTAATCCTACTGCAATTTCAGAAATTGAGGATAACAAGAAGGCTGAACTCCTACAAAGAGTGCAGGAAATAATACAGGATAATTCAATTTCAGAAGAGGAATTTAACCAAAAACTAGAGAAGCTTAATGATTATTATACTTATGAATGGCAAGACCTTAAGGAAGTAAGAGCTAATCAGCTTTTAAATCATTATATAAAAGAGCTAAATATGCCTCTTATATTCAATAATGGATTTATGGATGCAATGACTTGTGGAGAGGAAATCTACCAATGTGATATTGTAGGTGGAGAACCAGTGATTGAGAGAATAAATCCATTGAAAATTAGGGTATTCAAGTCAGGATATAGTAATAAAATTGAAGATGCTGACATCATTATTCTTGAGGACTATTGGTCTCCGGGTAGGATAATAGATACATACTATGATGTTCTAACTAAGAAAGACATAGAGTATATAGAAAATATGCCTGATTTTGTTGGACAAGGTGCTACTGATAGTGCTGATAACATAGATGAGAGATATGGATTCATTAATGCTAGTATGGTTAGTGATGAAATAACTACATCAAATGGTAACTATTATTTTGACCCTGCTAATCTATTTGGTGGTGAAGGAATAGCAAACTCACTTATGCCTTATGATTTAGCAGGTAATATTAGGGTTCTTAGACTATTCTGGAAATCAAAGAAAGCTATCCTTAAGGTTAAATCTTATGACCCTGAAACTGGAGAAGAGATATATGACTTCTATCCAGAGAATTATATTATAGATGAGGATAATGGAGAAGAAGCACAAAGATTCTGGATTAATGAGGCTTGGGAAGGTACTCTTATAGGAGATGCAAAAGATGGCATCTTTGTTAATATGAGACCAAGACCTATTCAATATAACAGATTAAGTAATCCATCAAGATGCCACTTTGGTATTATAGGTTCTATATATAATCTTAATGATAGCAGACCATTCTCAATGGTAGATATGATGAAGTCATATAATTATTTATATGATGCTATTCATGATAGACTTAACAAGGCAATAGCTAACAATTGGGGTTCTATATTAGAACTTGACCTTGCTAAGGTTCCTAGAGACTGGGATATTGAAAAGTGGATTTACTTTGCTAAGGTTAATCATCTTGCTATTACAGATAGCTTTAAGGAAGGAACAATAGGGGCATCTACAGGAAAACTTGCTGGAGGACTTAATAATGCAAGCAGAGGTATGATAGAGACCAATGTTGGTAACTACATACAACAACTTATAAATCTGCTTGAGTTTATTAAGATGGAGATGTCTGAAGTAGTAGGTATCTCAAAACAGAGAGAAGGACAAATAAGTAATAGAGAAACTGTAGGTGGAGTAGAAAGAGCTACTTTACAATCAAGTCATATTACTGAATGGATGTTCACAATACATGATGATGTTAAAAAGAGAGCACTTGAATGCTTCTTGGAGACTTCAAAGATTGCACTTAAAGGCAGGAATAAGAAGTTTCAGTACATACTATCAGATACCTCAATGAGAGTTATGGATATTGATGGAGATGAATTTGCAGAAGCTGATTATGGTCTTGTAGTTGATAATAGTAATGGTACTCAAGAATTGCAATCAAAACTTGATACTCTTGCACAGGCAGCTCTTCAAACACAGACCCTTTCATTCTCTACTATTACTAAGCTCTATACCTCAAGTAGCCTAGCTGAAAAGCAAAGACTTATTGAGAGAGATGAGAAGGCTATTCAAGAAAGACAAGCTCAGGCTCAACAGCAACAGTTACAGGCTCAGCAACAACAAGCAGAAATGCAAATTGAACAGAAGAGAATGGAACTTGAACAGAAGGATGCACAGAATATCAGAGATAATCAGACCAAGATACAGGTAGCACTTATAGGTGCTCAAAGTAAAGCAACTGATATTGAAGGTGACGGTATTGCTCCTGATGAGTTTAGTGCTGAAGCTAAGGCTAATCTTGAAGAGAAGATTAGAGAATTTGATGATAAACTTAAACTTGAAAGGGATAAGTTGAACCATCAAAAGAAGAAAGATGAGGAAGATGCAGAAATCAAGAGAGCTGCTCTTAGAAAGAGAACTAATACAACAAGTAAATAACTATGAGACACTTTAATACGATTATAGAACAATCTACTCCCCCTGCAACCAATGCTATTTGGTTGTCAGGTGGTAGTATGAAATACTTCACTAACGGTAAATGGACTCCTGTAGGAGAAAGTGAGGAAGTATCATGGGATGATATTAAGGATAAACCTGATAATCTTGCTACTACTGACCTTGCTACTACAACAACTGCGGGACTTATGTCACAGAGTGACAAGTCTAAGTTGGATAGTATTGCTAATAATGCTAATGCTTATGTACTACCAGCTGCTACTACAAAGACCAGAGGTGGTATTAATGCAACAGCTCCTATAGCTGACCTAGCATCAGATGCTGATGCAGCAACAATTACAACTAAGTTAAATAGCCTATTAGCTGCTCTTAGAACAGCAGGCGTAATATCAGTATAAGAACATGAGAAGGTTTAACACAATAATAGAGTCCGCTAATCCTCCCGGTAGAAACCAGCTGTGGATAGACCATAAGAAGCTGAGATACTTCTCTGAAGACAGGTGGCAGTTACTTGGTGGAGGTGAAATTAATCCACCTGAAATCAGTGACCATGATACTTGGATTATAGAAGGGGTCGATACTGGTAAACCTTCAAGAGGAGAGAAAGGACAAACTGGTGAAGCAGGTCCAACACCTTTATTCAGAACTACAGATACAGCTGTTGAATACAGTTATGATGGTATTGAATGGGAACAACTTGTTCCATTAACTGACTTTCAGATACACAATAATCCTGATGAGGAGGATATTACAACTGTTGATGGTAAGCTGAAACTAAAGGATAAGGCTTATTTAACCTCACAATTTAGTGGCTTAGGTAGAGTGTACCTTAGAAAGAACATACAAGGTGGCAAGAACATTCTTACACAAGAGATGATTAATGCTGAGAATACCTTGTATTCTATTCAATATGACTATGACCTTAATGGTGCTACTATCACTATACCTAATAACTCTATGTTATATTTCTTTGGTGGTAGTTTAAAGAATGGTACTTTATCATTACCTTTTAGTCCTACTGTATTAGAAGGTAGGGTTAAGATGACTCAAGTAACAGTCAACTATACAGCAGGTAATTACTCATTGAATGATAATAATACCTTATGTCTTAACTGCCTTGATTTACCTAGCCATCTATCAAAGTATAACCTTCCTACTGATGGTGTTACAGACTGTGCACCTTATTTGAATGGTCTATTTGAGGAGCTGGCAAAGAATAACTATAATAACCAAAGGAGAAATATAATAGTCATTATCCCTGAAATTACTAAGGGGCTTGTTGCTAAGAGTACTATAGAATGTAGATGTAAATATATTGAGGTTAGACTGAGTTCTAATATAAGGTTTGACTTCTCTGATATAGTACTGACTGATAACTCTTCTGTAACAAGACATTGTTTCTACTTTAATGGGGGAGTTATTAAGTTTGTTGGTATGCCTAATGCAGGTGTATATCCAACAATAGATGGTGGTATTGATACAGTTCAGGGGATTAAAGAAGCTAATGCATCTGCTAACTTCCATAGTAACACTGTATATATTATAGGTCAGATAAGTGCTGAACTACAAGGTGTGAAAGTTACTAATGGATTTAATAATGTACAGGTAGCAAGTCCTAATAATGTTCAAGTTAACAATGTATATAGTACCTTAGCTAAATATGATAATGGTATTCATGTATCTGCTATAGAGTCCTCAAGTGGTAAGATTACAACAAGGGCTATAGTATCTAACTGTTTAGTTGAGGGAGCAAAGGATATTGGTATTGATGTATCAACTCCTAGTGCTATTGTACAGAACTGTGTGTGTAGGAACTGTGGTAATAATGATGGTTATAATGCTGGTGGTGGATTTGGAGTAGAATTTCTTCAAACAGTGCCAGAGGTTATCAATATTATGTTCCTTAACTGTACTGCTAAGGACTGTAATAACTATGGTTTCTATACAGCCTGTGGAGGTATCACTTATAATGGTTGTACAGTAGATGGTGTAATTGCTACTACATCAGCTTATCCTAATAATGTATATCAGCTAAGAACTGGTACAGCCTTCTTGAATGAAGGTAAGGAGAACCTCAATGCTGATACTCTTATTAGAGTTGATAACTGTAATATTAAAGGTGCACAGCATGTTGTTCATTTAAGGGAAAGTAAAGCTTCTGCCAATATATATAATAGTATATGTAACACTGTTAACTTTGCATTAGCAGAGAGTGATGCTAATAAAGTATATTTAAGTGAGGATAGTAGTGCTACATATCAGACATTATATCTTACTTCATTTAATAATAATGGTATAGCATATAAGAAGTGTATTCTATGGGTACCAAAAGGTATTAGCTTAGATAGGCCTTCCTCTCCTGAAGTTGGTATGCAATTCTTTGACACTACTATAGGTAAGCCTGTATGGTGGACTGGTACTCAATGGATGGAAGCATCATCAGGTTCTACTGGAGCCACTGGTAATAGTACTAAAGTTATGTATGCAAAGACCAGTAGTCCAAATGTTACTCCCGTAGTTATAAGTGATAATATTAATCCCGGTAGTATCTGGGGTACTGCTATACCAAGTAGAACAAGTACAGAGGCTATATGGGGCATACAAGCTAGTGTAACTGCTGATAATCAGTTAGCTAGTCCTTGGGAAGGACCTTACCTTATGACAGGTATCAATGGTGAAGATGGTAAAGACGGGACTAACGGTACAGATGGTAAGGATGCAGTTACTCCTAACTGGTACACTTATGTATTCAAGCTAAGTGATAGTAAGCCTTCAGGACCTACTAGTAATGACCCTAATAATCCGGGCAATGGGTGGCTTGACTATCCTAATGCTAATGGTAATTGGTGGCAATGTATTGGTACTGTTAATGGAGTTACAGGTAAAGTAACTGAATGGAGTGAAGTTATTCCTTTAAATGGTAGAGATGGACAAGACGGTCAAGATGGACAAGATGGTACTGCCCAAGATGGTAGATATACAGAGTTCAGATTTGCTAAGACTACAGGTTCTACTCCTTCTTTAAATAAGACATTAAGAGACCCTAGTGGATGGACTGTTGCTTTCCCTACTATAAGTGAGGGAGAAATCCTATGGATGATTAAAGCAGTCATCAATCCTGATGATACTCTATATACTAATTGGGATGGTCCTATTAGAATAAGTGGAGAAAGAGGTCCTCAAGGAAATACTGGTCCAGCAGGTAAGGATGGTGCAACAGGTAGTCAAGGTATTGCAGGTATTCCCGGTGTAGATATAGAATTAAGATATAGTTTAGGAACTTCTACTACTTATGATGCATCTTGGAACTCAAGGATACAATCTGATAGAAGTCTTCCTGCATCTAATGGATGGTCTCTTAATGTTCCTGATGTTACAGAAAGCAAACCTTATATATGGTTAATCCAAGCAAGAATAAGTCATATAGAAAATGGTGACCAAGGATATCTTGAAGGAGAATGGTCATCTCCTATAAGACTTAATGGTATTAATGGTCTTAATGGTACTCAGGGTAAAAAGGGACAAGTTGTATATCCAGCAGGTGTATATGGCACTGAAATAAGTTATACTACTACAGATACCAAAGCTCCTTATGTATATGACCCAAGTGATGGCAATTTCTATGTACTTAATGCCGTAATGACTTGGAAGGGAAGTGAACAGAATAATAAGACTCCATCACAGAGTTATGCAGAATCTCAAGGTTCATATTGGCTAAGGTTTGATGCCTATGAAGCTGTCTATGCTAAGATTGGTATTATAGCTAATGGTCTTATAGGTTCAGCAGTATTCAATGGTAACTATATGTTCAGTCAACAAGGAACAGATGCTAATGGCAATCCTTCAAGTAATTATGAAGATTTCACTGGGGATGATAATTCACCATTTAAGCCTAACTTACTTATTGATTTCAATACTGGAGATTTAACATATAAAGGGGTATCACAGATACTAGCTTATCATATGGAAGAGAATGAGAGGTTAGATATTAATAATGAGTTTCCATATAATAAGATTATAGCAGCTGAAGGTTGCACTATTGGATTTAAGAATAGTAATAGATATAACCCACGTAGAATAGAAGTAGAAGGAGCATGTACTTATAGCTATGCGTTAACAGGAACGTATGTTAATAATGTTAAACTTGATACCTCTCTAGAATATGTAAAAATAATGGAGAGTATAACTATTGAGTATCCAGAGGATGGTCAAATATATGCTTATAACACACCAGATTTATTTACTAAAACTGGTAGATTTGGTGAATTTAGTATAGTAGCTAACAACATGGTTGGTGTAATAACTGCCAATACTATATTTGGAAGTCAAAATGTTGCTCAGATAATGTTTTCAAATAATACAGCAGGTATAGTTGTTCTAAAGAATGATAAAAGAAGAGTGTTATATCCCTTTGATATCAGTACTGTTTTGCCTGTAAGATTATCAAGAGCTAGTTTAGATTATGCAAAAGGAAAATGGTGGGATGTTCAAGCTCAACTTCAGATAAGACGTAATACTTCTAATACTGCAAATGAAGTTTCATTTGTAGTACAATACCCAAGTGAAGTCAGAAATCTTGAAGACGATGTTATATCATGCTCTGGGCAACTATTAGTAGCAGGATAAATCATATGTTAACACAGGAAGAATTAAAAAGAATACAGTCATATCTTTTACAAAATGCTATAAAGGATACTCAACTTAAGGAGGCTGCATTGCCTCTGAAAGGTGATGAAATTTTAGCTATTGTACAAGATAATAAGAATGTTAAGATTACCATATCTGACCTAGGTTCAGTGTCAAATAGTGGTAATGCAGGTTCAAGACCTGATAATCCAATCATAGGTACTCAATACTTTGATACAACTCTACAGAAGCTGATTGTATTTAATGGGGAGATATGGATGGATACTATGGGTAATCCAGCAGATGCACCAAATATTGGAACAACAAATGACAAACCACAAGATGTACAGGTAGGATTCATATTCTACGATATAGAGGAAGAACACTTTGTAATTTGGAATGGTCAAGATTGGGTTCCTGTTTGTTGTGGAGGTGGAAGTATATTAATGGTTACTCCTCCAAATTTGGATTATCCTGATAAAGGGAGTACAAAAGAAATCACTATCAAGACAGACGATAAGTGGAGTATAACATAACAATTATTAGTAAAAGAAAATGGCAAAACCAGCATGGATAACAGCTAGTCCTACATCGGGTACAGGTAATGGTACATCAAGCATAACTGCACCAGCATATACAGGTAGGAATCAAAGAACAGGAACAATTACTGTTACTACAAATGGGGGACAAACAGCTACAGTAGCTGTCACTCAATCAGCTTTGGCTGCATTTGTTACAGCAGGAGGAAATCAAAGTATTTCAGCTACAGCTACAACAGCCACTGTCACATTTACATCAAATGTACAAGCATTTAAGGTTACACCAACAGGAGGAGCTTCTATTACTTCTGTTAAGGTAAATGGTACAACAGTTACTGCTTCAGGTGGTGTATATACACCATCAGGAGACCCCGGTGGAAGTGCTCAGTATATTGTTGCAATAGCAGTATCAGTACCAGCTAACACAACAATAACTGCAAAAACTTTCACAGTTAAACTTGAACATAGTACTACTGCAAGCATAAGTGGAACAGTTACTATTAACCAGTCAGCAGGAAGTTCTTCAATATCAGTAAACCCAACAAGGTTAACATTTGCAGCTGGAGGTGAAACTAAGACAATTAACATTACTTCTAATGATAGTTGGACTATTTCATAATTATTAGGGTAATTAAAAGTAAATGACTTTTGCTATTGCAGAAGTCATTTTTCTTATATACCTTTGCATAAATAACTAATACTTTATATCATGAAAGAGAATATTATAATTAACCAAGATATGAAGGTGCAATCCCTTCAAGTATCTAAGATAAAGAATATACCAGCAGGCAACTTTGCACCCGGATTAATGTTTCTATTAAAGAACATTACAGAGGATAATATCTCTATTGAGATAAGACCTGCTGGACAAGAGGAATTCATTACTACAGTTTTATATCCCGGATGGAATGTAGAACTAGTTAGTGCTGTTAACAATGTAACTGAAAACACATTACAATATGGTTTCTAGAACAGGTATAGGAGCAGGTATTGGTATTCCTTTTAAGAATAATGCCTTAAAGGGGGATAAACCTTATCTTCCTCCTGAAATTAAAGATAGTCTAAAAGCAGTAGTGATTGCTTATGGAAAGACTAATAATGATTCTGATAGAGCTATAGTTAAGAACTTGGTAGACCCCGACAACCCGTTCATCATTAGCAACGCAGTTTTCAAGCTCAACAGCGGATTTGGAGGTTTTGTAGAAGATTTTACTTCATGGGATAGAATAGATAGTAGTACTGTCGAAATTTCCAATGATGGTAGTAAGATAAAATGTATAAATACTACACTTAATGTTCAGTATCTTTTTAATTCTATTAATAGGGATATCCCATCTTTTAAAGTTAAGATTTCAAATTTTACAAAAGGCGATATTACTTATTACTATCGTAAAGAGGACGGAATAGAAGCATTTTTTAAAATTACCCCCCCTTAGTGTAGTTAATTCTGATAAAGTAATAGAATTACCTAAGTCATATAATACTGTTGAAAATGGAACAGGTGGTAGGGGAGGATTTTATTCTTCTAATATAAATATTGGAGTAACTATCGAGCAAATCCCCTCTTTTGAAGGAGCATTCGTCACCGACGGAGTTAACGACCTGATTACTTCCACCAAGACCGTACAGGAGATGGGTATTACTAATGAGGTTACAGTCGTTAGTATGATTCATCAAATTAATGCTAATAAAAATTTTACTACTACAAATAATCTTAGAAGTGAAAGTAGAGTTATAGGTAGAAATACAGTTACCAATATAGGTAAAACTGGAATATATGGATGGTACAAAGAAGACCTTAAAGGAACAACTGCAACTCTAATAAGTAATATATTAGGAGATAAGAATGACTATACAGGGCATTATATAGAAAGCACTAATCCAATCACTAATTCTAAGTTTTATGTAACGGGTTATGCTGTTGAAAATGGTTTTACTGAATTATCTTCCGTTGCTTGGTACTGGACAATCATCGCCAACAAGGTACTGACTTCCGACCAAATCAATCAGGTTATCGCCTACTTTAACTTGGATAGATGCGTTGAGCCTACTGTACTGTATGATGTTAAGAGACAGGGGTTATCTAACGATACTCCGGATTCTGATTGGTATCTGAAAGACTATTCCGGTAATGGGTATGATATGACATTATACAACTATGCCAAAACCCCAGAAAGCGGAATTAATGAAGATGGAGGATTGCAATCTGACGGAGTAGAGGACTATGGTAAAGTAACAGGGCTGCCGATTTACAAGGATTATACAGTGGTTGCTGACTACGAAAGATTTAATATAGAAAACATTGAAGGCATTGGTACTCCCCCTGTATTATCTAAATCTTATACTGCTGGACAAGGTTCTTTCATTATGAACTTTATTGCTAGTACTGAAAATAGCATTCGTTCATATTCTTTTGGAGCAGAAAATACTAGAAATTTTAGTGACTTAGCTAGACAGATTTTTTATCAATCTAAGTACAAGAGTCAAGGATTTGACATAACTGCTGGTACAGGTATTGATGGTGATTCTTTGTGGTTAGGCACAGTAAGAGATAACGATAGCCGTTTCTTTAACGGAGCTATCTACTCTCTCATGACTTTCCCCTATAGTATGTCTGAGTTCCTCATCGAACGTCAGCTAAAGAAGCACAAGCTGGGTACGCTGTATCCTAATATGGTTGAATTTAGACCTGTTATTAAGAGTAATGCTTCGTATGACAATATCGTATTTTATTATAAAAATGAGAAAGTAGAAAATGGGACTTATCTTACGGTTGGTTCTTCTATTGGTATGCACATACGTTTAAGTAGTAATTCTGTTAATGAAATAAAATCTATTACTATTAATGGAATTCCAGCTACTTTTAATTTTCATGATGTTAATAATAACATATATCAATATGATTTCAATCTAACTTCCAAGTCCCCTCAAAAGATAAACATCACAATTGACGAGTACATCAGATACGAGGACATTGTTCAGCCATATCCAGTTCTATTGAGATTCAAGGATGAGAATGGTAATGAAGTATCTTGGGGAGGTAAATTCAAAGTTGGTTCTACTATTACTAGAATAGGTAGTATTGCTGACCCTGAAAGCAATCTATTAAATGGTTTATATTCTATTTCAGGATTGTCTTTAAATGGTAAAGGTGTTACTAGTACTACTAGTATCGTTGAAAAGCAAATGGTATTTAAAACTATTGCAACTTATCTTCTTGACAATAATGAACCTAAATGTATTCTTTCTCCTAGACTATTGAGAATACCTAACCCTAGTTATAAGATATTAGGTTACATTCCCGATATATCCGGTCATGGTAATCATGGAGTTATTCATAACTCGGCTTATGCAGAAGGAAGTGGAGTAAATGAAGATGGTTCATACCAGTTGGATGGTGTAGATGACCATATTACTATTCCTACTTTGTCTAGTGGAGGTAAGCAGGTGTTAATGAAAGTGAATTTGCCAAGATTAAATGAGAGTATCTATGACCAAAGAAAAGAAACAAACACTTACACTTTTGCTATTCTAACAACACCGTCCCAATTTGCTTATGATCAAAGGAATAGTGAAAGAATTACGTATATTGATGGCATCTTAAACACAAATATTATAGCAGAACAACTAATGGGTGTAACTCACAATATTGTAGTTATAAACAGTAAAGCAAATCTGGATAATACTCGAAGCCCTATCTTGGGTCGTGATATAAATGGAAATAATTGGTCGCGTATGCGCATCTACGACTTCATGCTCTTCGAGAGCATCTCAACAGACGATAAGATTAAAGAGCTGAACGAGTATGTAGGTATTGAAGCTAAGGTAGAGTTACCTCCTTATTACTGGGATGCTTATGGCAAAACTAATCTTGATGCAGATAAAGCAACTATTCAACAAAGAGGTGTAGCCGTAGGTAATTATGATTTGACTAATTATAATCATGCTTACGATAAAATGTCAGGTTATGGAGGTTATAGTTTTAGTCCATTTAGTAATACTAATGATTGGAGGTTATCGTCTTCGGATAATACAATGGAATTATTATCAATAGATGGTTATTCTTTTACTGCAAGAAGATTAGAAGGTTCTACTTGGTGGAAATATAAAAATAAAGTAACAACTAATGTAAGTAAGAACTTAACTATAAAAATAAGAACTAATAAGTCTGTAAAAATCAACTGGGAATTGAAATATAGAACTAGTGAAATGCCTGATTTTGATCTCACATTATGTTTAGTTTCTACTCTTCTTAGTCCTAATGTTATAACTGATGTTGTCCTTCCTGTTAAAACAGAAGAAGAATTAAATACTTTAGGAGCAATTAGTCATTTTTATGTAATATTTTTTCCTATTATTGATGTACCAGTTGGAGAAGAATATACAGTTGAAATGCTTCCTTTATATCCCAATGGTTTACTTTATGATGCTGTAACTGATTATAGTGAGAATGTTAATATTCCTGTGTTTACTGATTTTACAGCAATAATGAAAAGGAAATGGCTAAAAAATCAGGGTTGTCCTTTAATAAAAGGAAGTAAAGTGTATGAAGGAGGCAATGGAAATGCTTTGTTATTTGAATGGGATAAAGCATATAATTTTGTTTTCTATAAAAGAACTGACATTATGGAAGGAGAAGTACCGGAAAATATATCTTTTATTACTCCTACAAATTATAACGGTAATGTTATAACTAGAGGAAGTGAACAAGATACAAATGGAATATGTATCGCTGGCGATGGTAATGCAGGATTTGCTAATATGGTATTCTACAAACTAATCCTCTATCCTAAAACCATTCCACTATTGCAGATTAACTTCCTAAAGAATCTAATGGAAAGAGACGAGATAATTGATTTAAATAACCCAATATTTATACAAGAATGAAATATATAGTAATTCCAATAAAGGTACTCAAGAAAGTACCACAAAGTACATTAGACGAAATGCACTTAGTACCTAGACTTAATGTCAAAGGTACTAAGGCAATATTAAAGTTGTCTCATTATGATGAACTCTTCCCATTAGCAGTAACTATACCATTGCTTGATGATGAACCTATTGAGAGAGTTTATGAATATCCTGTATATGAAGGTGATGAATTAGCTGCACTACTTAGTAGTACAGAGTGGACATCAGAAGATACGACTCTGGCAGACAAGTAATTAAAGCAATAACTAGGCTAAGTATAACAAAAATACTTAGCCTATTTGTTTAAATAACTACTATGCCTATATTTGTGCTAAATATAAATGACATGAAATGGACTATACTAACCATAGTTATACTACTTGTAATGGGAGGGCTTCTCCTTAGGAGTTACAAGGAGTTAGAGAGAAAGTACAATGTGTCTATAGAGAATGTGAAAGCATACGATATGGAACTTAGTGGCTTGAAAGATAATAATAGGGTATTCAAGTTGACAGTAGAGCAACTCAATTACTTTAATGATTCAATAACAAAGAAGCTGAATGAATCAAGAAAGCAACTAGGTATTAAAGATAAGTATCTCCAACAGTTACAGTATGAACTGTTGACAGTATCAAAGCCTGATACTATGAAACTAAAAGACACTATCTTTGTTAATAACTTTAAACTTGATACTATATTAGGTGATAAGTGGGTAAGGACAGATTTACATTTACAATACCCAAGCACCGTAGCCATTAAACCAGAAGTGATATTAGAAAGACATACCTTCATTAATGGTAAAAGGGAGACTGTGAACCCACCAAAGAAGTTCTTTCTGTTTAGGTGGTTTCAAAGGAAGCATACAGTAGTGGAAGTTAACATAAGGGAATTGAACCCCTATGTTGTAAACAAGGAACAGAGATACATTCAAATAATTGATTAATATGAAAGTACTTGATAATTTCATTAACAAAATAGGAAGTGATAAATTACTCCACTACTTAGTGGGTGCATGGCTAATAGCATTAGCTCAACCTTATGGACCTATAGTTATGAGCATAGTGTTTGCAGTATTCTTAATCCTTAGTCTATATAAGGAATACAAGTTAGATAATAAACCAGACCTTGTTGATGTTGCATACTATGTAGGTGGTAGTATAACTTCTGCTGTTAGTTATATTATCAGCTTAATCTTATAGATATGATAGATATAGGTGTTATAATTACAGGAGTAATAGGTTTAATCTCTACAATAGTAACCGGATGGACCTCATGGTTCTTTGCTAGAAAGAAGTATAATAGTGAGGTAGACCAGAATGTCATAAAGAATATGAGTGATTCTTTAGAGTTCTATAAAAGTCTTTCAGATGATAACAAGAGTAGACTTGATGAAATGATAAAGAGGAATGAATATCTTGAAGAAGAAATAAAGGAATTAAGGAAACAAGTACTTAACTTAATGACAATAATGTGTACAGACCTTAGTTGTCAACTAAGAAAAGGAGATTATAAAGAACTATTGAAAGATGGAACTCACTCTAAAGAGAATGTTTAAAGGACCTAAATATACTATAGGTCATTTGTATGTTAATGGGGTATATGAATGTGATACACTTGAAGATGTCGATAGAGGTCTCACAAGTAATATGACTATACAAGAGATAGCAGCTAAAAAGCTATATGGAGAGACAGCAATACCTATTGGTACTTACAAGATTGATATGAATACAGTCAGTCCTAAATTCAAAGATAAAAGTTGGGCTAAGTTCTGTGGTGGTAAATTACCAAGACTTCTTGAGGTTAAAGGCTATTCAGGAGTATTGATTCATGTAGGTAATAAACCAGAAGATACTTTAGGTTGTATTCTAGTTGGTGACAATAAGATTAAGGGACAAGTAATTAACTCTACATTTACCTTTCAGCAATTATATCATTTGATGCTTAAGGCTAGTGTAAGAGGTGAATCTATAACAATTAAAATAGAGTAACTGAATGGGAAGAGCTAAACCAAGAAATGGCACTGTTGGTGCTAAGAAGACTACTAAAAAGAAACGCTAACTAATGTACTATGGGAAGAACAAAACCAATGAATGGAACAACTTCTTATAGACCAAAAGCTAAAACAAAGTCTACTAGGAAGAAAAAATAAGTAGTATGAATAAGAGGATGTACAAGTTAGAACTTATATGTGTCAAGTATATACCAATACTAATTGCATTAATAACTTTGATAGATGTTATATTGTATTACTTTGACATAAACTTTGAGTTAATAAACTATGTTGCTGGTACGTCTTTTCTTACTATGATACCTATGTATATATCTAGTTATGTATATAAATTCTACGAATATCATAGAATGTTTCTGCATTATATTGTGGTAAACAAAGTAGTAATGATGATAGACTTATACATAGGTATTCCACTAGGAGATTTTATGCTGTTAGTGTTATATCTAATTGTAGCAGGTATTTTTGCTTTTCTTGCATTATATCTGCATCAGAAGTATGGGGGAAGGAAGAATGATTGAACTAATCAAGAAGTACTTATTGAAGTTAGTTGATGATATTGATGCTGGTAATTCTAATATCAGTGATAATGAAGCTGTTGAATTAGTAGATACATTAAAGAGGTTGACTGGCAAGGAGAAGAGGATGAGTAAATATGCAGCTTGTAGATACTTGAATGTAAGTAGAGCTACTTTCGATAATTATGTAAGAGCTGGCAAGTTGCCTAAAGGAAACCATGAGATAGGTTTCAAAGAATTAAGTTATAGTAAGAAGAACTTGGATAAGTTCATAAGGAAATATAAACAAGGTTGAAATGTAAGGTTGATATGATAACAAGAAAGAATATGATAATACCTATATTCGATTATAAGTTGACTATACTTATATTCGATAAATGGGAAGAATTAAGAGGTATAATACCTGATAATGAAATTGATGTTGAATCTAGAGCTATTACTCTAAGTAGACATGGTGCATCATTAGTAGCTGTGGATGCTAAATATGGTAGTAGTATAGTGCATGAAGCTGAACATATAAAGAATAACTTATGGATTCACATAGGATATAATCCACAGAATGATAATGATGAAGTGGATGCTTATGTAATAACCTATATCTATGATAAGATAGTCAATGTATATTACAAACACCTTGGTAGTAAAGGTGTACTTGCAAGGGATACTTTCTAGTATCCCTTTCTTTTTATCTATTAGTAACATAATGCTAATGTAAAGCCCTGTATATCAGATTGATATATGGGGCTTTAGTTTTGTTATGCCTCATATAATATTATACTTAATTTTGCACCTGTAAGCTTACAGAGATATATAAAATGTATTTAAGAACAATTAATTTCAACTAGTATGGAAATTATTGAAAAAGAAAAGATTGTTGAAAGACCTGAAGGTTATGATAACTATGGACCTACAAGGAGAGACATCAATGGTAAGGCTAATGCAGGTTTGACACTTGGTATAATTGGTACAGCACTTGGTGCATGGGCTCTATTTGGTAACAGGAGAGCAGGTTTACTTGGTGGAGTATCTGGTGGTGGAGTACCTTCTAACATCAACATTAATGGTCTTGAAACTGGTGTAGCAGGCATGGGAGGCTCTTGCAATAGAAACTGTCCATCTGCTTATGAAGTCCAGATAAAGGAATGTGAAGATGTTTTAGCTCTTCAAGGTGGTCTATACCAATGGGCTCTGACTCAACAAAATCAGAGATTCCAAGACAGACAAACTCTTAATAGTGAGTTGTTTGGTGTTTACAAGAGTCAAGTAGATGCTGACTTTGGTCTGTATAAGAGCACCAGAGATGGTTTTGATGTACTGACTGCACAGCATAACAGAGATGCTTTCAATTTGTATAAGTCTCAAAGAGATGCTGATGATAGTATCATGAAGGAACTGTCAGACCTTAAGGCTCAAGTAGCTATTAATGCTGCTGTTAGACCTTACCAAGACAAGTTAATCCAATGTGAAATTGACAAGGCATTCACTGCTGGAATTAATTACACAGATAGAAAGACTTGCAATGTTATCTATGGTCAAGTAGTTCTTCCTAATGAGCCTACTATTACTGGCTATGTTGGAGCTAACCAATGTGGTTGCCCAAGAATAGTAGCAGCTGCTGCTCCTACTGCATAAGTTAAAAGAGGAGGGTTATCCCTCCTCGCTTATTAAATACTAACTCTTATATTATGATACCAGTAAATCAAGTGATATTAGGTGGTGGTGACCCTTTATTAGGTACAACTACCATAGGTGCTACTATTGAAGACCAGCTACAATTCCTAGAAAAACAAAAGCAACTACTTGAGACAGCAAGGCAGAGACAGCTACAACAGCTTCCTCAACCTGCTCAACCTCAAGTGCAACAAAAGTTGATATGGGATGAAATAGATAATGAAATAGAGCCTATGACAGACGAACAAAAGAATATGCTATTTAAAGATGAAGATTATGTCGAAACTTATAATAAGCTACAAAGTATGGTTCAAGCAGAGATTCTATCCTTAGTAAAGGCTAGAATTGAGAATACTCAAGAAGGGAAGGAGCTATTATCAAATCAATTGAAGATAGTAAAGAAGCTTAAGGGAAAGATAATAGATACTACTAATAGGGAAATGGAAATGTTTAGGAGATTTAGGGAATTCAGTAAGAGTAACCCTAATGTAACCTATGAAGAATTTTTAAGGAACAATTTATAATATGCTAGATAAGATTGAATTAAAAGAGAGATTGCAAATATATCTGATGAAACAAGTTGATATATTAGGTAAAAGTAATCCTATGATAGCTTTCACTAAGCCTCTTATCACTAGAGCTGTGCATAAGAATTTCTCCAAGATTGATAAGATGTTAGACCTTATTTCTGATGAAAAAGGTAATATAGACATAGAGAATATACTTGATGAAATGATAGAATCAGTGGTAACAGGAACTCCTTTTAAGGTTAATACTTCATTTATTGGTGATGTTGAAATTGGTGGAGGTGTAATTAAAATGAATATGCCTTTAGTAAATAAGAGTTTAGTATTTAATGAGAGTGACTTGCAAGGTTTAAAGGAAATGTTAACTTCTAATAATAAGAACTATGGATGATATTTTGATGAGAGAATACCTTAAACATAAAAGTAGAGGTATGTCTGACTCTGAATTTATGAGAAAAATGAAAGAAAACTTTGACATTAGATATGCCAGAGGTAGAGGTAGAGGAATGAGAGACTCTAGCTATGGAGACTTCTATGATGATAGGGATTATACAGGAATGTATGATGACTTCTACATCAATAGACATAATGAACAAGGTGACTTCATGGATATGCCTATGGGTATGAACTATGGAGGTAGAAATGAATTCAGTAGAATGGAACAAGATGGTCATTTTAGTGAAGAAGCTGCAAGATTTAAAGTATCACAAATGTACCACACTGAAGGTGGAAGAAAGTATGTTGGTGAGAAATTTGATATGATGAAAGCTAAAGAAGTATGTGAAAGATACAGGGGTATTATACCTCAAAGTGCTACTCATGCTGATGTATTTGTTGCAATTAATGCACAATACCATGACTATTGTGAACTATTCAAAGCTTGGTTCGGTGATAATATAGATAATAAGATTATCGAATCTGCAATCAACTTCTGGTTTAAGGATGATGATTACAAGGGTGGAAGTAAAGTATGGAAATACTTTATGAACATGTAATGATTGATAGGGTATAGGGGGAATAACCTATACCCTTTCTTTTTTACAGTAAATAAAGATTTTAGTTGTTATACTATAAGTAATTTCATTAATACATTGTCCATTACTAAACTTCTGCTTATCTTTGCAGAAGGTAATAACTAATGGAGAAGTAATTATGGAATTGACAGATGAATTAATCATGACGGGTGATGAAATTGAGAACCTGTTCATTGATAATGATACACAGGAACCTCAACCTGAGAATAAAGAGGAAAAGACAGAAAACAAAGAATCAGATAAAACTACTGAGGACAGTGTAAATCCAGAGGAATTATTTGAAAGTCCAGAGAGCGTAAGTAGTGAAGAAGAAAATCAAGATAAGGATAAAGAGGGTACTATCGAAAACACAGGTAATACTTCTCCCAACTTCTACTCTTCCATTGCCAAAGCCTTGTTAGATGAAAGTATCCTCCCTGACCTTGATGAAGAAACAATCAATAACATCAAGACTCCTGAAGATTTCTCAGAAGCTATAGAGAAACAGATTCAGGCAAGATTAGATGAAAGACAGAGAAGGATCAGTGAAGCATTGAATGCAGATATTGAACCTGATGATATAAGGAAGTATGAAAGTACCCTTAACTATCTTGATTCTATTAAGGAGGAATCTATTAAAGATGAGTCAGATAAGGGAGAACAACTAAGGTCTCAACTTATATTTCAAGACTTTATTAATAGAGGATACAGCAAGGAAAGAGCACAAAGAGAAGTGAAGAAGTCCTTTGATGCAGGCACAGACCTTGAAGATGCTAAGGAAGCTCTTGAAAGTAATAAAGAGTACTTCAATAATCAATATCAAGACTTAATTAAGGAAGCTAAAGATGCTGCCAAAAGGGAGCAGGAGGCTTTCAAGAAGCAAGCTCAAGAGTTAAGGAAATCATTATTGGAAGATAAGGAGGTATTTAATGGAGTTACTTTGGATAAGGTAACTAGACAGAGAGCTTATGATGCTGTAACTAAGCCAATTGCTAAAACTGAAGAAGGTGAATATCTCACTGCTGTTCAAAAGTATGAGGAGGATAATCCTGTGGAATTCAGGAAAAAGCTAGGTGTTCTCTTTGTTATGACTGATGGTTTCAAAGATATTGATAAACTGGTTAAAGGAAAAGTAAGAAAAGAAGTCAAGAGCAGCCTGAAAGAATTAGAACATACTATAAGTAATACCTCAAGACCTTCTGGTAATCCTACACTTATGGGAGCAGCCAAGGAAGATAATGAGACTTATATTGGTCAAGGTTGGTTAGTTGACGATAAAACATATATTTAATAATAAATTTAAAGATTTATGGCTGGTAAATTAGGTAAATTTCAAATGTTGGGTTTCCAACATTGGAAGGGTTTAACAAGTGATAACCATTTAGGCTCTATCTTCCAGTTGCAACCTCAGAGGGCTACCAATATTATGGTGCAGCTATTGGCATTTGACAGAGGTAAGACTCTTGATACATTCTTAAGCCAATTCCCTGTAAGAGAATTTGAAGATGACAGTGAATACTTCTGGGATGTTATTGGTAGTGCTAGAAGGAATATTCCACTGGTAGAAGCTAGAGATGAGAATGGAACTATTGTAGGAGAAAACTATCCTACTAATGTTGGTATTGGTACATCTCCTTTCTACTTGGTATTCCCTGAAGATTGGTTTGCTGATGGTGAAGTAATTGTAGGTAACTTGAACCAAGTATATCCTTTCAGGATTCTTGGAGATGCTAAGATGGAGGGCACAAATGCAGTCTATAAGGTAGAACTTATGGGTGGTATTACTAGTGGATGTCCTGCTGAAAGACTTCAAGCAGGTGAGAGATTCTCTGTAGAATTTGCTCCTGTAGAAAAGGAAATGTCAAGAAAGGTAGGTGACATTAGATTCACTACTCCTGTTAGCATGAGAAATGAATGGTCTACTATTAGAATCCAACATAAGGTAGCAGGTAATAAGCTTGACAGAAAATTGGCTATAGGCATACCTATGGTAAGAAATGTCAATGGAAAACAAGTCAAGGATACTGCTAATATGTGGATGCACTATGTTGACTGGAAAGTTGAACAACAATTCTCTGAATACAAGAATAATGTTCTTGCTTTTGGTACTTCGAACAGGAATGCAAATGGTGAATACATGAACTTTGGCAAGTCAGGTTATGCTATTAAGACTGGTGCTGGTATCTTCGAACAAACTGAAGTGGCTAACACAATGTACTACAATACATTTAGCTTGAAGCTTCTTGAAGATGCTCTGTATGAATTGTCAGCTGCTAAACTGGGTATGGGTGATAGATTATTTATCATCAAGACTGGTGAAAGAGGTGCTATAGCATTCCATAAGGCAGTACTACAAACAGTAAGTGGTTGGACTACATTTGTTCTTGATAATAACTCTACTCATGTAGTAGAAAAGACTCAATCCAAGTTACACAGTAATGCATTGAGTGCAGGTTTCCAATTTGTAGAATACAAAGCTCCTAACAATGTTAGAGTAAGGTTAGATGTTGACCAATTCTATGATGACCCTGTAAGAAACAAGATTATGCATCCACTTGGTGGTCCTGCTATGTCATACAGATATGACATCTGGTACATTGGTACTATGGACCAACCTAACATCTTCAAATGTAGAATCAAAGGTGATACAGAGTACAGAGGTTACCAATGGGGATTAAGAAATCCATTCACTGGACAAAGAAATAACCCTCATATGTCATTTGATGAAGACTCTGCTATTATTCACAGAATGGCTACATTAGGTGCATGTGTTCTTGACCCAACTAGAACAATGGCACTTATCCCTTCAATTCTAAAGGGATAAATAATATAAGGGGGTGGGAGACACCCCATCCCCTATTTTAATAATTACTAAAGGAGAAGACAAATGGCTAAAGATAGAGTAGAAGAAGCTATATTTGATGATAATGAGATTTCATCAGATTTACCACTTGTGGAACTAGAGAAACCACAACCAAAAGAACCAAGACAAAGAGTAAGAAAGATTAAAGAAACTACTGAAGGTACTCTCATTAGTTGTCTTAGAAATGAGAGAGTAGTGGTTAAATTTGTACCAAAGCAGACTGGTATTGTGAATAACCCTAAACATATCCTGTATGGAGGAATGGCAGAAAACGCTGTAAGATGGTTTACAGTACCTAGGCTATCATCAGGTATGTATGTTAATGTTCTTACAGATAGTGAAAAAGAATATCTTGAAGAGGTAATGGGACTAGAGTATAATGCTCTAAGTATCTATAAGAAAGTAGACAACTACTGGGATAACTATCAAGTAAGGCTAACAAAACAAGATAATTATTTAAATCTGGCTGACCCAGATGATTATATAAGATATAAGGTACTTCTTGCAAATAAGGACCATATAGCACCTTCAATAGAAGTACTACAAAGCAAGCCTAAAGCTACTTATCAATTTGTTATAGTACAAGAAGGTGATGAGTCAAAACTTGCTAAGAAAGAAATGAGTGCTACAATGGAATCATATATGGAGTTTGGTAAGATTCAAGATGATGCTGATACATTGAGAATTATTATTGAAACTCTGGATGGTAGACCAATAGCTAAATCATCTAAGATTGATTTCTTACAAAATAAGATTAACAAGCTTATTCAAGCTAATGCTAAATTATTCCTTAATGTAATACAAGACCCTCTGTTACCTACTAAGGTATTAATAAAGAGAGCTATTGAGAATAATCTAATAGCAAATAGAGGAGGAATGCTGTATTTAAGAGATGGAGGTACTCCATTATGTGGAGATAATGAAGAGCCAACTTTAAATATTGCTGCCAAGTTCTTGAATCTTCCAAAGAATCAATCATTGAAGTTTAGCTTGGAAGCAAAACTAAAAGACTAATATGACTAATTCTGAATTCTCTTCTGAGTTTGATGTGATGTACAATAACATCATGAGTAATGCTGCTCCGGGTTTAGATGAATATGAGAAGTCAGTATTTCTCACAAAAGCACAGGAGCAGATAGTAATAGAATTATATGGAAACACTACTGGCACTTCATTTGAGAAAGATGAAGAAGCCAGAAGGTTTCTAGGTAATCTTGTAAAGACCTATACAACTGATGCTAAACTTGATAATCAGTTAGGTCTATCTAAAACTTCAGTATTCTTTCAGATACCAGAAGATGTATGGTTTATTACATATGAATCTGCTATATTGAAGGATGAAAGATTAGGATGTCTTGATGGAACAGAGGCTGTAATAGTTCCTGTATCTCAAGATTATTTCTATAGAATACAAAAGAATCCCTTTAGAGGTCCTGCTAAAGGTAGAGCACTAAGGCTTGATAATGCTGATAATATAGTTGAAATAGTATCTGACTATAATATCAGTAAGTATCTTCTCAGGTACTTAAAGAGACCAAGTCCTATAATACTTGTAGACTTGGATACAGTAGGCTCAGAATTAAGTATTAATGATGTTAATACATCAACAGAATGTGAATTAAATCCTGTTATCCATAGAACTATATTAGATAGAGCTGTGCTCCTTGCCAAGACTGCATGGTCTAGCGGAACAGGTGGAAATTGATAATGTTTAATTAAACTTTAAAAACAAAATGGCTGTTTATTCAATTAATCAAATCAGGCATCTATATGTTGCAAAAGAGTTGAAGGAAAATAGTGCTAGCATACTACCAACTGATGAGGCAGGAGCTATTCTTCCAAAAGGTGATACTGCAAAAACTACCTTTTACTTTCACTATATGAGCCCGGGAGGCTTAGTATCTAGTGATAAAATCACTGTTGAAAATGTACTCTATGCTAAAGCAACTTCTTCTTCTAAACTAGCTCATAAGCTAGGAAGAATAGAAGTAACTCTAGATAATGCAGTATCTGGAGTACCAGTAGCAGGTCAAGAATATATTCTGAAAATTATATTCAGACAGTATGTTGGTCTAGGTGAAGATAACCAACAAGCTAAGTTTGGTGTAGCAAAGGCTACTACAGGTATGACAACCTCAGAACTGTACAAGCAATTAGCTTTGTCTTTGGCTAAGAATCTGGCAGATGATACTACTCCTCTTGCTAATGTATATCTTAATAGTACAGTAGCTGATGGAACTGATGTTCTAGTAAGTGAAAGCACTAAAGAAGCAGACCTGAATAGGGCTAACTATGATAAGATTATCATCGAAGAAGTAGAACAAAATTGGATTCTTGGTAAGATGCCTCAAGCATTTATTCCATTTACAGTGCTTCCCGGTGTAATCACTGTTAATGGTGATGAAGCTATTTGGGGAAAAGCTGAAAAGGTAACACCAACTAAGGTTGTTGAAGATGGTAAGAATATTGCTGACCTTGAATACTTTACTCATGGATTTAGAGGAGATGAGTATAGAGGTATGGGATATCCTAACAATATAATCACTACTTACTTGGTGGATGCAAGCAAGAAGTACGATACTCTTGATATTCATTACTCATATATTGACTCTAATGAGTCAGTCCAAAAATCGGAAAAGACAATCACTATTGTATGTGAGAATGATGGAGCTCATACAGGCATGAAGGCATTGATAGCTGCGGTTAATGATGTATCTGGATTACAGATTGCTAACCCAGTAGATTAATCAATCTAGTATAAGGAGTATAGGGTACTATACTCCTTTTTTAATTTTAAAACGTTATAGATTATGATTAATTTTAATGAACTAAGGATAACTCCTGATGGCAAGAACCTTATTATAGATGTATCAGTATTGACAGGTGAATACTATGATAATGTATTCATTGATAGTATTATGATAGACACACAAGATACATATATCAGTAGTGGACCTAGTGCTAAAGCTGTCTATACTTATAATGTGAGTGCAGACAAGAACCTAAAGAATATAAGATTGGTACTTGAAGGCTCTGACATGAATGATATAGGTATATTTAGGGACAATATGTTCTTTGTGTATGTAAGTACTAAAGGTTCTCCCTCTCCTGATATTCCTTGTGGTTGGGATAATATGATGACTATGCAGTCTATTGTAGATTTATACTCATTCTACCAAAAGAGTATGGTATATATTAGAGAGTTATCAGATACATGTAATATTCCTAAGGGATTCATAGACTTTATTTTAAGAGTCAAAGCTCTTGAAATAAGTATTAAAACAGGTAATTATGTACAAGCAATAAAGTATTGGAATAAATACTTTAAAGGTAATGCCTTAGGTAATCCTACTATTAAATGTAACTGCTATGGATAATATAGATAAGGTTCTAAGTACATCACTGGACAGGTATTTTGTTACTCTATCTCAACTTGGATATAAAGAATATTGTAGTGTAACTAAATTATTAGTACTATCATATATAGAGGAAATGCTCTATAATGAAACTTGGAGTCCTATACCAGAGAAAGATTATAGGGATATAGACAAAGCTCTATATTGCCTATATGGTAATAGTTGTCTTATACCTTACCCTGAATACATTAATAATGATTCATTGTTTAAGAAGACTACTATTATTGGTACTTATCCAAGAAAGACAGAAGATTCTATTCTAAGGTCTGCACTACAGAATATACTAAGAGTAGCAACAGAATAATAAATACTATAAGTATATAAATACAAATACTATAAACTCTTTGCTTATATAGGATAAATTACTTATCTTTGCAAGCAAAGAGTTTTTTTTATTATATTAACAGCAATATATTATGAATACATACAAGGAGTTAGTGTATATGTGTTTGGATGAACTTAAGGGTTCAAGTGATGACTTTACTTACACTGAGGACCACATTGTCTTCCTGCTCACAAAATATAGAGTATTTCTATTGAAGCAAAGATATTCTGACATAAAGAAGCCTATACCTGAAAGTAATTATCAGACTATCTGCCTTGACCTAATAGAGGTTCCAGCTATATCAGGAGAACCATGTGAGGGAGGAAGCTATCTTAGAAGTAATAGTAAATTACCTATAACTATGAAAATAGGTAATCCTAAAGTATATCCTATTGACTATTATCAGGGAGAGATAACCTATATCAGCAGAGATAGAATGAGATATGTTGGATTTAATAAGTATCTACAAAATATAATCTATTGCTCAATAGCACCTGACAGTTACTTATATTTTAAGTCAAATAATCCACAGTTTCTATATCTTGAGAAGGTGAAGTTCTCTGCTGTATTTGAAGATGCAGACAAGGCATCAGACTTACAGTGTCAGGAAGATGAGAGCTCTACTTGTGAACTTCTTGACAGAGAGTTTCCTATTGAGGATGCTTTAGTACCTCCTCTAATTGAGTTAGTAGTTAAAGAACTTAGGCAATCTATATATGCACCAGCTGATGAACAGAATGATGCACAAGATAATCTTGATGAAGTAACAAACACTAGAAGAAGATGATAGAGGGACTAGAAGAATTTAAAAGAAGAGTGAGAGGTAAATCTAACCATCCTCCAAAACATAGAATTACTAATTCCTTAGGTATCTATGATGGCTTTAAATATTACAGAAAGAATAAGCCTAAAGGAAAGGAATATGTCTTGACTGAATCACAGTACTTCCATATTGTAAGAGCAATAAACAACTTACTTGCAGAAGAGATAGTAAGAGGAGAAGATGTAAAACTTCCTTGTAGAATGGGTACTATAGAATTAAGGAAGGTTGACAGAAAGGTATATATAGATAAAAATGGTAATGTACAGACTAACTTACCTATTGATTGGAATAAGACATTAGAATTATGGTATGAGGATGAGGAAGCCTATAAGAACAAGACACTTGTTAAAATGGATGAAAAAGAAATCTTTAAAATCTATTATAACAGAGAATTAGCTAACTATAATAATAAAACCTTCTATGAGTTCTCATTCAATAGAGATATTAAAGTAAGACTTAAACGTATGATAAAAGAAGGTTTAATAGATGCTCCATATAAGGAGAGAAAGGTAAAATTATGGTAAATAACGTAAACTTTGTCAATATTAGAACTATACTTGATAGATTAATGAGGCATCCTCTATTAACAGATTTGAGCCTTGAAGCAGTAATACAATACTGTATAGACTTTATAGGAGCTATGGGTTTGCCAAATATATATATAGAGAAGATAGAGGATATAGAGATAAGAGATTATAGAGGTATGTTGCCTTGTGATTTAATATCAATCAATCAGGTAAGAACCTCAAGAGATGGCATCTGTATGAGGTCTATGACTGATAATTTCAATGCAAATCCTATAAACAATGGTAGATTATCCAGAGGTGAAAATACATTCAAGACTCAAGGCAGAATAATATATACTTCATTCAAAGATGGAGACATACAGATTAGTTATAAAGCTATACCTGTTGATGAAGAAGGATTCCCTATGATACCAGATAATAGTATATTCCTGAAAGCATTGGAGCTATATATTAAGAAGGAATGGTTTACCATTCAATTTGATTTAGGTAAAATATCTTCTGCTGTATTGCAGAATACACAACAGTCTTATGCTTTTGTTGCTGGGCAATGTAATAGTGAATTTCTACTTCCTTCTGTTAGTGAAATGGAATCTATCACTAATATACTTAATCAGATGATACCTAGAAACAGTGAGTTTATTAGAGGGTTTAAGAACTTAGGCAATAAGGAATATATGAAGAAACACTAGGAGGACTAGATTATGCCAATGAAACAAGAGATGCATGTCATTAAAGGTATGCAAAGAGACTTGACTGTAAGCAGATTCAATCCTGAATTTGCTTATGAGAACATGAATATAAGAATAACTGCTAGGGACAATAATACCTTGATGGCAGTTACTAATGAAAGGGGTAATACTCCTATAAGTCTTTATTTGGACTCAGATAGAAATACAGAACTTAATCTTGATGGACTTCCTCTTGGTTACTGTGTCATAAAAGACTATATAACATTATTTACCAAAGGGAATGCTGATAATATATATAGAATACATAAAGAAGATACTAAATATATAACAAAGGTCTTATTTAGTGGAGACTTGAGCTTTGATGTATCTTATCCTATACAGACTCTTGGCTCATTTGAGAATGAGAATATACAAAAAGTATATTGGGTTGATGGTATCAATCAAGCAAGAGTAGTTAATATAGTATCTGATGAAGAATATACAGACCCATCCCAATTCAATTTTGCAAGATATGTTACATCTACAGAAGAAGTAACAGTAACCAAAGACCCTAGTGGTTCAGGAACATTTCATTCAGGTGTTATACAATATGCTGTATCATATTACACAAAGAATGCACAAGAAAGTACTATTATATATTCTTCTCCTCTATTATATATATCTCCTATAGGCAGAGGTGGAAGTCCTGAGGAAATGTGCAACTGTTCATTCAATATACAAATAACTAATGTAAATAAGACTTTTAGTGGTGTTAATATATACTCCATACATAGAACATCACTAGATGCTACACCATCAACTAAACTAGTAACTTCTCTTCCTATTAATGGGGATACAGACGTATTATCTTATACTGATAGTGGAAGTGGAGGCTCTACTATTGACCCTACAGAGTTATTATATAAAGGAGGAGAAGAGATAGTTCCATATACTATAGCACAAAAGGATAATACTTTATTCTTAGGTAACCTTACTATCAAGAGAAGTTCTATTCCTGAAATTGTAAGAGAACACATATCTGAATTAACTGTATTTAGTGATAATAAGACAGAACCAGTAATGGTAAATGATAATGCATCTTCATTCTATAACTATAAGGGATATCTTGATTACGATAGTGATAAAGCTACCACTTTCAAAAAAGGTGAAGAGTATAGATTAGGAATGATTGCATTGCACAAGACTGGAAAATGGTCAGAGGCAATACCTATTGGAGACCACTTAATGACGGAAAGAATAATAAATACTAATAATGAGAGGTATAATCTTACAGAATTCAGATGCATGGTGCATAGGTATCTTCTTAATGAGTTGAGAGATTTGGGTTATATAGCAATCAAACCAGTAGTAGTATTTCCTTCTTATAGTGATAGAAACATACTTGCACAGGGAATCCTGTGTCCTACAAACTATTTAAGGACCGACAGGGATAACAACTCTCCATATGCAATGTCTTCATGGTTTGTTAGACCTAAGGTGGTTAAGAAAGCTGGTCCTGTTGATATTGATGCTGCATGGGGTACTATAGCACATTTTACTCATAATTCTCAAATAGGAGGCAAAAATGCTGATGAACCAGCTAATGCTGCTGAATATAGAAACTGTGAAACACCAGCTATAAATGCAGGTGGAGTTGATGAGAATATAGTGACTTTCCACTCTCCTGAAATACTATTTGATAATAATATCAAGGAATATGTTACTAATAGTAAATTAAGGATAGTAGGATATGTAAGGATTGATGCAAATGCTATAGATTATTCCGTCACTGCTAATTCCACATACAAGGTACAGTCTACTGTAAATTGGAATTATGGTCTTATCCCTAATGTCTTTGGCTCATATTCAAAAGTTCTTGCTCATAGAAGACTTATAACTGCTGGCATATGGAGAGATGGTTTGGTAGTAGAAGAAAACATAGGACAAGGTGATTTATGGACAGAAGACCCATGGCACGCAGCATATGCTGTATATCCTTGGGGTAGAAGTGTATTGAATAATGACTGGAGAAATGAAACAGGCATACTCAATAGAAAGATTATGTCTACATTACTATACGCCAATACTGAATATTTTATAGGAGACTACTACAATTTTGAAGTAGAAGGTAATGAATATAGAAGGGGTATAACACCTGTAACAATATTTGATTCTGATGAAGTATCAATGGAAAGATTACCTGTACCTGAAAATAGTATTGATAATGAACAAAAGACATACAGAGGTAATTATTCAGGAGTTATACAATCAGCAGAAGATTACTTTGCTAAAGTAGCTCATTACTCTTATGAAGCCAATGACCCAGGATTTTGGGATGACTCTCAAATGTTTACGGCAACTCCTATTATTGCAATACCTACAGATTTAGGACCAGCTCCTCATTTCTTATTTGGCCCATATACAAGAAAATTTCAGGATGCTTGTGAGATAAAATACAAGTCATCACCTCATGCTGTGTTTACCTTGAATAATACTGGTTTTTACACCAAGAAGTTATTACCATCTGCTGGAGAAAATGATACTATACCAACAGAAATTATACCCAATGCTGAGATTCCAGCACCAAAACAGACTATTTCAGCATCTGTTACTATTAATGATACCTTTCCTAGTAATCCTAATATAGGAGACTATTTGTTTATGTTCAGTGATTTCGCTAAACTTAGAGGAAGTCTATGGAGGTATAATTCTACACCTTCAGGTAATACATGGGTTAAAGAGGAGAATCCTCCTACAGGTGCAGATACTGTATATAAGCTTAGCCCTCTTAGTGGAAGTTGGTATTTAAATAAGTCTACATCTAGTATTGGAAATGTGACATGGCAGCTAATTAAAAGTGATAATGTACCAAGATATAGCAAGGATGACTTAAGTGACAAGATAAATGAGGTAGACGAGATTGGTATATTATGGCTTGCAGAATTATATAGAGATGGTATATCTAATAAGTTTGGCGGTACTACTGATAATGCTTATAGTAATAATATATGGCTACCAGCTGGTAAGACAATATCATTAGAGGGAAAGCAGGCTGATGTAACTCTACATTTCACCCAAGGAGATACTTATTATCAAAGGTTTGATTGTTTGAAGACCTATTCATTTAGCGATGATGCTAAGAATAATATAGTAGAAATAATATCATTTATGTGTGAAACCAGAGTTAATATAGATGGAAGGTATGACAGGAATAGGGGACAAGAGAGCAACCTTAGTATGTCACCTGCAAACTTCAATCTATTTAATCCTGTATATAGTCAAAAGGATAATTTCTTTAAATATAATTATCTGGCATTGGATGTGGCATTAGTAAATAGATTTCCTAATACTGTAACATGGACTGGTGAAAAGACAAGTGGAGCATTGACTGATGCTTGGACTAATATAACTATGGCATCTACTCTAGACCTTGATGGAGATAAAGGAGAAGTAACTTCATTGAATACTTTCAAGAATGAAATATTCTGTTTCCAAGAACAAGGGCTTAGTAATATCATCTTTAATCCTAGAGTACAGATACCTACTAGTGATGAAGTTCCTATCGAAATTAGTAATAGTTACAAGGTACAGGGCAAGAGGTATATTAATAATATTATAGGATGCAAGAATAAATGGTCTATATGTGAGACCGTTAATGGTATTTACTTTATAGATAATCTTACTAATGCACTATATAAATTCGACGGTAGTTCATTATCTCCTATTAGTGATATGTTGGGATTCAGGCAGTTTATAGGAGAGAATAACTCATTAAGTATATGGAATCCTAAAGATTATAGTAACTTCAGGACATTCTATGATAAAACCAATGATGATGTGTACTTTATCAATGACAAGTACTGCTTATGTTATTCTGAGTTATTACAGCAATTTACTTCTTTCATGTCATATGAAAGAACTCCTTTAATGTTCAACTTTGAAGATAAGTTCTTCTCCATAAAGAACAGTAAGGTATGGGAACAAAATGCTGGTGATTATAACTACTTCTTTGGTGAGTTCAAGCCATATTATGTTACTATTATAGCTAATCAAGATGAACCTTCTGATAAGATATATAACACTATTGAATATAGGGCTAATGTATTTAATAATGGAGTACTAAAACCAGATTCTACTTTTAGTAATCTTGAAGTATGGAATGAATATCAACATGGTGCTTTGGACCTGACTAATAGAATAGGTCATCCTTCTCCTCTTAAGAGAAAGTTCAGGATATGGAGAGCTAATATTCCTAGGGATAATGGTAACAGAAATAGAATAAGAAACACTTGGGCTTATGTTAGATTAAGTAATAATATAGACAACAAGGACAGTATGCAATTATATGATATAGGAGTTACCTATTTCGTATAATAATTATGGTGGGTAAGGACATTCCTTATTCACCATTACTTTTTCTGTATGCTTTGTTGTATATTAGAAATGGTTTATGTACCTTTGCACAAAATGATTTAATTATGGCTAATAAGAAAAATAGAAATAGCAGAAAACATAGAGGACATGATATGCTAGTCCTTGGTAATGATGGCAATCTATATCCTTTAGGAGGTCTATTAAGTACTCTTCAATCAGGTTCTGGTGGTGGTGTACTTGGAGGAGCAGCCTCATTAGCATCTAATGCTATATCAGGTGGTATGTCAACTGGTGTAGGTAGTGCTATGCAAACTCTTGGAGGTATTGCTTCTAATATTCCCGGTATTGGTGGAGTTATTGGTGCTGGAGTTAATATACTTGGAGGTGTAGTTAATAAGGCATTTGGTAGTAAGATTAATGAGGAATTTGTTGCTGACACAAAACAAAATATAGCAGAGAATACTGCAAGACAATTTGACTCAAGTTCTATAGATTCAGTGCTGTCTCAACAGAGTGACTTTCAGGATATGAATCTGGTTAATAAAAATGATGTAGGTAAAGATGGATGGTTCAGTAATAAGGCTAAGAATCTTGCGAAAAGACTTAATAAGCAGATAAAATTCTCTAATGCTTATAATAGGGATAAATTAAGTACAGCATTTAGTAATGCTGGTGAAGCTGAGAACCTTGGACTACTAGCCAACTTTGCTGCTTATGGAGGACAGTTATTTAAAAATGGTGGTGGTATTCATATAAAGAAAGCAAACAGAGGTAAGTTTACAGAATATTGTGGTGGTAAAGTTACCTCAGAATGTATAGCAAGAGGTAAACATAGTAGTTCTCCAGCCGTAAGAAAGAGGGCCACCTTTGCTGATAATGCTAGAAAATGGCATGCTGATGGAGGTATATTAGATAGAAGTTTTATTGAAGGTATGAATGTTAAACTAGGAAGAACTCCTAGTGGGTACCCTAGTGAAAAGGGGCTAGAGATAGTTAGTCCAGAGTTTGATATATTATTAGGTGGTGGAAAACTATTACAAAGTACAGGAAAAGGCATTACAAAAGGAATATCTAAAATTATAGATAATAATACAATACCAACTAATACTTTTGATAAAGTAGTTGAGAAAATAGATAATGTTTCAAAATATGCAGACTCTAAACTCCATGCTCCAATTAGAAAAGTTCTAGATAAAGGTAGTAGATACCTTAGTGAAAAACTTACTCCTGAATCAGATGTAATAGGTAAAACTGTAAGGAGAGCTTGGAATGGGTATAGGAACATGGAAGAGAATGGACAACTTCCATCCATATTTCAAATAGGAGCACAACTTATGAATAATAAAGATAATAGAAAAGCTTTTGGAGGTTCTTTAAGTACACATGGAAGTGATTTTACTAATGGTATAACTATTGTAGGTAATGGTGGCACACATGAACAGAATCCTAATGAAGGAGTCCAAATGGGAGTTGACCAAGATGGAGTACCTAACTTAGTTGAAGAAGGAGAAGTAGTATTTAACAATTATGTATTCAGCAATAGACTTAAGGTACCTAAGAAGGATATGAAGAAGTTTAAATTGAAGGGGAAAACATTTGCAGATGCTGCCAAGAACCTTCAAAAAGAGAGTGAAGAAAGACCTAATGACCCTATAAGTAAAAGAGGATTAGAAGCAAGTATGGGAAGATTAGCTGGAATACAAGAAGGTATAAGAGTAAAGAGAAATAATAATAGATTTGATGATGGAGGTCCTATAGGTGTAGAAAGGGAAATTAATTTACCAGATTACACTAATCAGAATAGACTTGCAATGTCTTTCTTGAATAGGAATCCTATGGCATTTATGAGTAATGAGGGTAATATAATTACTCCTCAAACTGCTAGTCCACAAGAAGCTGTTAGTAAAGATTCCGCTAATAGTTCAGATGGTTTATCTCCAACATGGATGAGATATGCTCCTGTTGCAGGGTCAGCTTTTAGTGTACTTAGTGATATGTTTGTTAATACTAACAGACCTGACTATGGACCATCAGACTATATTAATGGAGCTATTAAGCCTATTAAGCCTATTGGTGCTAGAACTATTAACAACTATTTGACATATAAGCCACTTGATACTGACTATATGACTAATAAGCTTAATGCTAATAGGGCTGCACAGAGAAGAGGTATATTGAATACTTCAGGTGGTAATAGAGCTACTGCAATGGCAGGTCTTATTGCATCTGATTACAATTATGGTAATCAATTAGGAGACCTTACAAGACAAGCTGAAATGTACAATGAACAACAAAGACAACAGGTTCAAGCATTCAATAGAGGCACTAATCAATTTAATGCTGAAGCTTTAACTAAAGCTGATGCTGCTAATGTAAACATACAACAACAGCAGAATGAACTTAGATTGAAACAGAGACTAGCACAAGCTCAAATGAGAGATACTGCAAATGTTAGGAGTTCTCAAGCTAGGTCTGCTAATCTTACTAATCTTTTGGACAATCTTGGAGCTGTAGGTCAAGAAAACTTTGCAAGAAACATGATAGCATCAAATCCTGCTCTATATTATGATTTAAGTTCTAAAGGTGGAGTAGAATATAAAGGTAAGAACAAGAAGAAGAGAGGAGGAAGATTGACTTATGGCTGGTAATAATATAGTAGTAGGAAGTAAATTCAGACCATTCTCTTATGATGAGATGATTAAGCCTATTCAATTGGCACAAGAACAACACATGGCTATTGAAGAGGAGATGTCTAATCTGGCTACCAGAGCTGATGTGTTTGATAAATTAGCTAATGAACAGACTGACCCTGAAGCATATAATATGTACAAGAAGTATGCTGATGACTTAGCTACTCAAGTTGATACTTTAGCTACTCAAGGTCTTACTCCGGGTAGTAGGCAAGGTCTTCTTAACATGAAGAGAAGATATAGTTCAGAGATAACACCTATTGAACAAGCATATAAGAGAAGAGAAGAGCTCACTAAGGAACAAAGAGATGCAATGTTGAAAGACCCTACTCTTCTAATGAGTAGGGCAGCATCAACACTATCACTTGATGACCTTATCAGGAATCCTAATATGAGTTATCAGGCTTATAGTGGTAATATGCTGACTCAACAAGCTGCACAAGCTGCTAAGGAATTGGCTAAGTATCAACAACAGCAGCCGAGAGAGTGGAGAAAGATTCTAAATGGTCAATACTTTGAGACTATGATGAACAGAGGTTATACTCCGGAACAGGTAGTTATGGCTGCTCTTGATGACCCTAATGCTCCTAAGGAATTAAAGAAGATAGCAGATGATGTATATGCTTCATCAGGTATTGATACATGGGGTGATGACATAACTAAGCAAAGAGCTAAAGAGTTTATAGGTAGAGGATTATACAGTGCTATTGGTGATACACAATATCAACAGGTGCAGAATCAAGAATACCTTGACCCACTACAAAGGGCTAAACTAGCTGCTGCTCAAGGTGATAATAGTAATCCTAGATTAGGTTACAGACCAGTACCAAGAACTACAGTAAAGGATGCTGAAACTACTCAATTACAAGATGAAATCAACTTCCTTCAACAGGTAAAAGAGAACCCTGATATATTGAAAGAAGAGGCTGAAAGAGAAGTAAGAAATGAAGCAAGAGCTTATGGTGCTACTTGGGGTTCTTATGGTACTAAAGAGAAGTATCAACCTAATAGAGAGAAGTTAAAGAGAATCACTGATAAGTATGGTACAACTGACCCTGACTTTATTATACAAAAGGCAAAAGCTGAAATCAAAGGAGCAGCCATAAGAGACTTTACTTATTCAACTAATTTAGCTGATAATAGCTTGTTAAATGATGTGGTAACACAGAACTTAGCTACTATGGCTATTAAGGATAAGATACCAGCTTATGAGTTCAAAGATGGAAAGAAAGGCAAACAGCTTGAATCTGATGAACTGGCTGAAATTAAGCCTAACTCTGGTCACTTAGACTTTGACCCTCAAAGTGGTAACTTAGTCTATGTATATAGAGACAAGAAGGACAAACTTAAAAAGGCTGTACTTGACCCAGAAGTAGTAGATGATAAGAACAGAACCTTAAGGAACACTCAACAGTTGATAGAAGAAGCCAAAGAGAAGAAAGATTATGCAAGCATGAGCTTATTGATTGACTTCTATATGAGTGAACTTGATGGTAAGTTCAACACACTTGCTAAGACTCAAGGCAAGACAGACAGTAAATTGTTTATGGAATAATATGGCACAGGATAATTTTAACTATGGTACTCCATTAAAGGGAGTAAATAGAAGACAAGGGATACTTGATGAGTTAAAAAGGAATGGATATGATGTATCATTTGCAGACCCTACACCCGGCTATGCTGCAAGACAGCAGGAGATGAATATAAGCACTCCTGCTGTGCAGGAGATTGGTGTAGCAGGTCTTAATGATAGCATGTATGATAAGGACATTACTTCTGCAACTCAACTTGATGACCTTAATAACACAAGAGGAGAACTTCAACCTTGGTATGCACAATTAGGTGCAGGTCTTGGTAAAGGTGTAGTACTTGCTGGTACTACATTTCTTGATGGTACTCTTGGTGTAGTAGTAGGTGCAGCTAATGCTATAGACAAAGGTGAATGGTCAGGATTCTGGGATAATGACTTTGCTAAAGGAATGAAGCAAGTAAATGATTGGTCAGAGCAAATGATGCCTAACTATAGAACCAATGAAGAAATTCAGAATGACCAAAATGGTGAATGGTACAAGAATATATGGACAGCTAACTGGTGGGGTGACAAGTTCATCAAGAACTTAGGTTTTACTGCTGGTGCTATGGCTACTGGTAATCTTGTATCAGGTGCACTTAAAGGTGCTCCTGCTATGGTTAGGTCTATAGTTGGTTCTGCTGTATCTGCAATCAATGAAGGTAAGATAGAAGCATATAACAATGCTAATGAATGGTATGACTTTGAGAAAGCAAAGGTAGATGATGCTTATCAACAAAGACTTCAAGCTATAGACCAGAACTATAAGGGTACTGAAATGTATAATGCACTTATGCAAGATGCAAAACAGACTTATGACCAGTCCCTTGCCAAGTTAAATGAGGATAAAGCCAAAGTGGGTAATGTAGACTTGGCTCTTAATATACCTATTCTTACAGCATCAAACTGGTTTATGTGGGGTAAATTGTATTCTAAGGGTGCTAATACAGCAATCAGAGATACAAAGATAGCCATGAAGAATGGTAAATATGCTTCAACTAGAATGCCTGTCAAGGCTGCTGCTGGTTTCTTATCAGAAGGTGCTGAAGAAATGGAACAGAAGATTGCTGCTACTATTCCCGGGCTTAAGTATGGTTCAGAGGTAGAAAACTTCTACATGTCCAAGTGGGACCCAGAAGCTGCACAGCAATCACTTAATTGGTTACAGGCATCAGCTAAGGGTATTAGTGATACAGTAGGTGACCCAGCTTCATGGGAAGAATTTACTATTGGTGCTATGACTGGTGCTATGGGTATGCCTATGTTCAGAAGTGCTAAATCAAGTGAAGGTAAATGGAGAAGTCCTGTAACTATTGAAGGTGGTATAGTTGGTGAATTTAGAGATTATCAAGAGGGTAAAGCCAGAGATAATGAGATGATTAACTACTTGAATAGTAGGATTGAAGACCCTAACTTTCAGAACTATTATCAAGGATTAGTGAGACACAACTATTATCAGAATCAAATGGATGCTGCTGCTGCTGAAGGAGATGTTGCAGGATTCAAGGATGCAGAATCATCACAGTTTATATCTGATATTGTCATGTTTGACAATGCAGGTAAACTGAATGACCTTACTGAAATGATTAATCAGGCATATGATACTTCTGATGAGAACCTTGATAATATCATTAAGAACACTACTGATGAGAATGGTAATGGTCCTTTCTCTACCAATGGTAATGCTATGGATAGAGAAGAAATGATTCAAAGTCTTACAGAAGACAGAGATGATATTCTAAGAAAAATCAAGGATTACAGAACTACTAAGGACAAAATCATAAGAGTAGGAAGTCCTGACCTTACAAGTGAACAAGTGTCAGAGCTTACTTGGCTTAACATGAAGCATGGTGACTATATTGAGAGATTCAATGATGTTGCTGATGATGTAAGAGAAGCATTGAAGATGAACTTTGCAACCCTTGAAAAGGAAGGTAAAACTATGGATAGAACCATACTTGACCTTAATAACCAAGAGCTGCTTGCAGTACTTGCAGACCCTAAGAATGAAAGCTTTGTGGCAATGCAAAGTGCCATCAGAAAGATTCTGAATGACAGTTATAATATTGACAAGGTTGATATTGAACAATCTGTTAAAGACCTTAAGAAGCTGGCAGAGAAAGCTGTAGAGTTCAGTAACAGGTTTACTGACTTGCTGACACATCCTGAAAAGATGCAGGAAGCAACAGCAGCAGCTGATGAACAAGTAGCTAATAGGGCACAAGAAGAGCAACTTGCACAAGTAAGAGGACAACTTACTAATGCTCAATCATTCAGTGATATAGCAGATATAGTAGGTGAAAACAATGTAGGTGATGAACTGTTGAGTGAGAACACTAACCCACTGGCTAAGGACTTCAAGAAAGCAATGTCATTTGGTGCTGAAATGGGTAAACTTATTAATGAATCTGAACTGTCAGATGCAGATAAAGAAGCTCTTAATGCATTACTTGACAAGAGGTTTAAGGAAGAAAAGTCACTTGCTGATTTAACCAGTCCTGAACTTATTACAGAACCAGAAGGTGAATTAAGTGAAGAAGCTGCCAATCTGTTTCAGAACATGATAGCAGAAGCTGCAACTAATGCACAGGAAAAGGATGATATTCCTGACCCAACTCCTACTCCACAAGGTAGAGATACTGACAGTGAAACTACTGGCAGTGATGCTACTGTAACAATACCTACAGAAGCAAAGAATCCTTATACAGAGCTTATAGGTGAGGTTAATAATACTGTTGACAAAGAATACCTTGATGATTTCAGTCTGGCTCCAAGGATTAGAACACTTGAAACTTTAGTAGCTAAGGCTGCTTCAACCAAAAGTGAGGAAGATATAAGAAAGGCATCATCAGAGTTGAACAGTCTTATAGATGATATAAGTGGTTTACCTGAAATGGCAAGTGAGGACAACTACAACAGAGTACAGAAACTAATAGGTACTATTGCAAGTAGAATACCTCAAATACCTTCTGCTTCTGTCACCAATGAACAGGAGTTAAATTACCTTGACAAGGATACAGAATCTCTTCCTGCTACAACAGAGAATAGATACTATAGACCTGCACTTAGTGAGTATAATACACAAAAGCTTGCACAAGGTGTATTTGAGCCACTGATTGTAAGCAACCCTAATTATCAAGGTCTATATAACTTCTTACAGTCTAAAGGTGCATTTGATTATGTCAATAATGGTAATGTCCATGAAGGAGATGTTCTCACACTTAAGGCAGAAAGAGTAGGTGATTATGCTGAAATAGTCATGTATAAAGGTGACCAAGTAGTTGGTACTTTACCTTCACTTGCTACTGCTAAGAGTAAGAACTATGTTGGACTTGCTAACTTGATTACCAGAGTTGGTAAAGGAGAACAGGCTACACTTACTGTTAATAAGGTAATGTTAGGTAGATTCAAGTATGATAGAAACCAGACTCAATCTGTTAAGGATGTAGTTAAAGGTGATGTCAGACTTGGTGTAATGAAGAACATGAACTTACAGACTAATGGTGATATAAATGCTGAACCTGTATATGATGAAGTTCACTCTGATGGTAAGGTATATCTATTACTTAAGAACAGTAGAGGTACATACTCTCCTAAGCTAGTAAGAGTCAAGCATTTTAATGCTGAAGAATTTAATCTTGGACAATTAAGTACATCAGGCAATAAGTCTGCACAAAAGATTCATGCTGCAATAGATAAATTGTCTAAGATAAGCAATCCTGACCAAGCATTAACTGCACTTAATGAGTTAGGTAAAGTACTTCATCTTGATAATACTTTCCATATAAGTCTTGACAACATGGGTAATAACAAAGTACTTACTGTTAGATGGCTTAAAGATGGAGAATATATTAGGAAGAATATACTTGTTGAAAGAGGCGGAAGTGGAGTAATGACTCTTGACCCTGTTCAGGGTATGCAATATGATGAAGCTATACATTCAACTCCTGAAGAGATATATGATGGCATACTTAATGCTCTATATGAGTATAATCCACCATTTAATATATCAGCAGGTAAAGTTAACACAGGTACTTATAACCAAGATATATTGAATGATGACTTACTTTATACACACTTAACTGATACTCAAATGACTGGTAGTTGGTTTACTACTAACTATTATGATGATGCAGGTACAGAACAGAAAGCAGTTAACCCAAAGGGTAGAAGCTTTAACCCTGCAAGTGGTAAAGAAGGTGTTAGTGTAACAGTAGGTGGAAGTAGATTCTATGTAGAGAATGGTAACATCTATGATATTAATGAGAACCTAGTTACTCCTTCTAATGCTGGTCTTATCAGAGACTTGGCTTATGCTGAATCATTATATGGCACTAAGACTAATGGTGCTACTATGGATAGAAACAGAATAGTATTACCTGATGGCAGAGTGCTTAACAGGTCTACTCAATCTTATTTATCTACTAGTGAAGCTGATGATGTCAAGAGAGCTATTGAGGGCAGACATAGTAAGGTAGCTATTATTAACTCAACTCTTCAAAAGTTACAGGAAGACCAGCAAAAGGTTAAGAGAAATGAAGATGGTACAGCTGATACTTCTTCAGGTTCTTATATGGTAATGGAAGAAGATGGACAATACCATGAATATAGTAGAGTTCATACTGTTATAGGTAGTAACTGGACAGGAGAATTTAGTGGAAACAATGCAGCTACAATGGGTAACCTTGTGGATGATATTGCAAGAAGATTCTTTGGTTCTAATGAGAAGATTGAGAAACCTTCAAACATGAGCCAGCCAGCATTTAATACATTGATGAAAGCTCTTAAGCAAATGAGAGTCAATCTTGAAAATGCAGGTGAGAAACTACTTACTAACAGGATAGTTGTATTCCATAAGTATGAAGATGGTACCAGAGTTGCAGGCGAACTTGATGCTCTTAGTGTTAATGAACTGACAGGTGAATTTAATATATATGACTTCAAGACTAGCAGATACAGCTTCCATCCTTTTAAGGATAAGTCAGGTGCTGTTATAGATTACTTTAGCTCTGTTGGTAGTAGACAAACTAGAAGTACAAGAGACCAATATACACTACAACTTAGTGCATATAAGAATCTATTTGACAGTAGTTATGATGGTACTATTAATGCCTTAGCACTTGTACCATTTGTATTGAACTATACAAAGGATGAATTACAAGGAGTTACAGCGGAGAAAGGAATTAAGTTAACTTATAATCCACTTGTACCAGTTAAAGCTGCACAAGGGGTTAAGATACCTGAAACTCCACCTGTAGTAGACAAGTCTAATGAGTTATTACAACCAGAAGTTAAACAGGCTCCAGCTCCTAAGAATGGATTACCTGATGCAGTTGAAGGTTATGTGATACTTAATGGACAAGTCACTAAGGGTAACATCAGACCTCTGACTGAAGTACAAGGATTGCCTGTATATTATTACAGAGAACCTGTTGTAACTAGAGGACTTAATCAGGGAGAAACTACATTATATAAGCATTATGCAGTGTTTAATAATGGTAAGATGATTCAGATTATACAAGGTTTGCATAGTGAAGATTCTATGTCAGAAGAGAAAGCATACAATATGATTAAGGATGCTATAAGTAAGAATCCTGCAAGAGTTGTAGCAGAATCTCAAGATGTAACAGAGCTTAGTGGCAAACCTATTGTGGTCCAAAAGAAGAATAAGTTACTAGAAGCTATGAAGGATTTGCAAGATGTTAATCAGAATAATCCTGAATATACAGAGGGGGGTATCCCCAAAGTAGCTGAATCTCCACAAGAGAATACAGTTAAACCTGAACCTTATGATTCATTGTTCAATGACAGTCATAGGAAGTTTGATGACTTGGATATTGAGACTCAAGAACTGCTTGAATTAGCAGGTTGGAGTAGTGATTCATGGAATGATGCTTCTGTTGAAGAAAGAGATAAAGGTCTTGAACAATTAGGTTGTTTCTAAGCAAGAAAAAATAAAGGGAGATAGAATTAACTATCTCCCTTTTCTTTTATCTAGTATCCATCTTAAACCACCTTGCAGGTTGGTCAGGGTCAAGTGCATTAAGTACTTGTTTCCTGAATGGCATTAAATCAAATATGTATTTTTCAGCTTTGGTATATCCCTTATATGGACCAGACTCAATGACTTCATCATAACTACTAGGATAGAACAACTTGATTACATTCCTTAATTTCTTCAATGTAGGAATAATAACAGTTGGGTCATCAAGTAGCTTAAGAGATTCATCAAGCATTGTAGGACTTGGAAGCATAACACCAATATCACTCTTTAGCCTTAGAGCTGAATATGCAGCCATTCTAAGTACCCAAGGTTTATCTTCATCATCACCACCTGCTTCTTCAAGCAGACCAAGTAACAATGTAAGACCAATATAGGTTCCTATCTCCATTAATCCCTTTCTAATGTTACCTTTCTCAAGAGGAGTAAGCTCCTTCCATTGACTGATAATATCAAACTCCGATTGCTTGATGTCCTTATACATTTGCTTCAAGAACCTGTAACCAGTTTGGTAATAACCCTCTGTATAGTCCTGTAAGTCAAAGTTATATTTACCTCTACCAAATCTGTTTAACCATAATGGTCTCATCCAGTCTCTATACATCATAGCCATTCTACCAACAGCTAGTTGTTTTGCAGCTATTCTGTCTTCACTGTTATATATACCATACAGGTTATTTTCAATACCTCTTACTCTATTTGAGAAAGCAAGTATATCATCTTGAGTAAACTGACTTCCATCAGCCTTTGTTACACCTTTCTTGAGCTGTAATTTAGCACCCATATTCTTGTTTTTCCCATCAATAGGAACTACTTCAAGTGCATTCCAAAGGCTAATGTCCTTACCATTTGCATCCTTCAATTTGAACCTGTCAGCAAGAGCGATAGCAATCCTGTTTTGTGTCCAATGGTCACCAGCTTGAGTAGTGAAGAATATAGCATTTTCTCCTATTAATCTTGTTGCCCAAGTCTTTTTGTTCCAATTCACATTTCTGACACTTTGCTTGTAGTTCTGTTGAACAT